GACCATTAAGATATTTGTATCTCAGCCTATGACTGGGTTGAGATATGAAGATATCAATGATGATTACGAGCATATCAAGAACTTTGCTTCAGATCTATTTACGAACTGCATTGTAAAATTCCTTACTACTAAGGATGCTGCTGCATGTGATAAACCTGAGGGGACCTCTGATGTTTGGTATCTTGCCAATGCACTTAATCTTCTGTGTCTTGCCGACTTTATTATATTCCATCCCGATTGGAAACAATCTAGAGGCTGCACGGTTGAGTATTTTGTCGCTGAGAAATATGATATTCCTATAATTGATCTGAATATAATAAGAGAGAATCTCCATCCGTAAGACATATTAGTAATAAATAAATAATTCTAGGAGGTTATATAAAATGATATCTGTAAAATCCCAATTGAAACACGTTATAAAGTCTGCTATAGATGAAGGGTGTAAATATATAGCAGTAGTGATTCTTCATACAGAGTATGACTCGCCGGAGCTTATTATTAATCATAAGATAGCATTCAAGAGCAAGCTTGAGTATTATGATAATGCTTATAATGATAATTTGGAGCTTAAGACTTGTAGTAAAATCCATATAGTTGATGCGTTTTCTGCATATAGTATGGAAGAGCTGTTACATAAATGCAATCTGTATGACATTGGGATGAATATAGATATATATTCTAAATACTTAGCCAAATTCAGGGCAAAAGAAGAGGATTCTGATAAAAAGTAAATTTCAATTGTATAATATATTTGTGTAACCAGTTGGAATATATTTAAAGTAGGTTAAATATGAATATAAAGGGTTACGTTGTAGATTCCGGATATATGGGGTATGTTGATGGAAGATACATCTTATTTGCAACTGAACAGGAATATTTGGACTATGTAGAGGAGGAAAAAGAATGATCCATTTATTTACACACACTGACCTTGATGGGTTGGGCTGTGCTATTGTAGCAAGAGCTTACTTAGGGACTGACTTAAGTGTTGTATTCTGCGACTACGATAATGTAAACAAGGAACTTAATGAGTTTATGCAGAGTGATCGCTGGCACGAAGAAGATAAAGTAATTATCTCTGATATTTCGCCGGATGATGAGACTGCTGAGAAGATCGAGCATTGGCTGGCTGCTAATAATATCGATCTTGTAATGTTAGACCATCATAATAGTGCGGTTATACGATTAAATGGTTATACCTGGTCTAAGGCCTATACGGAATATCCGGATGGTAGAAAGACTTCTGGCACATCTCTTGTATTTGATTATTTCAATTGCAGAAACTTCTTTGCTGAAGGTATTGCTTATGCGATTCCTGAATGGGCTAAGAAGCAGGCTGAAGGATTCGAGCATAATGAGAGTCTTGAGAAGTTTGTCGATCTGGTACGTATGTATGATATCTGGGAGTGGAAGACTAATCCGCTTGGTGGTACAGCCAGAAAGCTCCAGATGATCTTTACCAGAATGGATAGGCTGGAGTTCATCGAAGAGATGAGCAGTGAATACATTGCTAAAGATTCTGATTTCACTTCATTTACTGCTAAGCATCAGCAGTTTATTGAAGAGAATGAAGAAGCAGAGAATCGTGCTTACGAAGATGCTATGAGAACATTCATGGACTTTGAGGATGAAGTATCTGGCTATCATGTGGGTATGTGTTTCTCTAATCGTGCGACTTCGATTGTATGTGATCGTATTCTGACTGAGAAACCTGAGATTGATTATATTATTGCGGTTAATACTGTATATAAGAAACTTGAGTTCAGATCTCAGAGACTCGATCTCGATTTAGGTGCAAGCATCGCACCTCTTTATGGAGGCGGTGGCCATCCGCAGGCTGCCGGGGCTCTGCTTACTACAGATATTCTTGAAGCTGTCTTCAAGTGTATCTATAATAGCAAGAAGAGTGTGTGATGTTAGTATACATAGTAATCTGGGGGTCTGGCATGGCCCCTAGATTATTTTTTGTTTTAGGAGGATAATAAATGACTTTACTTATATCTAGAAAGGGTAAGCCTGATAGAGTTGTAGAAGATATAATTACTTTTGATCTGGTTGGGCTTAATGATGAGAATGAAAAGCCTGAGCTTGAGATATCATACATTAGAGGCGAGAAGGTTTGCTCGGAATCTTTTAATTATGATGAAGTAGAATCTCTCAATGTATTCAATGAAGAGTTTGTAGAGATATCTACAGATGGTGAATATGAGGACGTTGAAGGTGACTGGGATGGCGCAGATATAGAATATGTTGAAGATCCAGATGCTGCTAAGCTTGCTGAGACACTTGAGAAAATAGCTGAAAAAGAATAATAAACTCCCTAGGCTTAGTGCCTAGGGAATTATTTTTTAATACTGCGTAATAATAGCATCCGCAGGCTGCCCATTAATAACAACCAGAGGATAAGAAATGTTTCTATTGGAATCCTTAGCGAATCCACCTCTAATATTAATATCTAAATCATAGATATTAGCATTGCTAGGTTTCTCTATACCCTGCATGGGCTGACCGGTCTGCTTATCTACAACTTCAAACCAACGATTACCGGTAGCAGAATCGTAGAATACTACTGTATCTATAAGACCCTTAGCTTCATAGAGCATTCTATTTTGAGAAGGGTTTAAACCAGCTTCCCAATTCTCCTGACTTCCACCAATGGCAACATGATTTAAACCAGTATTTGTTCCAGGAATAGCCATTTCCATAGGAGTAGGAGCACCGAAAGCCTGAATTCCTCCGCCGACAGGCGTATTAATAAACGCATCATACATCTGAGCAATCTTTGCATTATCATCAGCCTCATCGCCTTTGAATTTGAGTTCTTTCATTCTGCTAAGCTCGAGATGGTTAACATCATTAATGGTCTTATTCTTCTCTCTAATAGCAGCAATCTTAGCATTGATTACTGAGGTAGCATTCATAGTCATATCGTTAATGATATTATACTTATTTCTTAGAGTCTTATTCTCACGAACAGTCTGAAGCTGACCCATAACTTCAGCGCCGAGCATATCCAACTGCTGAATAGCCGCATCGAGCTGCTGATTGGTATCAATATATGCATTAGCATACGGAATGTTTTCCTGGATGTAAGACATGGATGTCTGTACAGGAATCGGTGTGTTAGAAGAAGCCTTGGTAGAATTTTTCTTATTGCCGGAGACCTGAATCTTGTTATTACCAGTGGTCGCTGGCAACGCTTTAACCTCTCCGGAATCATGAACATGCATATCTTTCTCTTCTTCAGAACCCTTAACAAAATGCTTGATGTTGAATCCAACATCTGTGGTCTTCTTAGCCATTATATTATCCTCCTTAATAAATAAATTAATTTGCATCCTGGCAAATAAGATTATTTATTTGTTTAATTATTACGGCTTTATTAGATTCGGCGATGGATTATTGGTGGTTAAGAACAGCCGTATATGTAAATGCGGAAACAACTGGTGATCTGAATAAGAAAACTGGCGCTTTTGTTGTATATTGTAATATTAGACAGATAAATGGAATTAATGTTTATGGTCTTTGGGCTGGTGATGCTGGATATACATTTGATATCGGCGATGTATTGGTGGTTAAGAAGTATTCCAAAAAATTTATCTAGTGCTCAAGCATCTAGTGGTTGGAAAATAACTGATGTTGGATTATTAATCGAGACCAATGGTAATGCTCTTAATATGTATATGAATAAATATTATGATTATACTAAATTCGGCGATGATTTGGTGGTCAAGATCAATGAATAGCCAAGATACTAGGGCTAATTTGCATCTTAGGGCTGCAGTTGTTGTTGATAAAAATGGTGATGTTCTTTGGTATGGTACTGCTTTTAATTCATATTGGACAACTGATTATTCTGATCAACCATTAAATTACGGCGATGTGGTGTTGGACTAGAACTGCAATACAATCACATTCTATGCAATGGCAGAATTTACAAAATTGGCATTCTTTAAATCCAACTAATACTGATCATCCTGGTAATAGTGCTAGTACTAATACTACTGGCGGCGATGACTTGGTGGACACTAAGTGGCGACATGAGCGCTCAATATCTATCAAGCCCTTTTAATGTATATAGATATAATTCCTCATTTGTATCATGTGAACCAAATGCTCAACCTGCTGAGCGTATTGCGTATTGGCCTAATGATCAATTATACGGCGATGGATTATTGGTGGAACAGATCAGCTGTTAAACCAGGTTATAATTGGTCAAACTTCTGTTTTATGTCTGGTATTTCTGGCAACCCTAGTTATTCTGGTCCTAGCAATGGTATAATGCATTATTCCGGCGTAATAATAAGCTGTATAATTGTATATTATAAAATTGATGAATACATGATATTAATAAAATATCAAATTTATTTGTCAGCATACATAAATGGAGGTGATTAACTAATATGCCTTTCAGAATTAAAGGTTATGAACCTGGAGCAAATATAACAATAATAAACGCAATTTATCATAAAAGCCAGAGAGATGGTGAGGGCGGTTGGACTAATGATTCTATAGATATAGTATTTAAAGATTTGGATACTGGGCAAAAGAAAGTTCAGCATATAGTCTCACCGAATTATACTTATTATATGGCTAATGCGAATGTTAGAGTGCCGACTCCACAGTTATGTATAGAGAAAGAGAAAGTTCATCCTGTGGAGTGTAAATATAGAGACTTAAAGAAGGATATAGCTGCTAAAACAGATAATCTAAACTTCTTCTTTGATAATCTAAAGAGTGGTAATTATAAAGAGAATGATAAACTCTTTACAATACCAACCATATTTAATGCAGATATGCATATAGAAGATTATTATAGAATGGAGTTCGATAGATTATATAGAAATGAACCATATGAACCAGATGTAGTCTTCTTCGATATCGAGGCTGATATCGTTAATATGCGAGGTACATTCCCGGAACCTGGAGAATGTCCAGTCAACGCAGTAACTCTAATAGATACTAAGAATAAAAAAGTATATGTACTTCTATTAGATGATGAGGATAATTTCCAGATACATCCATTTATAGAGACACCTGGAATAACAGATGAATTGAAAGCATTTGTTAGAGAAAATGTCGGTGGATGGAAGAAGGAATTAGAATATGGTTTAGATCAATATGAATATTCTATAATGCTATATGAAGATGAGATTAAATTAATAACAGATCTATTTAAAGTTATTAATACTATTAAACCTGAATTTGCAGTAGCATGGAATATCGCATTCGACCTTCCATACCTAATAGAACGTATTAAAATCTTAGGTTACGATCCATGTGAAATAATCTGTCATCCAGACTTCCGCACTCAAGAATGTTGGTATTATATTGACAAAAGAGCACAGAAGTTTGAAGAACGTGGAGATTATGGACAGGTTAGTTCATATACTGTGTATATAGATCAGCTTATATTATTTGCGTCACGCAGGAAAGGTCAAAAGAAGGGTGGAATTACATCATTCAAATTAGATTTTATAGGCGATGTGGTGGCTGGTGTTAGAAAGCTTGATTATAGTCATATAACTGATGATATTGCTAAATTACCAAGATTATCATATAAAACGTTTGCATTTTATAATGTTTGTGATACTATCGTGCAGTTATGTATAGATAAGAAGGTTGGAGATCTTAGCTTCTTATTTAGTAAAGCATTAGCTACTAACACAAGATTCGCTAAAGTTCATAGACAGACAACGTATCTTGTTAATCGTGGAATTAAAGACTTTTGGGAAATGCAACCGCAAGGCTATGTGATGGGCAATAATATAAATAAGAACAATGGAAAAGTTGGGTTCGCCGGCGCCTACGTAGCGAACCCAATTTTTGTCTCAGCCAAGCCAAAGCGTAAGCTGAACGGCAGACCTATTAACATTTTGGATAATTTAGATGACTTCGATTATCGCGCGTTGTATCCAAATATCATCGATGAATCAAATATGTCGCCGGCAACCCAATTGGGTAAGATATTGCTGCCTAACAAGTTGGATAGTAAAGAAGATAGATTTAATAATCCATATTTCAATAGATCTGTATGGTTTATTGAGGATCTCGTATCTCATAATAGATTGGATTTCTGTAATAGATATCTTAATTTACCGACATATGAGGAGATGTATAATAGCATAATAGACTACTTTACGAAGATTAAAAATCCTATGAAGGGATTGTATTATTCTAATCGTAATGGTAAGAAGATTATGTGTATTAATATTAATAATAAGCAGAAAAGAACAATGTGCCATATAGTAGATAATACTAAGAAGAGAAATATGTGTGTTAAAGTCGACAAGATGCCTTCCACGGAGGTGATGTCATGGTCTTAACATTAAGCGATCTGGTTGTTATTAATGAGGCTGGGAAATATATTAAGAACCAAAGCTTCATGTTTATTAATAATAACGTAATCGGATTGGATAACTATAAGGTTTATTCTTGTAGAGTTAAGATTAATCCTGATAGACTAAGCGGAATACCGTTAGGTGTGGGATTAATCTTTGGTACAAGAGAGCTGAGCTCTTTCATTAGCAAGCTTAGTATAGAGTCTGAATTTGAGATTGATGAATCTAGATATGAGAATACTCTAAAGTCTGTAGCCAAAGACAATATCTGTACAGTCAGAAAAAATAATACTATTACCAATTTTATATTAGGTAGATTAAATGAGCTGGCTGCAATAGATAATAGAGTAGAATCAGAATGGGATCTCAAAGAAGAAGACGTTACTGAAGAGCTTAAGGATCTTTATGGATTGCGCAAGAGTAGCGGGCCAATGTATTACGTCCATAGAGGTCGTTATTTTATGACCCTATTCTATAATCTATTCGCTTTAAATAAGACTGATAAGCTATTTATATCTGTAATAGATAATAATGGGCCTACATATCAGGTTAGATTTAGAATAAAGAAAAAGCTTAACGTATATATTTATATATCATATCTTAAATTATAGCGGAGGTTTATACTTCCGCTATTATTTTTTGTAACCCTATTTATATATAAATATTCGGCTCCAATACATATGCATCTAATGAAAACACTCATTGCAAACAATATGAATGGTATGCAAGCTAGCGGAAATGGAGGATATATGAAAGTAAATAAAGTTTATGAATTGCCCAGCGGTGCTTACGTATTTAAATGTAAGAACCCTAGCTTTGGTAAGGATGAGGATCTAAGTGAATTTATATATGTACAGCAGTTTAGCTTTTTAGGCTCACATCTTGATACACCAGCAAATATGAGAATATGGCACTTTAATGATGACCAGTTCAAAGTTATGAAAGAAGTACCTAAAGATGTTGCTAAGAAGATTATAAATGAGCATAATAAGGATCTTTCCAGCTATTTTGCTGCATATACAATGGAGTAATTATTCCTTCTGAAAACATTTGATTAATACCTTGCGTATTAATATCTCAATGAAAGGAGTATCCCATTATGCCAGATAATGATAAGGATCAAGGGTTAGATAATGAGCAAACTAAGAGTTTGCCTAGGAACCAGCGGATTGCTGCAAGATCCCAAAATACCCTTGATAGATTATATAGATCTACTTATTTTACTAGTCCTGAGAATAAGCAGCAGCTTCAGCATATAAGGACTGATATAACCAATTCAATTAATGCTATTATAAGCAATAGCAAAGATTCTATTGGTGAGCCTAACATTAGCAAGTTATATGAGAGGATCTTATTAAGTAAAAATGGCGATGAGGCTATAAATAGAGAATTTGAGAGTATATTCTCAGATTCTGAATTTATGAATAATCTTACATCTACATATCTTGATAATAGATGGATAAAGATGTATGATGATGAGATTGACCAAGTCCTTAAATACATGACTAAGCTAGATGAGGCTCTTGAAACAATCGTGGATAATGTATTATCTGCAGATTCGTTCTCTAAGGACTTCTTAAACTTTGAGTCTGTAATCGGTATATCAGATGAAAATAAGGCTCAGTTTGATCGCAATATTGAAACGCTTAAGACTAAATATGGATTAAGCAAAGATATTAAGAAATGGTTTAAGGAGATCCTTAAATATGGTGAGGTCTTTATTTACAATGTACCATATACCAAGGCTATCCAGAGATTGATGGATAATAAAGCCAATATGGGAAGTCTTAAGATCTCTAGAACCAATAAGAATTCGCCTGTAATTATGGAGTCTGCTAGCGGTATAGAAACTATTGCTTCAGAGGACGATATTAATAAGCTCAGCAAAGCAAATATAGAATTTGGTGATCTTAATGTAGAGCTCGAGAATGGTATTATATCTTCTATAGTATCTGAAGAAAAGAGTATTACTGATGCTTATAGCAAAGTTGCTGGTACATCTCTTACCGAGCAGTTTATGTATGAGAATACTCTAATGCATGAACAGGCTATTTATGAATATGATAGTACTATAGCTGGTTCAGGCGTAGAATTATCTAAGAATACATTCGATATGGAGCCTAAACATACTAAATTGCCTACACATCATAATTTTGATCATACGATTGACGATGATTTAGAGCTTCCAGACGACATCGATGGGAACGCTGAGCGTACCAGTAATCACCATATTCAATCTAAACGCATAAAAGAGATCAATGGGTGTATAGTACGTAAATTAGACCGAGAACGAGTACGTCCTATAATATTGGAGAATAAGGTTTGTCTTGGTTATTATTATTTTGATTATGATGAATCTGATTATTTATGGGATGAGACTTACACCACTACTGGTTTAGTTAACTCTGTTAATGGTATTATGTCACCGGGACAGAAGGATGCTGATTTATGGACTCGCCAGGAGCAGTTGCTTAGATCAATAGCATCTAATCTTGCTGATAAGATTGATGCTTCATTTATCAATGCTAACCAGGACCTTAAGAAGGAGATTTATTATATTCTTAAATATAATGATGATTTTCTTCATGGGCTTGAGCAGCATAAAACAATCAGAGTTAGCTATATTCCCCCGGAGGACATTACTCATCTCTATCTTGATCTTGATGAGAAGACTGGTCGCGGAAGGTCTGCTCTTGAGCTTAGTCTTATTCCTGCAAAGCTTTGGGTGGCTATCTATATAACGAATTGCCTCGCTGTAATGACTAGAGGTAACGATAAGAGAGTTTACTATGTAAGGCAGAGTGTTGATACTAATATTAGTAAGACATTGCTTAAGACCATAAGCGAAATTAAGAAGTCAAACTTCAATATTCGCCAGGTTGAGAATATTAACTCAATACTTAATATTACTGGTAGATTCAATGATTATATCATTCCAAGAGGACCGGACGGACAATCTCCAGTAGAGTTTGAAATCATGCAAGGTCAGCAGGTAGAGATTAAAACAGAACTTCTTAGTCTATTAGAAGAATCAGCTATCAATCCTACAGGTGTGCCTTTGGAAATAATTGTATCTAGACAATCTCCTGATTATGCTATGCAATTAACTATGTCCAACAGCAAGTTCCTTAGGATGATATACGATCTGCAGGCTGATACAGAATACATGTTTAATCCTTTCTTAACTAAGCTGTATGATGTAGAGTTCAACTCTATTGAGAGAATTGTTATGCAGCTACCTCCGCCTCTATTCATTAATGTAACCAATACCAATCAGCTTATTGTAAACACTAATGATTATTGCGAGAATGTTGCTAATATCTGGCTTGCTGATGAACCTGATGAAGGAGTTAAAGCAAAGTTCCTTAAGGATTATAAGATGTATTGTTTAGGTTCATATGTCCGTAAAGATGTACTTGAGAAACTTTACAACAAAGCTAAACAAGAATCTATTAAAGACTATATCTCAAATCCTGAGAATATGGGTGAAGCCGAAGGCTAAATGCTTTTTTCATATACCTTACTTTATCATTCCCAGAGTGCCATTGTGCACTCTGGGTAACTTTTCGGCGATGAGGGTGTGGTTAAGATCAGGATCATCTAATCCTACTAATGATTATGAACAAGAAAAATTTACATGTTTTGGAGACATACAAAGAACGGGTGATGTTAGTTATGCTAATACTGGATATACCTTTTTTGATTATAAAAATAATATCGGCGATGTGTGGATATTATTGTAGATCTGCTTGTAATAATGATAAATTTAATATAAAAGTACAATTTTGTGGGTGGATAAATCCTAATGGGGAATCTTATTGGAATGCTGATGGTACTTCTGGTCATAGTTTATGGAAAGATGGCATCGGCGATGGGCTGGTGGCTCAGATCCGGTCCAAATAATGATCATAATATAGGTTATAATTATGCATTAATGGCTTTTGTTGAATGCTTCACTAGTGGTTTAACCAATGTTCAATTTGCACATCATCATGAGAATGGTGTTGATGGTATAAGATATGTCGGCGATGAGTTTTTGGTATAGGAATGCTGTAACGCATAATAATGGATATGACGATCAAATTATATCATTTGGTGCTACATATGTTGATTCTGCTAATACAATAATTGGTCCTCATTGGGAATGGGCTGCTAATAGAGGTGGTAATATAAATTACGGCGATGGCTTGGTGGAATAGATCTGCTAATTCGCAAGATAGAATTGATAATAGAGCTCTAGGTTGTTTTTGTATACATTATGGCTATCAAAGTCATTATATCGAATGGGCTACTGCTCAATCATTTCCTAATATTAATGTCGGCGATGTGTCATTGGTGGTTTAGAAGCAGTACAAGAGGAGGTATTGGATGGGATCATAGATGGACTTGTGTACAAATATTACCTGAACAATATAGAGCAAGCCTTGGTTTATTTAGATCATATGGTATTGATCTAGACTTGGATTCTGATGATGGATTTATTATCGGCGTATTAGACAAAATGAACTCCTAGGGATTTCTCCCTAGGAGCCGTCAAAGCACACAACTTGTACAAAATATTAGTACTGCAATGTGGAATCTGTCTTATAAGGCTTGGTATTAACAGCCTTAGCATACTTAGAAGATCCACCGTAGCTATTAGTAGTTTTACCAATAAGCTCCTGACCCGTGTAATCATAGTTAAGCGAATTAACGATGATTTGACGAGCGCCTGCGTCTGCGCTAAGCAGATAATCAAGCATCTCCTGAGCGGCCAAATCAATCTTACTAGACTGAATCGGATAGCCGTTAAACCTTACAGAAATCTCCCTCTTACCAATATCACCCTTGGTGTAGTTGTAGATACTGGTATCAGCCTGCATGAGCTGAGCTGCGATAATGAGATATGCAGACTCAATCTTGCGCATGGTATTATCGGTAGTCATAAATAAGAAAGTGAATACTTCATTTTCAAATCCAGGCTCCATAACTCCATCGTAGATAAGACCATGATATGTCTTAACCTGTGTACGAGGATCTTTAATACCAAACAGATAAAGCTTAGCAAACTTAGTCAGAGGAGAACCAGACTTCTCATCATAAGTAAGTGTAAAGTCAGATGCGGACTGCATATTAACCTTATTAATAACATTGATGCTATTAAGGTCGTCGCCGAGCTGAATAGTCTCAGTAGAGATGTCTTCAAGACCATCAAATGACTTGAATTCATACTCGATAATATGAGCCCAGTTCTGGATAAGTGATCTGTAGCTATTGTCCCCACTAGTCTTTTCAGCTAACTTCTGAATAAACTTGGGAAGCTGGCAGATGATGAACGCAGCATAACCTGTCTCGTAAGGATTAAACTGTACGAGAGAACCAAAGTCAGGAACGCCACGCATAAGACGATATGTGCTAACGTCTTTAAACTTTTTAGTGCCGCCGAAAATATCAGTAACAAGCTGATTTTTTCCAGGATTCTTGATTTTGTAATCAGATGCAGCCATTATCGTTCCCTCCTTTCCTAGTTAATTGCTGTGATCTTGAAGTACTCCTCATCGAAGAACTCCCTGAACTTAACTACGAGTGTCGCATAGAAAATCTTCTGCAGCTCGTATGACTCATCATACATGTACTGGCATGTGATAGAATTGAACTGGGATTTGTACTCTTCGAGAATAGTATTAATATCCTCGATGTACTTATCCAGATCTTCACCATCGGTGAATGTATATCTCATTGCAGGACATTCGCTACGAAGTCTCTTAATGATCTGCTGTACGTTCATAACGTTACTTACATAGCTAAGCTGAGAATGCTCGTCATTATTGGTATACATAGTATCCATGACAGGCACTTCATTATAGTAGCTAATGTAGTTTATGTTACAATCAACAAGCATCTGCTTCTCATCTCTACCGGGAACGATAAACGGCTCGCAATTGAGTGTTCCATCAATGATAATATCATCGAAAGTAATCTCATTAGCGATACCTGCAAAAGGCCTAGCCACGCCACGGTTAAGATGTGCAACCATCTTGATTGCAAGCAGATAAGGCAGTGTAACTGTGATCTCACGCTTGCTGTAAGGATCATAAACGTTGCAGAAGTTGTGATAGATAGCAACATTCCTTGACTTAGGAATATTGTACGAAGCATCACAAATAGAGTCAATGTCGCTGTACTCCATTCCAAGATCTGTGAAGAACATCAGATCACCACGGAAGTCAGCTACATTAACAACCTGCCTCTTTACAGATACAGGCCAATTAGCGTCAAAGATTGCATCGATCTTGTACTTATCAAGATCATAAATTCTAGGACTATAATTGCGAGAAGCTGTATTTGCTCCAAATGTAGCAAGAAGCATCTTCTCATACTCCTCAGCGTTGTTTACAGGTCTTGTACCCATAGCACCATAAGTACCATTAGGTAATGAAATACCAGCAACATTCTGAAGATCAACAACAGCGTCAGTAATATCAGAAGGCTTGTTAGCAGACCACTCATCGGTACCAGCAGCATTAGAATCTAACGCTGTCATAAGACCGCCAAGTCTTACTGAGCCCTTCAGATTATATCCATTGATGAAGTCATAATTTAACAGCTCATCTGCTGTAAGGGCTTCATCTTCAAGTGTAACCGTAGCAGCAAGAGCACTAACAAGTGCGCTTACACCATCATCGTACATATTAACCTGAACCTGCTTAGAGTTATACTTAACCTTAGGGTTCATAGCCTGTGAAGTACCATTTACGATAACATTCGGATTCATCGTAAATACGATTGACTCAAGGAGAGTATCTGTATCATAAACTTCAAACGTATAATTGATATACGAAGTACGCATACGATTTGTATTATAGCCGGGAACAACTCTGAACCAGATGTTGCTTACACCCCTACCCATAGGAGTTACAGTGAACAAAGGAACATCAACTGTACCATCTTCCAATACAGGATTCTCAAAGTCAAAACCAGCATATCCATAGTCCTTAGCTTCGCCAAAGTCTTTAGCTGATCCATTACTCATTGAATAGAGATACAGATAAGAGGTTGTTCCAACTGTCACCACACGAGCACGAATAGTAACGTTTGCCAGGGTTGCGTCATCCGACACCATGCGCTTCCCGAGGACGATACCGCCATTACGAAGAATCTCAGCAACGGTAAGCTGAGCCTGTCCATGGCGATTGAAACTAATTGCGCCTTTAAGATCTGTAAAACCATCAAACTCGGTCATTACTTCCCAGTCTTCGGTTCCTTTGTCAGATGTATAAGGTTGAGCAATCACAGTGATGTTACCACTCGCGAGGGTAGAAGTTTCGATTTCCTGAATCTGGCTTTGATCAATTATCTCGGCTTTAAATTTAGGATAACCTTTCATCTTCGAAATTACCTCCTTATTTTTTTAGTTTTTATTTATTATAATAAATAAAAGCCGGTAAGCTTACTAATATGTTATTCAAAACTGCTGGGTTTCCGAGAAAGGTACATACTCTTCCGAGAAGAAATCATCCGGGTTATACATAACAGTATCTTCCATCATTATATGCTCTAATGGTGAAGGTATATTATTCTTAGCCGTCATAGCAAATGCTACTGCCTCATCAGCATTCTCTGATGTAATAGCCTGATATGGACTAGCATATTTAGGCACTCTGGCTATTGGTATCATTTTATATGCAGTCATATCCTTCATGTCTGTATATCTGAACTCTTTGGAGAGATCTCTTGCGTCCCTACATAATTCTGATATAAGCAATCCAATAAGCTGAGGCGGTGCATTATAGTTGAACCCATTAGCATCTGCATTATTCAGCATATACTTATATAAATCATCATATGGTATATTGTCTGGTAGATTAGCACCAAACAGCAGATTTACAAACATCTCTACATTAGACACATCTTTAGGAACATGATTAGATGAGATTAACTCATCACCTTTGTAGAAGCATAGTAGTCTATAATCCTTTGCTTCTTTAGTACCTTCGAGTTTAAAGTTTTTCTCCTTACGAATCTCCTTAGGCATACACTTAAACTTAGTTGGTAAATTAAATCTACCAATTTTAAGCTTCTTGCCTTTAGCATCGAATAAGCCGTAATCAAATATGCCTATAAGTTCTACATACTGACCATATATCTGAGCTACTTTAAGCTCAAAGTATTTCTCCGGCACGAAGTATATCAATTCACCATCTCCGGTAAATATAGTTTTATCATTATCTATCTTATAGTAAGTAGCCATATTGTAACCTCCTTAATAGATTTAATCAAATGTCATCCAGTTACAAAAAGAACCCTCTAGGCATAGTAGCCTAGGGGGATTTATCTCTTAACCTATATCTATAACTGGATCTTCATCTGGATCTGTATTTCCGCTAGGCGGTGTAATAGGCGGGTCATCATCGCCCATATCGGGAATTGGATTACCATTCTCATCGATACCCAACTCTTCCAATGAGATAACACCATCGCCATTGACATCAAGATCTACACTGAACTCATCATGCTCATGCATATATTCCTGAAGAGCCTTGATCTCACCTACGGTAGACATGATAGAATCTACCACAGGTTTGCATTCACATCTATCAAGATAATTAACTCTATCGAGAATCATCTTAAGCAGATCTGATATAGTTCCAGCTACTGCAGGTGGTGTATAATCCTCATCATCTCCGAGAGCTTCTACAGCCCTAATAGTATTAAGATAAATCTTACGCTTATCTGATACACCCTTAGAACTGCAGTCCATCCCGATAAAAGCAGCCATAGCTTCTGAGCTATAATTGCCAGCATATTTAACACAATCATCAGGAATAGATGAGCTTATATATCTAAGATAACCATCAGCAACCTTAACGCCATATTCTGTTATATAGGTTATAGCATATCTCTTATCTAACTCAAGCTCAATAGTCTTATCGTCCTCTTCTTTCATTCCATAGAATGTAAGAACAATAGACTTCTTAATATAAGATTCCATATTAAGAATTGTAGGAATCTCACCGCCGAATCTAATCATTTCACCAGATTCACTACCGGATGTGTCCTCAATGTATTCTGAGCCATCCTCGAATCTTCTATGGTCCGGGAACTGTCTTGGAGCTGGCTTACGATGATATTTATTTCCGCTATTATAATATGGTACTTCAGGATCAAAGAATGTCTGACCATAACAGAAGGCACGTTGTGCCAGGTAGGGAGCGTTCATATATTTATACCTCCTTAAGTAAGTATAGGGATTAATCTCTTAATTATATTAATGTTTGAGCCTTATGTGTTAAAGTTCTAAATTTCAATTGCATAATATAATAGTGTAATAAGTACAAGGATTAAGTTATCCATAGTGGATATTAAAAGAGTGCTTAATCTATATATAAAGAAAGGAAGGTATTTATTATGAAGATTACTGGAATTAATTTTGAACTTAGTCTTAACGTAGCAAGCTTCAGCGAGAACACCAAGAGAGTTGATTCTAGAGAAGGATCAGACAGGAACAACAATAATGTGGTAGAACTTAATGGTCTTGATTTTGATATTAATTATCAGATAGATTCAATTGAGGTCGATCCGGAAGAGATTCAGTCCCTGTTTAATTGCGTAACTGCAAGTCTCAAGTCTGCATTTGATGCAAAAGTAGATGAGGCTAGAGTCGAAGCAGAATCTAAGAAGCAGCAGTAATTTACAAAGCAAAAAATATCGGAGGTCCAATTTAGGACCTCCTTTATTTTTAATCTTATTATTTATTTTTTGTCTGAATAAGCTTAAGGCACTTATCGATGCTACCAAAGATAGTATCATAGTCAGGATCTTCCTCAAGTGATCCAGGCGCTGCATAACCATAATCAACAACCTGATCAATAAGCTTATATACATAAGCCATATTGTAGAGATTGTCTTCAAGATCCATAGGCAAGTTTGCTGTAGAGTCGATTACTGACAGTACGAAGAGCTTGATAGTCTCAGCGTCAATGTCTTCGAACTTATTAGCGATAACCATAACGAACAGCTCGATATTGGGAATCTTAAGCTCTGACTGGTTAACCTTAACGTTGAAGTATGACAGCCTATTCTTATAACGGAACTGAGCTTCCTTCTTAAGCTTCTTGAATGAGGCCAACTCATCGATATACTTATAGACTCCAGAGAACTGCTTAGCTTCAGCATATGCAGACTTAACAGTAGCAATTCTATCTGCTTTAGCAGGATTCTCTTTGCGGATCTCATCTACAGAGCCGAAGAGCTCTTCATACTTATCATTGATGAATCCATTAAGCTCTTCATTAGACTCAATGTAAGCTCTGTTCATCTCCTCTTCGTAATCTACAATGAGCTGATTCATATCAGCATCATTAATGAAGCTATCCAGTACAAAGCAAAGAGCTTCTGTACGGGTAATTTTCCTACCACTATTAAGCTTTGTTCCAGTCATACTCAGTACAGTCGACTTCATACCAACTGGTAATAACTCCATCACATTTGTAGGCAGAGTCTTAGTCTTGCGATACTCCATAATTATCTCAATGAGAGTCTCAGCCTGCTCATCGCTTAAATCTCCCTGCTCTTCAAGGGTCTTCTTAAGAGTATCATGTGAAGATTCAGCAATCTCTACTTCTTCAGGAATCTCCATTTCTGCGAGCTCCGTCTCTTCTATATTCTCTGCAGCTTCTTTAGCTTTAGCCAGCTTCTCTGCATCATTATTATTCTCTTCGAGCTTATTGTATATTTTGCTCTTCTCTTCTTTTGTAAGTTCTTTATTCTCCATTTTTCATCTCCTCGAATGTTTTCATATCTTCATAACAAAACTGGAAGCCTGTAATATCCGATATACTTAATATACGCTTACCGTCAGTATCTGGATTTTCAGAGATTTCTCCATTCAGTATAAATCCAAATAACGCATCATCATACTGCTCTACAAAATCCTTATACTTATCGTCAATCTCAACAGCAGCATTATTTTCACCGATATCTATATCAATAACTCTGCCGATTTTAGTAAACTTGCTCAAATCAGTAAATTTTTCTTCACTAAGATCGCACATAAACGGAATGGTCTGTTCCGCTATATTAAGATAGTTTTTCTTAAGAAGAATATCCACAAGATAAGACTTCTTGTATTTAATATCCTCAAACCACCTCATATAGTAATACCCATCATCAGGGTTGAAGATGGAACTAAATTTCAATGATTTAATCAATTTCTTCTCCTTTCTCAAGCTTATATTCATCGACGGCTTCTGCTCCGACTACATAAAGCACTTCAGAGATATAATCATCTCTATAGCTATCATCACTCATAGTACACAATGTTTTAATCCCATTTACATAATCCCTATCATTGAGATATTCACATGCGTTTTGATATATTTCATCATCGCTAAGCTTCTTAGGCTGATGCATAGTATTATAAATGCCAATAGTACTTTTAATGATTAAAATAGTGCTTACAATAATAAGCATAATATCATTTCTTCTCATTTATTTAGATTCCTCCTTAGGTTGCACCATATCAATAATGGAAGAAATATTCTGTGGTGATATATTACCAACGTTCTGCTGAAGCTGGAGCTTAATATTAGTTACCACTACCGGAAGCACATCGGGATTATTAATAATAGAGCAATAATGATCCCTAAAGAAATTGCCTTTATCAGCAAATGTATTATCAAGCTGCTGAACCAGCATTACATCACTATATGTACTCTGGAAGATATTTAGCAATGTAATATCCAGAGTTGAAATATGCTTCAATACTTTAACCATGTTTGCGGCCAGATATACATATGTCTTATCGGAATACATAAGCTTGCCGTAATTAGATGTAATGTCTCTAGACTTTGATGTACCATTCTCATAGCTAATAGCCTGATAGAGACTATCCTTATTGTTGATGATGAACGCTGTGAAGAAGTTGGTAGTAATATTATTCCTGTTGCATACTAAGAAGTCATAAATATAGTACGCTGCCATATAGAGATCGATAGTATCGTCTACAGTATTAAACTGTAGATTGAACCTATTACAAAGCAGATCGATAATAATCCTGTATATACTCTCTCTGATATTTCTAATATTCTGTGCATCACCAGCATACTGTTCTTCCATTACTTTGAACTGAGCTTCAAATGCAGATATTATATTAGGTTCTGGCAAAGAAACAGCATAATTGATATTATTAAGCTTATCATTAATAATATCAATGATCATATTAGAATCGAAATGGCGAATAATTTCTGCCATATCGTATTCGTTTGAAATGGAATATAACTCTTGATTTTCCATTATAAGTACCCTCCTTAGAATATAGATTTTAATTAATTGTCTGTAAACTAATAATATTGTACAGAAAGAACTCCCTAGGCTAAAATGCCTAGGGAATTGTCAAAGTTCTAAAATATAATCGTATAATATAGATATGATATAATGGCATGGATTATATCAATCATTTCTCTTTGGTTTAGGGGTGGTAACCCAATCGAAGGGAGGTGATAATATGAGCAAATCAAATTCATTTGATATGATAAAAACGACAGCCACAATGTCGTTAATATCTAAGGGTCGTATCAAACCTTATACTGATCCGGAATTTGTATTTAAATCGAAGAAGTTGTTTGGTAATTTCTATTCGATAAAATACTCATATGTAACCCGTAAATAACATTCATATTTTTATAGAAAGGAGGTGAATTTATACACCCAATAATGAGCTGCCATGCCCAACTCATTATTTTTTTTGTTACATAGTGTTTAAAAATTAAACCTGCTTCTATATGTAGGATTATTCATTGCTTCACCAGCAGGCACAGCTCTAGGTCCCATATCTATTTCACCATATTCATCATCTGATGCACCAAAGATCTTATCAGAATCATAGAATGATGTAAATACAGAATCTGGTATGGCTGTTTCGCTAGCATCACCAACAAATTTCTCTATAGGAATATCTTTAGGAATATTATATTGCTGGCGATATGCTTCTTGCCCAAGCGGTGTATTGAGTAAAGCTCTATATTGAGCCTGCTCTTCTTTATGTCTCTTCTCTAAGAACTCATCTAATGTAATACCATGAGCTTTCATAAGAGCATCTATATCTCTCTGAATCTCTTCATTAAGAGGAGTCTCTACATTGAAATGCTCGACTATCTCTACAGTATTGCTATCATAGATATTAAGTTCTTCATCAATGTCTTCATCTGTCTTAATGGTAGTCTTGCGTATACCATAACGTTCTGCTAAGTTTACGCCTTCATACCATACATACAATGCCATGAGCATACTAAAGATCTGATCGTCGTGGGTATTATCAGAATGCTCTACTTTACCACCCTTTTTGATCTCCATACCAAGAAGCTCATTATATATTATAGGTGATATAATCTTATCTTTATGATGCTCTACTCTATCTATAAGTATATCTATTAAGATCTTACGAATGGCAGCCGTACTGTGAATACCAAATTCTTTTACTCTTACTTTTTGTTTGTAAGCTCTAACCCCGTCTTGGCGTTCTTCTAAGACTTTGTCCTTAATCTCATAATACATATTACGTTTAAGACCCATCTTATTAAGCATAGCCACCACTGGCGCGCCAACATTTTTTGTTTATATATAGACGCAACTCTATATACTGTGGTCACTTCCACACATTCCCATTACAGGATATGATCAGACTATATGTCCATCCTCTTATTATAGTAAGAGGAGCCGTATTTTTCTTCCGCCATTAACTTGCGGTTTTACTCCTTCGCTAAAGGATAGTCGTTAAACGTTTTAATATACTTTTTCTTTTTAGTTTTTATTTTGCACATTTCTTTTTTACGCCTAATTTTATAACCTTTGTATGGTCCAAGAGCTATTTCTCTATCATTACCTACCATATTTTTAAGACTTATCTCAGCATATTGGATTAATTCAGCAACATCTGTTCTGCAATCACAAGTAATATAATCATTAAGTTCTTCATTATATACTTGGTATTTATTTGTGCGATGTACGCCTTTATTTGGAGAAACTGCTCTACCGTCTTCATATGCCTGTTTAGTATTTTCACTAACAGTACCCCATTTAAGGTTAGATACATGATTATTTAATGAATCATTATCTTTATGCATAACAACTGGCAAATTATCTGGATTAGGAATAAAAGTTTCAGCAACCAATCTATGTATAGAAAGGTTTTTACGTTTATGGGTAATTGGATCTTCTAATGAAGTTCTTAAATACCCATTATCACTTTTTGCGCTTCTCATTACATGGCCGTTTTTATTCATTACTATTCCAGATTCATTAATATAATAAGTTCCTCCACCATAATTTTTTATTTGTTTGAACATGTGCAACCTCCTAATTAATGCATTTTTATTAACGTAATAAATGGTATTAATTAGAAGTTAGTATATTAAATTCGTAACTGCACGTCGGCTTGTTAATAGTAGCTATAGGATTTAACCATACTACCATCCTTACACTTGTTTCTGCTTTCGCTACTAAATATAATTTAGCTGTAAGGCTCTTGACCGATTAGTCGCAGTTTTAACACGGGAGAATTAGCAGATTACTCTACTAACTGTGTTGATAACCAATACGTCTCAACGTACGCATTGGGTACGCTCACCATTGCGCTCAACAGCTACTATCGCTGTGGGCATCCAATTCTTTACAATGAATTCGACACATCTTGCTAGATCTACAGTCGAAATATAATTGCAATTTAGACAGCCTAATACTTTAGTACTCAATGAATCAATAACTGTAATACAGGAACTGTCTTTCTTATAACCAGCAGCAACGTCGACACCTATAATTGCCGGATACGTTCTAGTATCTGCTTGCATATAAGTTTCGAACCTATATTTACCAAGCAAATACACTTCGCTTATAGGTTGCTTCAAAAGACCGGAAATAGTCTCTAAATCATCAGGATCGAAAGGAGAATTCTCTACACCGTTAGCCCACTCAAGAAGAATCTCTCTTCGAATGTCAGGCCATTTATTATGCAAAAGCTTACATACTTCATCAAACCATTGCTCAGACTTACCAAGCTGCTGATAAGTAAATTTTATATATACAAAGTCGGAATGCTTATTTACATTTATGATACTCATAATCTCCTGATATGATTTATCATACCAAGACTCAGAGAATTTAGTCGCAGCCTCTTTTTCAGCATACGCGACCTGTGCCTCTGGTTGAGCCATAAACCCCATAAATTAGGATTGTAATTACCGTCGGGTTACCGATATTTATTAGCGGATTAGACTATATCATCACCATATCTATATCTAGACTTAGGTGTTCTCTACTTCGAGCTTATTAGCCCTACTCCTATATAAGGATAGTCGTTGAACTTAATATAATTAAGTTGCTGATAGCACATTACTATTTAATCTATAGGACCTATTCAAGCTGGCTAAATTTGAATAAGCTTTTATTTCACCATTGATTAATCTTCTAACTTGTTTCCGTCTTTCAACTCCATTAAGGCATAGAAGTTTTAGCACTTTCCAGCAATTCCGAGAAATTAGACACAATCTTTCGATTGTGAATGCCCAGGTTTGTTTAGGCGTTGTAGTGATTAAGATGCCGTACGATGCATTATTCTGCTTTGCGATATCCCTCGCTGTCTTATATGCTGGTGCCGAATTGATATATATTGTATCATTAAATGGTATGAATGCATACTCATCGAACCAGATCATTACAAGGGTTTTACCACGAAGCAGAGATGCAGCTCTTGTTTTATTTGTTGCTGAAGCAAATGTCTTTATGCTATTATTGTTATAAGGATTCTGTATATCTCTAGTATTATTCCTACCGCGATCTACTTTACCATCAATACCAACCTTTTCTTTAAATTGTAAGTAATCTGGCAATAAATCTCTTATTTGCTTAAGAGATTCCAAGTTATCTGTAGAACCTTCCATATTTTTATGGAGAAATGCCATTTTACTGTTGGAAGACGCAAAGTTATAGCAATAGAGGTATCTTATTGCCGCACCAATAGTCTTCCCAACCTCGTTATCTTAACATGAGTCGCTACTTCATGCATGTATTAAATACATCTCCAGTATTTCTCTGGATGTCGAGACTATATCTTCACCTCTTATTAAGAGGGTTCTTCATTTCGATTTAAGGGGATCTCACCCGCTCGCTTGAGCCCTACTCCTGTAGACCATATTTATACGCCTGGTCAAATGGATAGTCGTTGAACTAAATTATTTTACACATTGTCATACGTTTTGGATTGCCCTGACGATCAACATAATCTATTTCTGGTATTTCATGTGTATTTGTTTTTGTCATTTTAGAATTAATAGACTTTTCCGCCCATATACAAGTATCTTTAGAGTAGATCTTTTCTTCTGGTGGTACATCATATTGTAGATAATCTTTATCCAATTGGAATTTTTGTGGATATGCTTGTTTAAATCTGTACCCAGGCAATTCCTTTATATCATGATAATAATTAGCAAATGTCAACCATTCTTCATCAACATCAACGCCAATCAATCCATATCTAGGATAATCTTTATCTTCTTCATTTCTACATCTAGATACCATTTTCAGCCATCTATCATAGTCTGGTTTATATTCATCTCTAGCACCAACTCCTTCTCCCATACAAGCACATCCAAATATTCTTGGATAATATGGGTCTTGTATATCAAGATTTGGTCTATATAGATGATCTTGTCTAATAATTCGTTCATAACCTGTAGTTAAAAATTTAATCTTAACCCACAATCTGCTGTCTCCATTAATATATCCAAGATTTTCTATTATTTTGAAATCTCCATATGATTTTGTATGATAAATCTTATTAAAATCTATATTAATCATAACGTAATACCTCCTATTACGTTATTGTAGACAGCTCGGTAAAAAATAATTTAGCTGCTGATTAGACATTTATTAGTTTTTAGGACCTTAAATAAGGCTTGTATTTCACCATTAAACTATTCTAAAATTGTTTCTGACTTTCGTCACCATTATAGGAATTTAGACTTTAGCCTTTCCCAGCAATTAAAAGAAATTCTATTACTGAATCACTTCAATAATAGGGTTAATAGTTAGCCTTGGCGCTTCTAGGAATATATTAAGATTAAGTGATGCACAGAAGTTATAAGCTAGATTAGATCTATCTAGTTTATATCTCATTGGAGCAGCACCCGCACTCGGAAGACGCACAACTTCCCTCAAGAAGTACCAATAATTGGTCATCACTTCTCTGAGGACCTTCTGCTTATATATTCCATTTAGATTCGGATCATATGGATCGATCCCATCTAAGTCAGGATCGATAAGAGCTAGCATAAATTCATTATTCTTTATTCCAATACTCTTTAGAAAATAATGCATCTCTAAGAATGATTTATTCTTAGTAGTTTTCTGAGAGTATATAGTCTTTATAGGTGTCGGAGCTCTCGCCGGTATCATAGGTCTCTGCCCGAAAGCAGCTCCGTTTTGCATCTGCATTTGTGCCATGTAACCAGGCATTTGCTGAGCATACATAAGCTATACCTCCTTAATATATAGATTTATATTTATGTCTAAACGGGTAAACTTAGATGAAGTTGTATATTATAAACTTGTAGATTACTTAGGACTTTAAAGTAATCAATACTTAAGGAGGTAATTATAATATGCTTGATGTGAATATTACTCTAACCAATGGGTTAGATATAGATATTAAAAACGTTAAGAATATTAGGTGTATGAATGGCGATATATATTTCATATCCAAGAATGGCAACAAAACAAGACTATTTAAGGAAAAAGAAATATCATCCGTTATTTGTATGCCTACAAATGATTATAGTCTATTTACAAAGAAGGAGGATAATGACAAGAAAATGATTGATAAAGCAACAGAAATAATTGCAGGGAGGTAGATTATGGCCGGTATATATGATTGTATTGGTAAACCAATTACTTATGTACAGACAGATAGAAATGGTAATGAGTTAGAAAGAAAAGAACTCGGTATATGTACCAGAATTACGATATTACCATCTCAATTGGAAGGTCAGATTAAACTCACTAATGAAGAAGTAGCTAATGGTATACCAATGGAATTTAGTATTAGAAAGTGAGGTGATTAAATGGATAATCTATTAGAAAACCTTCCCGATGAGGAAGAAGATTATGGTATTGAAGATGACGATACCGAAGAAGAATTTGATGATGGAATGGAAGGTGATTAATAATTGGAAAACTATATGCCTGACCTGAAAGTTATAAATGAATATAAGCAGGTCATGATTAATGGATTGCGACATTCATTCCCAGCTCTCAACATAAGTGAGTTAGATGAAGCTATAGATTATACTGTTAGGAACACTCTTAAGAATGGTAAAGCATCTATAGATAATAACTATACTAAACAGAGGGTAGATGGAACTGTGCTTGATGTACTTAAATATATTGAAAGCAAGGAGCCTATAATTACATCATCTGGAGTTCTATTTAAGAAACACGCCGAATGTGATAATCCTCTATCTAGAATGATTATGCAATTCTTAGACAAGCGAGCTGAATATAAGAAAACCATGTTTAAATATCCTAAGGGTTCGGAAATGTTTGCAAGATATAACCTACTTCAACTATTAGAGAAAATAAATGCGAACGCGGTATACGGATGAGAAACAAAGCGATATAAAGTAATATAAAGAGCTAATATTCGTCCATTCATAATCGAAAGATTGTGTCTAATACGTTATTAATTGCTGGAAAGTGCTAAAGCTATCATGCCTAATATGGAGTCGAAAGACAGAAACAATATGATAGATATCGATAATGATGAAATAAAAGCCTATATGGTTCTAAAAGATTTTAATGTACAATCAGCAGCTTATATAATATAAATTTAATCTACAATAAAATATTTTAGAAAGGAGGTGTTAAAAAATGAATGGAGAAGTATATGAGTCTAAATACGGTCCATATATTATAACTGGAGAATATTATATGAAGGGTGGTCAAAAATATGTGAAAGTTCATTTTCTAAATACTGGATATGAATATTTCATTAGACAATATTTGGCTAAAAGAGGAGAAGTTAGTGACAAGACATTGCCGCAGATATTTCCAAAGAAACTACCAAAGAATCAAAGAGTATATTCAAGAAATACATGCATGTTTTTATCTATAAGAGATAATAGAAATTTGAGTGCTATAGAACGAAAGCAAAATTCTACTATCGAGAATAAATATTTTGGAGTTATCAAAGTTGGTGATAATTTTGTTATGAATATATCTGTTGCTGGTATGAAAAGACAATTAAGATTTTCTGATGAGATAGCAGCAGCCAATGCTTTTAATTATTGGTTTGATTATTATCATGCATATGATTTAATTAGATTAACAAATCATGTTCCATATATGCCACCGGAAGAATTCTGTAAATATATGATAACTAATAAAACTATGTGCAAAATTGTAGATTAAAAATAATGTTAAGTTCAACGACTATCCCCGGAAGGGCTGTGAAATTCAGCTATAGGAGTAGGGCTCAAGCGAGTGAGTGAGAATCTCTTAAATCGAAATATAACGTGCCTATGTTTAGGTAATGATATAGTCTCATCATCTAGAGAAAGACTAGAGAAGTTCATAAGAGAACTGCGCAGATTAGCGACCTGCGTGAAGACAAGTGGTTTAGGTGCTCCAACAAGCATGTTTTATAACTTATATGTAGCAGAGGCGGTTACCCGCCAAGGCAGATCATATATATCTTGCAGTATGACTTTGTTTGAATCATTACTAGCTAATAATGTAAAGTTCAACAGTCTTAATGAGGTAATTACATTCATTGATAATGTAACTCAGCATGAAACAAGAAATTGTATCGATAGCGATATATTAGATAGACCTATAGGATATGATGAATGTTTCTATCAGCTTATGATAACAGCAGATATTTCCATATGGATTCCTACAGAGAATGAGATGTGGTTAGTATGGGAATATATCAGAGCATTACCGCAGGAGGATATCAATAGATTATATTATAAGAATAATCTATATGAATTCTGCGATAATAAGATTATAACAGATCTTCTTATTAAAATACTTAGCTCCTTAGGTGGAACTCCTAAGTGTACTAGAAAAGATGATGGATCTTGGAAAGTTGATCATAATCTATTCTTAGATCCTAATAGTCCGCCGGATAGTATTAAGGAAGATCTTGGATTGCTTAGTGATCTAATTAAGGAGTACGTATATTATCCGCATTTCTATATAGATAAGTTGGATAGAATAGAATATATGCAACGCGATATTGTAGCTATAACTGATACGGACAGCTGTATAATATCATTTGATGCGTGGTATAGATATCTTCTCAATAAGGTGTATAATCTTGATATACCTATAAAGAGAGAAAAGCGTAGCATGGTGCATGTATTTGATGTGGATAAGTATGGTGATAAGGATAAGAGGGTGATGTGTCATATAGAAGAGCCTAGATATGACTATAATTTCTATACTGATGAAACTATAGAGACTCGTAAATATATTGAGCCTTGCACTCTTATTCCACAAGAGAACCTTAGATATGCTATAATTAATATAATAGCGTATGTATGTAGTGATCTTGTAGTCGATTATCTTGCAGAATATACTAAACTCACAGGTAGTTATGTTGAAGGTACTAAGTGTAGAATGGTGATGAAGAACGAATTCCTCTTTCAGCGAGTTCTATTGACAGATAACCGTAGAAACTATGCGGACTTTCAGAACTTACAAGAGGGAAATATAGTACCTAAAGATCAGGGTCTTGCGATTGCAGGATTACCGATAGATAAATCAACACTGCCTCAAGATATTAAGGATGAGTTTAAGAAGATTCTGTATGAAGATATTATGACTGCAGATAATATTGATCAGATAGGAATAATGAAGAAGCTGGTCATGATGGAAAATAAGATCCATAATTCTATTATGAATAAGGAGACCAAATATTATAAGCCAGATAATGTGGCTGCAATGAATAGTTATGAGAATCCATTGGCTATAAATGGTGCAGTAGCTTGTGTAATCTATAATGAGATGAGACATCCTAATATGCCAGCAATTAATATGGATGAGCGCAATTCCATCATTAAGATAAAGCTTGATATTAATAAGCGGAATGTAACAAGGATTAAGGATGATTATCCTGAGGATTATGAGAAATTAGTAAGATTATTAAATCATCCAGTTCTTGGTAAGAAGCTTAACGTAATAGGATTACCACCTGATGTTGCAGTTCCAGACTGGGTTCTTCCATTCGTTAATGTAAACGAAATCATATCTGATTCACTGAAGAACTTCCCGTTAGCCTCGATTGGGCTAAACAGGTTAGATGCAGATAATGTAAATTATAGTAATATAGTTTCTTTGTAGAATGCAAAACGTTCACCATAGGCCATTGCGCCTATGGTGTTCGCTCTGCGTTATTCTTTTTTGTTGTACTTAAATAAGCAAAGAACAACACTTGCCTTTGAAGAAAATCTGTTTATTAATATATTGTTAATTCTCCAGAGCCAGTATTGTACTCAAATTCAAGATGGAAAGCTAAGCAATGGCGGATTAGACCCATTTTTTCTGCTGTGGGGAGCTCAGTAAGAATATAAATCTCATTAGGATCGAAACCTTCATCGAAAGCTGCAAAAATTTCCGCAATCTGATCAACCTCAAGAGCTATAAGCTTATCAAAGTTCTCTTCTACGTATATCTGATGGCCCGACTCAATAAGCTTGAATATCCAATTAAGCTTACCATAAGGAATTGAAGCCATTATATACTGATCGAGAAACTCGAAAGGTACTTCTCCGCCAACCACATTCTGATTGATGACCTCAAGCTGTGTATCGTTAAATACGCTGAGAAATCTCATCATACTCTCAGTATACTCAATCTTGTCCTCACGCTCACCCATCTTACGATAAAGAGGCGCAAACATGGTGAGGGCCTTACCAGACGCCCAACCGAAGTATACACCTTCATCATCTTTAGGCATCTCTCTGCCAGCCTCATTATATATAGGCGCGATCTGCTGTGCAATAGACTGAACAGCATCTGCATCATAAGCAGCATTGTTCAGCATTTCATTAATAAGGTCCTGCTCATTGTAACTCATTTTATTATCCTCCTAAGAAAATTTATTATTTTTTCTGATAAAGTGGTCTTTTTGGTCAATTTGACTTCTCTACCAGATAGTAACCTATCGGAATACTTCGCTTTGTATTCAGCGATCATCTGTCTTGATATTTCACTCATTTGAATTGCCTCCCTGGTTCATCTATAGTAAGAAGCTTAAAATATAGTGTATCTATATTAGCAATATGCTTGGTGTTAGTATCTATATTTTCGACCTCGCCGATATGAGTAAGCGTTTTATTAGCCTTATCTTCTTCGTTGTAAGTCCAGTAACCAAGGTCTCTGAGAAGTTTGTATTTATGACCCTCAAATGAGAATACAACTCCAGCATATATATCTGGTCTTCCATAACCATGCTCTATTTTACCATCTTTCTTATATTCACGCTCGTCTGGTTCTTCCACGAAAGTAAACTGTTTGTATATTTCATAATACATTCGCATTACGAAATCAGGACTACTTTCAAAGTCCTTATTAGGCTCATATGTCAGCATAAATAACACCTCCATATATATTAATATTAATTTTAAACATCATATTAATGTGAACTCAAGCGCATAACTTTACAAAATAATTATTATAAGGAGGTAATATATCATGCTGTTTAATTTTGATGAGGCTACCATTGCTGGAGCTGAAGTAAATGACGAGCTTGATCAGGTTATTAATAAAGATCCCGATACACCTGAAGGTGTAGAGAGTCTTGCTAACGATGTTGAGAATCTCATGCAGCAGTCTGCTCTTGAGAGCGTAACATACTTTGAACGTGGAGACGAAGCTCTTAAGAACTTCATGGAGTCTGCAGAGGTTCAGGCCCTTGTTGAGTCTAGGAAGATGAGCAAGCGTACATACGTACGTCTCGGTAAGAATGATGATCTTCATCGTCGTGCTAATCTGGCAGCACTTCTCATCGCTAAGGAGAAGAGAGATCCTCTGTTTAAGAAGCTCGCTCTTAACCGTGTAAATGAGAGAAAGCTCAGAAACGCTATCTTTGCTCGTTATGGTAAGCAGGGTCTTATGATCGCAAAGCGTTCTCAGACGAAGCATATCAAGGCTATGAAGAGTATGCCTGCATTGCCGGTTATTAAATTTTAAAATTTTACACAAGGCATAACAATTATATAATGCAGAGTGTAAGTATTGTTTTTGCATTATAAGCGAATGTTTTTTACTAAGGCACATGGCGGGTATCTTGCCCGCCATCTATTTTAAATCAAAATATAAAGGGAAGGGAGTGTTAGTTCTATGGCTACATATGATCCCCAGAGAGTAATAAACATAGCCCTGAACGAAGTGGGTTATTTGGAAAAGAAAAGTAACAGCAATCTTGACAGTAAAACTGCCAATGCTGGTAGAAATAATTGGACTAAGTATGGTCGTGACATGCATGCTATATATCCCCAGGTTATGGATGTAGGAGCGGCTTGGTGCGCGGCTTTCGTTTGTTGGTGCTTTCAGAAGGCTTATGGAGTATCCAATGCTAAGGGTTTGCTCGGTGGCAATTTCGATGATTACACAGTAGCTTGTGCACAACTCTATAAGAATAAGAATGCATATCATAAGAGAGGTACTTGCACACCTAAACCCGGATGGCAGATTTTCTTTACTAATGGTACAAGGATTTGCCATACAGGCTTAGTATATAAGGTTGCTAACGGTGTTGTATATACTGTTGAAGGTAATACTTCTGCAGGTAGCCAGGTTATTCCTAACGGAGGCGCTGTATGTAAGAAGTCTTACGCATTGACTAATAGTAGAATCGATGGTTATGGCGCGCCTTTATATGGTGGTAAGAAGTACGGTGCTACTTCTACAGCTAAAAAGACTACCGCAACGGCTTCAAGTAGTGTTCCCAAGCCTACATTACGCACTGGGTCATCTGGAGACTCAGTTGTAAAACTTCAAACTTGTCTTAACAAGATTGTAAATACAAATTTGAATAAGGATGGTGCTTTCGGAGCAAAGACTAAAGCAGCACTGGAAAAATTCCAGAGCAAGTATGGACTTAAAGTAGATGGTATCTACGGACAGAAATCTTACGAAAAGCTTAAAAGCTTAATTAAGTAGATTAAGGGTAAATAACCAGCCCTTAAAATATATATATTATATATAGGAGGATAAAAAATATGGTTGGAAATTGGGAAATCAATGTCAACACAGATGGAATGCCCCAGAAAATTGCGACTGCATTCGGCAAGCTTAATGAGAACTTTGGTACTACATATGAACCCATTGCTTATCTCGGATCACAGCTTGTAAACGGAACAAACCATGCAGTACTTGCAGAGCAGACAGTTATCACCGGCAAAGATACAAAGAACATTGTTCTGGTAATCTTCAATGAAAAGGCAGGATCTATGGATGATCCCATTGTTGTAAATATCGAAAGAGTTCTTGAATCTGGTGCAGGCCTCGGCGGAGTAGTTATCAATGTCGAGAAAGAAGGATCTATCAATAAGACAGCACAGCAGCTTTTCGATCAGACATTCGGCGGCTTCGTAGGATCAGTTGTTAAGCCCATCGCTTTACTCGGCACACAGATTGTACGTGGTACTGACTTCATCTTTGCATGCGAGATTACACCTGTAATCGCAGACCCCCAGGCATGTGATAAGAAGGTAACTCTGGTTACATTAAATGACATGGGCGCAACACCCAGCGTTGCTGATCTCCTTAAGGGTGGAGTATCTGAAGAGGCTACAAGATCTGCACAGAAGCAGCTTCGTATGTCTTCTCCTTGGTGCAACTTCTATAAGGAAGTAGCAGCATTCTTCGCAAAGGATGCAGAAGTAAAGGTACTTTTCAATAATGAAGAGCCCGAGCTTAAACTCCTTGTTGAAAATGAAAAGAAGGCAGCAGCACTGTCAGCAATCATGCCTACAGCAAAGAAGTTCGGCAACGTAACGCTTAACATCAGCGTAGTACCTGCAAACGGTGAAACCATCGAGCCCGCAGTTGATCTCAACGCAGCATTCGAAGGAAACGGCGCAGTATCATTCATCCGTTCTGTAGAAAACATGTTCGGAGACGTTCTTACATACATCGTATTCCAGCGTGAGGTAGTATCATACTTCGCAGACAACCTCGCAGACTACTATGGCGCAATCAATACCCTCTACCAGGACATCGCAGAAGACATCTTCGAGGAAACAATTGGCCTCGCAGGTACCGCCTTCTTCTCAACAGACCTCGAAACAAACACCGCCATGGCACTGGGTACACCACTGGGGGAGTGGCCATAGGCAAAAGGCCTCCCTTAAATATAACACTCATAAATTATTGAGTGAGTATAATTGATAAGATAACCCTCTAGGAAATTAATCCTAGAGGGTATTTTTCTATATTCAGTTGTTTTTATTTACTATATGACACATTTGTTTTAGATCTTTAGCTCTACTTTCAGGAGTTCTACAAGCTACTGCTTCAGCAAGTGTCATATTAGAATTAATGGTATACGGTACATTAGGTAAACCTTTAATTCTCACGTAGTTATTATGAACTATATGTGCAGCTTCAAGGCTAGTAAATGTTCCTAACGGTACAGTTTCTCCAAGATAGGTTACGCTACATTTATAGTAGTAACCCTCATAGAATGATCCATCTGGATAAGGGTATAAATATCTATCAGCATCATAAGGTCTAATCTCATCATTTGTATGAGGCTTAATCTTATCATCACCAGAATACTTCTTTATACTTCTATTTTCATGCTGTGTTAAGAACATGCATGTTTCAGGAGAATAAACTCTCTGATGAGGAGGTAGATGTTGCTGAAGCATATCCTTATCGAAATCATATGTAAGTACATCAGCATTGTACCATTCTTCATAACCTGGTATATTTGGAAGATCCTGACAGAAGAATTCAAAACATAACCAACGACGGCATACTGTTACACCGCGATAACCACATGATGAAAACTTAGGATCTCCAGTATTATAGCATCTAGATATCATGCCACTCCAAACTGAGTATTCTCTAGTATGCTTACCATTGATCTTAGTAACTGCTCTTCCAGGACATGCTACTCCATAAACCGTAGCCTGATAAGGATCTTTTATATATCCCCTAGAAGCTCTATCTTTATCAACAATCATCCTGGTATGACCACCTAATACGTTGACATTTAAGAACTCGATTTCATAACCTGGACGACCATTGGTCCAAGTTTTTTCATGCTCCGCACATTGACGGAGTACTTTAAAATCTCCTGATTTATTTGTTTTTAAGATAGCACCTGGAACGACTGCTCCGCAACCATTCAAGTGCTTGGTGTAACCTTTCGGCATAATTATGCCTCCTTTGTGTTTAAACGGCATTAACGTGTTACTGAAATAAAGTCCTCCTTTCTATAGCACTACTAGGGAGATGAAGAACTTGCCAATTTTCAACATCTTGCCCCTAATAGACCATTCTTTATTTAATAGATTGTTGAGAGCGTTATAAAGTTTAACATTTTAAGGGGGGCATAATTATGCTTAAAGTAAATTTTTACCACAAGCATGACATGTATGTAGGCGGAATATATACTACCTCTTTTGGAAATATAATTGTTTTAGGTTTTCATTGCTGCAAACCAAGATCACCATATTCTGCTTTCATATATAAAATACTGCAATAAAAATTGCTATTCTTGCTGCCATTAAGAAAAGTGCTTTATAACCCATTGCAGTATTACTGTTATTCTAGATAAAGTCTAGTGGGCTTGTTGTCTTCCCCAATGGTTCATAGCCATAATAACAGTTTGCGGACGGCCTAACTATCAATTGCGGGTATTTCCGCTAAAGCATTAACTGGCTGGCTGCGTATATATTTGAGCCTATCTATAGTGTCGGCTCGGTCATTAGGGTGTGGATCTGATCAATTCATGCTTAAATCTAATGAAACTGGACAATTCTGGGTCTAAGCTTTTCTTGACAAGAGTTGTTATCGAACAGGAACCTGCGACGTACGGCAGAAAGAAAGGCGGAGATATTTATCCGACAGTGGAGCTCGGTTTAAATAAAATAAGATTTTGTTATGTTTCCCCTTTTATAACAAATGATTACCCCCATGAAATATATAGCGGTGAAGCTCCACACATACTACTACTTCTAGCTAAAGTTTGTAGACCCAAAACAACATCTATAACAAATGAAGATCTCCTCAAAGATATATTCATTTATCGCACTGCTATATATTTTATCAGTCTGTAGCTTAATTGGGAAAGCGAACAATCATTTTCGGCGTGCAGAAAAGATTGTTATAGTTGCTGGTTCGACTCCAGTCCAGACTGGTTCTCCGTTTCGCACAGGAGAATAGTCCATCATATGGCATATTTTTTGCTACCTACCCCAGTGGGCTTATGCTCACTGGGGTAAATTTTCGATTTTTACATAAGCTTAAACAATAAAGTATAATATCAATTTAAATTGTATATTATAGAAGTAATAAATAAAGGAATAATTGTATTTGAGGAGACTAAGAATTATGGTAACTACAGAAATGTTTAACATTGTAGAGGAAGAGCCCCTACAGAACTATCGTAATTATTATGTGTATGAAGAAGCTATAAGAAACTTAACAAGCTTCACCATTAATCCTGCGAAGGATATTAATAGCCATAATATTGATGATCACATTCAGGCTATATCCGCAATTCTCAAGGATGGTATTAATACTGAGTATATTGAGACTACTAAGTATCGTATCGATTGGGGAGATGGTAAATGGTGTAACCTAAGCATTATAGACTACTGGTTTAATCTCTTTATGTGGTCTATGTTACTCAAAGTAAATGAACAGATCAGGCCTAAGCATATATTCTGGAATATGGAGCTTAAAAGGGGTAATATTAAGGACTTCATAGATAAGTATATCTTAGATACTGATAAGAAAAAGAGATTCGGTAAGTACGTGCTTAATGAGGTTATTGAGGATGGTACTTGGAATTATAGTATGGTAGAGGACTTTGCTTATTACCTTGCTAATACTATAAACAATGAGGATGATATTGCTCTTATGCAGCAGTATCCTGAGTATGCTGCATTGCTTAATAGAACCTATGAAGACGTGCAGTTTAATAATGTAAAAGATGAGGGTCAGAACACTGCATCGCAAGTAATCAATTATATCAAGAATTCTAAGAAGCTTATCGGTTATGAACATGGCTTAACGAACTCATTCAAAGCGTCTGAGGCTATTAATGAACGTCAGTTTAAAGAAGCCCGAGTAAACATTGGTACTAAGTCTATTTATGATACAGTATTTCCATATGTAATTAGACAGTCATTCAGTAATGGTGGTGTTAATAGCCCTATAGCTCTATTTATAGAGTCATCTACAGCTCGTACTGCACAGGTTATGTCGAAAGAGTATGTCGGTGATTCCGGTGATATGGCTAGAATTATGGGGTTGAATAATACGGATACTATATTAAATCCGAACCCTAATTATATATGCAATACTCGTAGACCAATTAAGTTTACCATCAAGAGTAAGAAGCATCTGTCTATGATTAAGAACAGATATTATAGATTCAACCCTAATGGCATGGATCATGTTGTTAATGAGTATGATATCACATTACTCGGTAAGACGATATATTTATATTCGCCTATGACATGCAATAGTATGTCTAACAATAGAGGTATCTGTTCCAAGTGCTATGGAGATCTTTATTATATCAATAATGATATCAACGTTGGTAAGATTGCTGCGGAACTCCTGTCGGCTATGCTAACCCAGCGACTTCTTTCAGCAAAACATCTATTGGAGACTAAGATTGTCGAGATAGTCTGGAATGAAGAGTTCGAACAGTATTTCGATATTGAAGCCAACGCTATATCATTATCATCTAATCTGGAGGACGTTCCTAACTTAGGCAAGTATGTAATGCTTATTAATCCAGATGATGTATGTCTTGTTAGCGAGGAGGAGGATTCCGTTAAGAGTGATGAGGATGCTGAAACAACCATCTATAATGAGTACATTACTAAGTTCTATATTCGTACTCCTGATGGTCAGGAAATCCTTTTCAAGTCTGAATCTGATGATAATCTCTATATAACAAGCTATCTTAATGATAGAATCAGACGCAGAGCTACAAATGATGATGGATTGGTAAACATTCCGCTGAGCAGTATTGCAGAAGACGTGCTGTTCTATATTAAGATTAACAATAATGAGCTCTCCAAGGCTATGATGGATATCATGCATCTTATTAATAAAGCAGACGTAACCGAGTCTATGGATATTGATGAGGCTATGCAGAGGCTTGTAGATCTTGTAATAGATGGTAACTTGAATATTGATTCTGTACATCTTGAGGTTATCTTAGCTAACCAGATTGTTGCTGCAGATAATATGCTTGATAAGCCTAATTGGGCTGATCCTGGAGTACAGTACAAGTTACTGACATTGAATAGATCATTAGCTAATAACCAGAGCGTAATTATATCCTTGCTGTATAAGGATCTTAACAGAGTGATGTATAATCCTCTTACATTCGCTAAGAATAAGCCTAGCTTCTTTGATCTGTTCTTCATGGAGCAGCCCCAGATATATATGGAAGACAACATGTATATCGACCATTCCAACACTGGCATTCAAGACAGAGATACCAAAGTTGTAATGTGTAGAATTGTTGACAAAACAAAAGAATAAATATTATCCCGGTAGGGCAATTTGCTCTACCGGTTTCCTTTGGAGGTGATTAAATTGAATTTGAATACTTTAATGACACTCATAGATATAATAAACTATAATTATCATTATAGTGCAGTCAGTATAGTAAGCACAAGTATAGATGTCGTTACATACGACGAAGAAGCTATGACACCAGATATAAAAGAAATGATTGAATATTATATAAAGTCTTTGCCAGTACCAACTGTAGAGGATAGAATATTATTCACTGATAGATTGAGACAACTGACTAAGAATTTATATTCTCAATTTCATGATTGGTATAAGCCCGGATATATGCCTATAGAGATAGAATTATATAATTGTGAGCTTTATGGAAATAAACAAGCGTGTGAAGAATTATTAAAGTCGGTAGAATATAATATGTGTAATGTGATAAAATTAAGATTTAAAACGTTTTTGGAGGAATTAAACGAGATGCAACTGTTAACAGAAGATGAATTTGTAAATTGTGAAAACTGGATCAAAACACCCAGTGACGTGCATAAAATAACAAGAAAGGTAGGTGAATGTTTAAGATTATTTACAGAAGCTCATAATGACAATAATAAAGGATTTAAGATTGAAGGGGTATATGGAGTAGAAACAAATTTCAACGCAAAGCAATTTAAATCAGACGTAAACTTCTTTAGGAAGACTGAAACATATGACGGATATGCAGATTATATACAAAACGCGGCGAGTCTTTCTTATTAATGAAGCGGGGGGCAACCCCGCATCATTTTTTCTTATCGAACGCTATCGGTTTAATAAGAAAATATAATGTATTGAACTTTATAGTAATACGTTATCCGTTGGAGGAGATAAAATAATGGAAAAGATTAAGCCTAAAATTGTTTTAAAGCATACTAGGATAGAAGTTAATGATTATGATTTAGGTGATTGTCCTAGCTTAGAATATACGTTTTCTATATATGATCCTATGCGACATACTACCGACGTTAAGGTTATTGAATATGATATAGAGAAGAGAAAGCTCTTTTTGCCTAGAGGTATAGATATATCATATCTTGAGAGAATGTTTAACGTGACGCCTATGGTAGATAAAAAGCCTGATCCATATGTGAATACTGACCAGATTCCAATTAAGTATTTAACTAGAGATGATAGACAGAGTGAGATTCTTAAATTCATTATCGGTGAAGGCAAATACCAATATACCAAGTCTAAGAGTCAGCTTTGCGTTAATACGACTACAGGTTCCGGCAAGACATTTCTAACTGTAGCAGCGATGTGTTATACAGGATCTAGAATGATTATCATAACCAGTGCTATAAACTGGCTAGAGCAGTGGAGGGAGAAGATATTTGAATACACTCCTTTATTAGATAAAGATGTTTATATGATATCTGGTAGTGTATCTGTAGATAGAATACTATGTGGAGATCCATTAGATTACCAGGTGTTCTTAGTATCACATTCGACTATAAAGTCATACGGTGATAAACATGGATGGGAAAGAATAGATGAGTTGTTCGCTCATTTACAATGTGGGCTCAAAGTATATGATGAGGCTCATTTATACTTCGATAATATGAGCAGAATAGACATGCATTCTAATACTAGAAAGACGCTCTATCTTACAGCAACTCCACAGAGATCTCATGATGAGGAGAATGCAATATATCAGTTGTATTTCAAGAATGTACCTTCTATATCTCTATTTGATCCTAATTCAGATCCTCATGTAAACTATATAGCTATGCATTTTAATTCTCATCCTACACCATTGGATATACAGGCTTGCTCAAATGCATATGGATTCAATAGAAATGCATATGTGAAATATATAACTTCTAAAGAAGTGTATTATAAGATAGTCTGCATATTAGTAGATATGATGATGAATATGGATGGTAAGATTCTTGTCTATATAGGCATGAATGAAGGTGTAATGAAAACATACGAATATATAGTAGAGAACTTCCCATTCTTAGAACGCCATGTGGGTGTATATACATCTATAGTTGATAAAGAAGATAAGGAGTATAATCTATATAAAAAGATTATCTTATCCACTACTAAGTCATGTGGTGCAGCCCAAGATATAGCGGATCTTAAATGTACTATAAACTTAGCTGAGCCATTTAGATCATCTGTATTGGCCAGACAGACACTTGGTCGTTGCCGTGCCGATAATACATTCTATATAGATATTGTAGATAATGGATTCTACTTTACTAAGAAGTACTATAAGGTTAAGAAACCAGTATTCTCACAGTATGCTAAAACCTGTAAGGATGTACCTCTATCTGATGTAGAGATAGAAGAGCAGTTCCTTAAGGTTAAAAAGAAATACAAAGAGAAGAAGGTTATGTGTATGAGAGTCTATAAAGAATAAATATGTATTATCCAAATTTTCAATTGTATAATATATATCTGAGTAGTAGCCAGATGGTTAAATAGATTACAATTGATAAGGAGGATATAAATATGGCAAAGCAATTAGTAATCAAGAACGGACATGCCTTTTCGAAGGACGTAACCTTTTCATCTGATAGTAAAGAGCTCGCAAGGAATGCGATTCTTGAATCTGCGTGTGTTTGCTCACCTATGCAGTTCTTTATTGATTCCGACGATGAGCAGATGGCTAAAGATATCATCGAAGGAATATATGATGATGACGGCAAATTCGACATCGGAATGGGTAAGGAGTATGTCGAGCTGGCGATGGCAAATAAGCATGGAGACTATGAAGCGTTCGCCGGTTTATTCAATATGCTCAAGGTAGCTGAAATCGATAACTTTACCGATATCGTTAAAGATATTATTAAAGATATCGAGATCGATCGCAAGGCAGTGTCAGAGGAAGAAAAGAAGGCGAAACAGCAGAAGCTTAACGAAGCCGATGCCAAAGCTAAAGGCAAGGATGCTGATAAAGATAGCAAGGAAGCTAAATCCAAAGAGGAATCCAAGGACGGAAAAGATAAAGCCAAGGATGGCGACTCTAAGGATAAGGTGTTGACTGATAGCGAAAAAGCTGAAGCTATTCAGGCAGCAGCTACAACTGCAGCGGCTAAGACTGTAGATCAGATTGTAAAAGATATTAAGTCTGATATCAAGGGATCTGAAGACAGTGAGGAATTTCGTAAGCAGTTCCAGCAGCCTGGTCAGCAGGTAGTTGCAGAGCCTAATCCTGCACCTGTAGGATTTGATGCTAGTAGGTTTGTTAATCAACAGCATCAAGCAACGATTGTAACACCACAACAGATGGCTCCGCAGGGTCCGACTCTTACGCCTACAACGCCAGCTCAGGCTATGCAGAATGCTGCGAATATAGCGCAGAATAATGTGGTTCATGGTAAGATCGATCTGAATAATTCAGATCTAAAGGACATCACAAGGGAACTTGAGAAGAACTATAAGTTCATTCCCGGAACACATGAGTTCAACAGAGATAATCTGAAGAACTTATGGCATATGGCTCATCAGAGTCCTTTCATTAAGGAAAAGATGAGAGAGCTGCATTCAACGTGCAGGCCCAACAATCCGCAGTTCATCGAGATTCCAATGCCGTCTGTAGAGCAGGGCGGAGATCCTAACTATAGCCTTGCATTTAAGGTTGCATCTAAGGATAAGGATGATATCTTAGTTCTGATGGACCCGACTTCTATATCGATGCCGGATGGTAGACCGAGTTATAGAATGCAGGTTGGAAGATTCGGCAAACCGGTGGAACATCATGATGGATGTGACTGCGATGACTGTAAAGCAGAAGCATCTAAGGAAGAAACAGTTACACCGGCAAAGCAGCAGAAGACACAGTCAAAGAAAAACAAAGGAAAGGGTAAGCGTAAATAATACGTAAGCCCAGTCAAATATTTGTTGGTTATTACTCAACCGGATTAGGGCCCTCTTAGTGAGGGCTCAATTAATCCGGTATTATTTTTATTTTTTATTAAGTAATAAACTTTAGAGTAAATGGAGTTTATTATGGAGGACGAATGATGAGTCGAAAGATAAATCATAATGATTATAATAAGATTCAAGATGATGTATATTATTTTACTACAAAATGGCATATGAAATTTTGCGTTGAATTAAACGTTAAAGATACAGATGATCGTATTAGAAATTATGTTTCTGAATATGGATATAATAATAAGAATGGATTTGCTATAACGATTAATAGAAGGTATGTATATTATTTAATGATAGAATCTTCTGAAAGAGATAGTTCTGGATTAAGATATCAATTAAGGATATATCAAGATGATATGTATTTCTTTTTGCATAAGCTGGATATTGTAGAGAAGTGGTTTACTGGCGATCAAGATGTGTTTGCGAAAAAAGATGGCCATATAATCATACCCGTTAGGCAGTACTCAGAAAGAGTGAATTTCAGATATGGGTATATTTCAATGGAACCGACTGTATTCACTGACCGCGATGGATACGAGCGAATTGGAGTGATTTTCTATGTAAATAGTGAAGTTATGAGTTTTATGGTTCCAGTCGAAAAATTCTTAGGGTTCTTATATTTTATAAGGAATTTTAACATGAGTTTGTCTGCGATGACTATGCTTAATTATATCGGTAGTCATTATGTGCCATATAATTATCAGAATATAAACGGCAATATAGAGCATGAAAGACAACAGAGAAATAGTCCCAATAAATTATATTTTAAAGAAGGATTCTTATCATCTACAGGAGCTGAAGAAAGAAAAAAGAAAGTAATGTGCAGAATTGTGGAGTAGGCCAATTGAGCCTACTCCGCATAAGTTTATTTATAGACAAATCATAGATGGTTGGTCATCATTAGCCTGTGATACATAAGCGTTTTCTAACCGCTCAATTATTTCAGGTCGTTTATTCGCATACTCCTGCAGAACATCAAGCTTTAATGATGTGGTTATGAATGAGGAGTCAACCTCATCGTAGTATTTAAGCTGATGATAGAGGAATATAGCAACATCACACATACAGAGCTGCTCAAATGTCTCCATCTTTGTAGGCGCAATGGTCATCAAGTTGTCAGGATGTTCGATAAATATCCTAAGAGGGAAATTGAAAGCCTTATTATAGATATTACCGTTAGTTGTTTCCAACCTAATCTTATTGGGCGGTAAAAATATTGGGAATATACCTAAGTTAAATAAGCTAGTGTAATCCGCAGCAGCCTGAGTGAGTGCTATCTGATCGGGTCCATAATTCTGCAAGAATGCGAACCTATCATAACCAGAGTTTGCTCTATAAATATCCCAGTTTACGTCTTGTACACCTAGGATGGTAGCTCCAGCAGGAACATCCTTATCGATAAAATAGAATTCGTCTTTCTTACATGATCTATCGACTATGATAGTTATAGCATAAGGGAAATACCTACTAAATGTAGGGATGCTCTCTTCTTTAATTATCGTAGGCCAGTAATTCTTACCAATCTTATCGGGAAGATCTAGTGTAATTGTTCCCAATTTACGTTCTATTCGATTCAGCAATAGAGTCATTCTATTCGCCGGCGTGTTTACATCTTTATACATATAATCACCTCCAAGGGTTAATTAAGCTTCATTAATAAAATGTCTTATAATTGTATATTATAAAGCTGTAAGAGAGGAGGATAATATAAATGCAATTTGATATTATAGAAAAACAGAATGAAATTGAAATGCTAATAAAAAATATATTTAATTATTATAATGGTAAGATTAATAATATAATCAAGGCTAAACTTATAATAGATTGGAGGGGTAATTATATAACTAATGAAGCTGGATGCTGTATAGCACCCGGGATAGTTTACATATTTCCAATGGCTGGATTTAGATATTGTCCAACAGACTATAATATTTATAAGCAATATATAGTCATGACAGTACTACATGAATTACATCATGTAGATCAGTATATCATAGAGCGATATAATACTAAGCAATATCCAGAATATCAGTTCTCTATAGAAGCGCCTGTGGAAGTACATACGAATATATTCATAGCGAATCATATTAATGAGATTCATAATCTATTTGGTGTAGATATGTCTGAGTATGTAAGTGTGGAATATCCATATACAATGCAGCGTTATGATGTAGGCTTATTCTATCGTAGAATGACTTATATGGAAGTGGTATTCTTGAATCTATCATTCTTCTTATCTGAAGATCATATTAAGGCTTTAGAACACAATATGATGGAGGCTTGCCAAGATCCAACTAAGAAGATTGTATTAGTAGATATGAATGCTGATAATACTAAGAATAAAATTATGGTATTAATGGCTAATTCTTGCATAGCAAAACAAGATGTAGAAGAATTCATAGAGTGGAAGAGAAATATAATACTAAACCATATATATTTCGATTTAGAATGTAGAAATGATTATGATGAGAAAAATAATGTCTATTATGTAGGCGTTATAATAAAGGCAGCAAGAAACAGAATGTGTATTGTAGGAGGAAAGGAGAATATAAATGGATAAGAATATATTCGAGCAAGCAACAGAATTTATAGATAAAGTTATTGGAAATACCGTAGATTTTAGAAAAAGAGAAGATGGCAGGATAGATGTAGTTCATATTCCTGAAGGTAAGAACCAGAGAAAAACAATGTGTCATATCATAGGAGACAATAAAGATGCAGAATGATACACTCAAGAAAGTAATTAATACTATTGACAGAATCTCTAATACTACAATAGATTTCAATAAAACACGAGATGGAAAGATAGATTTAGAGATCCATATACCAGAAGATAAGAACCAGAGAAAAACAATGTGTAGAATAGTGGAGGATAGGAAATGAGAAAGTACAGAGTTGTTATAGATGGTCGGGAAACTATTATTGAAGTAAAAGAAGAATATGTTGAAGGGATAAACTATTTCTTGGATAAAATATTTGAATTTAATGATAAAGAAGGAATTAATTTATCACCTGGATTAGACGTAGTCGAATTATTAGATGAATAATAAACTCCCTAGGCGTAATAGCCTAGGGATTATTTTTTGTTAAAGTTCTGTATTTCACTTATATATTATATCTCTGATGTAGCAATATAGTGGCTATTTTTATTCTATATTAATATCACTACATCAGAGGAGGTGAAAAGTATGGTAGTCGAGACCAAAAATCTTCCTGCTGATATACGCGCTAGATTAGAGCTAGATGCGTTAATTAGCAAAAGAAAATTGCCAGAGAAAGTTACTGTTGAAATAACTAAATTTCCTGGTATTAATTTCTATACTTACAAAGCATAAACATGTTTAAACCAAAAAATTCAAAGTTCGACTACCTATAATAAGCGGTGTAACAAGCGCCGCTTATTTTTTTGTTTAGTATATTGTATAAAAATACCCTCTAGACCTAAGCCTAGAGGGCGCGAGGTGAAAATGAAGTATATTAGAACTTGAAACAGTAATCGCGGATAACATTTCCAACATGATTCTCAAGATTAACTGTAATAGTTTCACCGAATTTTGAAGTCATCTTAAGAGTGTGCTCATTTACAAGATCGATGCGGTCATAAATACCATCGAATGTATTAATAATTGTTGTAACATTTGCAGACTCTTTCTGCAGTTTATCTAATGCTGTGTTTACATCATGACCTGTGATAGAGATAATTGTACCAGGATCGTTCTCAGGAACAATAATCTGATTTTCATTAATCTGCTCTTTATTTCTTACCGCACTCTCACTTATTAGTTTATCTTGATATGCGGTGACGTGCGAAGGATAGACAACCCAATCCCATGTGATAATCTTGATACCTTTAACGTAAGCCTTTCCGCCAACGTTTTCTATAGAACCAAGAGCTCTAAGTGAGAAGGAAGGATTATATCCATCTCTCATATCCTGATCGAATGTCTCACCATAATTATTATTAGTTCCCATGAACTGACCTCTAACGAGCTTACCTTCAGTCCAAACTTTGAGGTAACGAACTGCAGTGAGTTTAGGATCAATAGTCTGCTGCCTAATAAGATCATCTGAAAGAGGATGACCGGCTTCACCAAGCATATAACCATGCTTAATAAGCTCTTTCATACGAGCTCCATTAATCTCAGGTTTAAGATCGGCTTCTGCATATATACGACCATTTCTATTTTCTTTATCCATATCCTGGAGAGTTCCTTCTCCAATTACTCTGTTGGATTTCTTATCTTTAGTAAGAATAACATCCTCGACGGTAGAAGCGCCTTCAAGGATGATAGATGCAATTGCTCTATTTCCATTCATGATTAAACCTCCATATCTATTTATACTAATTTAGTTCGTAATCAATTATATTAATGTTTTAAGGCTATGTGTTAATTTGGGTTATTTTAATTGTATAATATAATAATGTAATGATATGGATATTAGGTTTAGCGTAGTGCTAATAAAGAGTCCTAATGCATACAAAGAAAGGAGATATCATTATGGATATTAAAACTATTGATCTTTACCCGCTTTTCGAAAATGTAGATCATTGGGATCGCTGGAAGGAGTATATTCCTTCGCATTTGACTGGTCATGATCATTATATGTCGCCATTCGAAATGGATGACGACTGCGGTACTTGTTCGGGCGCTAAGTGCGATTATTGTAATCGTATTTATGATGATCCAATTAAGTGTAATGGCGTACCATCAGATGAGCTCGAAAAGTGGATTAAGAAAAACCATCCAGAAGTGCCTGCTGATGTAGTTGATGATATGGTTTATAATGACTATTATCGTGCATCTAAAGGTGGTTATCGTCTTGGTTGGTGTGAATGGTCAGACCTTAAGTTCGAGCATCCCGCCAAGGCTATTGAGATTCTTAAGCATCTCTATACAGAAGAGGAGCTTGAGAATGATGATTGGGCTAGTGCTGAATTAATCCATATTAAGAATTATATGGAAAAGCATCCCGATCGTAAGTAGTGGTATCAACAGAGGGAGAAATCTCCATACGGATTTGTTACACCGTTACCGATTTGTTACGACTCCTTCTGTTTGATATATAGCAAAGAATACCGTGGAAGGCCACCGCGGTATTCTTTTTTGCTTAAATTAGTGAACTTTATAGTAATAAGTTTATTTATATGGGAGGTTTAAGATGTTATCGATTAAAGATATAAACAAACGTGAAAAATCGGTTTGTAGCCGATTTGAAAACACCTTTCAGAAATGCAAGAGGTCTGCATATAATGAAGCAGGCGTTCTAACAGAGAATAATGTAGCCTCCACAATTGGTAATTGGACGAGGCTTAATGAAGATACTAATAGAGCCTTCGAGAAGGCTCTTGATGTTTTCATCGAATATGCTAGCGATCCTAACGCTACAGCTAGCAAGATTACTTATTATGGTAATATTCTTAATGAGAACGTTGATAAAGTTCGTGATGCTAAACAGCTTATGAATTCTATCAATTATAGAAATAGCCATCTTAAGTCAAAGATCCTTACCAAGATCAATAATAAGCATGATGATGTAACTAATGCTATATTTGGTAGTCTGAATAACCTTCAGAACAGTCTTAAGGGTGCGCTGCCTAAGACGGATGTTACTAAGGATGGTATTGTTAAAAGTGATGATAATCAGCAGAATGAAGCCGCATTAGAATCAGTAATGAGTACACTTCTGGAGCATGCTAGAAATGCGGCACAGTGTGATAGAATACTGTCTAATTATGGTAAGCTGTCGAAAGTCTTTAATCTTGATAGTATGGTTTATGGTGTTCTTGAGCAGGATATCAAACCGGCTATATATCAGATAGCTAGATGTATTGATACTCTGGATACATCATTTGATGTAAAATATAATACAGCATTAGAGACAGCTTATTATGTATTCAATAAGCACTTTATTAAGATTCCATCTGAAACTATAGTCGAGTGTGTAACAGACTATTTTATTTTTTCTGGTGATTATGATGAATCCATTAAGGAATCTATAGATAAAGTTGCTAAGAAGTCTGTATTATTTGAGTATGGTATGTGGGATAATATATTCTTATCAGCAGATACCATCAGTAAGGATGATCTTGATCTCACAGCAGATGATGCTAGTCTCTTAGCTGTCTCTGAAGGCGATAAGCACTTCTTAAAAGATATCAAGAGTAAATTCAAAAAGAAGGATAATCGTACTCCGGAAGAGAAACGTGACGATAAGGTTAAGCAGATGGTTGCTGAATTTAGAGAGAATTGTCTGAAGAATAAGGATGACACTACAGTAGATAAGCTCAAGCAATTCATCAACAAATTCTTCGCACAATCTCCATATCAGATAGTATATGAGCTACCGAATATGCTTAGTATTATTAGAGGCGTCTTCGTAGTTGGCGGATTTGCTATACATCCGGTTGTTGGTATTGTCACTCTTATAGCTGACCAGACTGTGAAGCTTCATCTGACACGTAAGCAGTGCGATAAGATGATCGAGGCGTATAAGAATGAGATCGCCGCTGTTAACGATAAGCTAAAGAACGCTAAAGATGAAGATACAAAGGATCGTTACAATAAGTATCTCGATGCTCTTAAAAAAGATCTGGAAAAGATTAAAGATTATTCATATTCCAATTTCACCGATGAGGAGAATGATGAAAGAATGGACTACGATTATGATGATGACTTTGATCTTGATGATGACGACTGGGGTGATGATGATTGGGATACCGATTTCGATGAGCAGACCAGAGCTAATTTGGCTTCAATAGTTCTTATTGAGCAGCTTATGTCTTCTATAACAGATCAGACTGTTGAGGATAATCTCGATGGCATTATTAAGAATAATATATTCAAGATGAGTAATGACGATATTGATGCTTTAGGCGATTTTGTAATCACAGTGCCTGTGATTATGGAAAAGAATGCGTTTAAAGAAGCACTTATTTCCGAAAGATATAATCTCAGGGCTATCAGAGAGAAGAGCTACAAAGACTATATGCGTATTGAGACTCTTAACAGTAATATTGCTAAGATGGAATCAACTAACGTATATAATACAGCGTCTTCTATGAAGAGTATTATTTGTTATCTTAAATTCATCAATGAGGCTGCTAAGATTAAGAATGATGGATATATTAATGAGATGGAATTTACCAATTCTCTGAAGCTTGCTATGAAGAATCTTAAGAGAGACGCTATGAACTTATCCGATAAAGAGAAGAGATTATCCAGCAATATAGATGCTTCAGTAAACTCTATATCTAAGAGCATCGAGACTTCATTACAGAACGGTAATCGGGAAGCAGTCATCAAAGGAAGCATTATTCCTTCAGCATCTAAATGTATTAAGCTTGCATTGACTGTAGGCGTTGCTTGGGCTATAAATCCGGCCATCGCTGTTATAGGAGCAATTGGCACATTTGCTTGCATGAAGAAGATGCAGAATAAAGAACGTCAATTAGTTCTTGATGATATAGAGATCGAATTGAAGATGTGCGAGAGATATATCCAGCGGGCTGAGAATAATAACGATCTTAAGAAGGTTCGTGAATATGAAAAGATCCAGAGAAATCTCGAGAGGCAACAGCAGAGAATCAAATATAAAATGAACGTAGAGCATAACCAGAATGTTCCTGACTCTACGGCGACGCCTAAGTCCTTAAGAGATGGTGATTAATTAACATATTGAAAGGAGGAAGTTCCTCTATGAACGATTTAGAAATTTTACAAGAATTAGAAATAAATGGTGTAGATACTCGTGAAGATGAAGACGAGAACGACTACACCGCAGGAGTAGATGATGATACAGAAGAAGAAAATAATGGAGGCGATACTGCAGGTGGGGGAGATAGTGATGGCACTGTTAGTACCAATGCAGAGTCTAATGATGGCGGTAATGTAGATGATAACACTACTGACAACGCTAATACTGATGGGGATGACGGCAATGGGCAGGATAATGATGAAGCTGCCGGTGAAGATGGGGAAGCTGGAGAAGACACTGATAATACTGATGCAGGGTCTGATAATGATACAGCTACTGACTATACTGACGATTTAGAAGGTTTAGAAGACGATGACGATGGAGGAGATGATACAGGCGATGATGGAGATACTGGTGATGATAATGCTGGCGATCCTAACGATGGTGATGTTCCTGAAGGTAATACCGACGATGGTGCTGGAGCTGGTGGAGATGATGGCGCCGGAGGAGGAACAGATTATACAGAAGGGATAGATGATGAAGAAGGTAATGAGGATGCTGAGGGCGATGGTGGAGACGATACTGGATCTACCAATGATGATCCTGATGCTGATAATAACGATGATACTGAAGATCTTGGAATGGATGGAGAAGATGAAGGAGAAGTAGATCCTAAAGAGCAGGAGAAGAATTTATTCCAGGATTTAGAACCAGCTCAGTTGGCTATAATGAACGCAGAACTTATTAGGAATTATATAGATATGTATGATACAGTATGTGTTATCATTGAAGATCTTAATAAGATAGATAAGACTGCTAAGAATATAGCAACGCTAGACTTCTTAGGTAAGAATCTGGACAACTTTAAGGAGATACTTAACGATACCATTACTAAGACTTATGTAACGAGAACGTATATACAGAATAAAGAGAATTATGAGATGAATCTCATGTATCTATCGCAAATTAGTGAGGTATTAAAAACGCTAATACAGTCTTCTGCAAAGCAAAAAGAAGATGAAAAGTAATAACAATATAATAATATTTAGGTTACCACCCCTAAATCATGATAAAAAATTTATAAGGAGGTATATATCATGCCGCAGGTAGGACAAAGAAAAACCCGTAACATGGGTGATATGTCTAAAAACCCCATGTATGGTTATGCTAAGAAATTCTTAGAGACCCAGCAGAATATGCTGCGTGAAAGTCATGTGAACTACGGATTTGATCCCATTCACACGCTTTCTATTCCTTCCAATAGGGATGCTCTTCAGGAGTTCTTCGTAGAAGATTCCCTCGTTGGTGATAAGAACAATATGACTCAGGCTCAGTATGAGGATCACGTTAAGGATATGAAGGCACTGTTCCTTAACGATATGCAGGCCGTTCAGGAAAATGCTGTTGCAGGTCTTGCACAGTACAATCCTATGGTAGGTATTTCACTGCCTATGCATAAGTACCTTATGCTTAACTGTGTATTCGCACAGGCTATCCCGAGATTCGTAGCCGAGGCGCCTTCATGGACTGAGACTATGGAAACTCGTTACATGGTAACTCCCGATGGAACTCGTATCGATATCGCTAATCAGCAGAACCAGATCTTCAAGGCTTGGAAGTCTGCTAACCCTGTAGTTGAAGTAGCTATTGCTCTTCCCGAGGTTAATAGTGTTGATATCCTTAACGAGTATTTCCATGTGCCTCGCGTAGATCACAATCTTTCCGTTGCTACACATATCTGTGCAGTTGCAGTAGAAGAGTATGTTGCTGCAGGCGCTGATGTACTTACAATTGGTAACGACGGTACAATTACAGAGTCTAAGGCTGCTTCTGCTGGTAAGGCATTAGTATGGAAGCCCTGGAAAGCTGAGTTTAATCCTGGATACGGTGATTACAACAGAATCATCATGCAGCCCGTAGATATGGTACTTGCAGATTCCGCAACTACTACTAAGGACTTCCATGATTCTCTGTACGCAACCGAGAAGGATAACATGTTCGAGATCAACTCCGGCGGAAATATCAAGGCTGTTAAGATGGCAGCTCGCTATGACGCTTCTACTCGCCAGCTTAAGACCAGCCGTGTTGAATGGCAGGAACGTACAACTTTCGTGCAGATCCCTGAGAATGATGGTATTACCGTACCTATCACTCCCGAGGAAGTTAAGGATATCGGTGCTATGTATGGCATCAATCAGGTTACTAAGTACATGAGCATCATTAAGGATATCATGGACAACGTAAAGGATGACGATATCCATAACGAGCTTAACGAGAGCTTCCTTCGTCTGGATGACAACAACAGACTTAAGAGAACAATCGACTTCGCTCCCCGCGATGGATACTACAGTGATCACCTTGAGTGGTTACGCAAGACTTTTATGAATACCCTGAATAACTACATCAGCGGCCTTCTTACTGTATTGCGTGATCCTAATATGGAGATCAGCCTTGTAGCTCGCCCTGGCATCATCGAGCAGATCATTCCTCAGGAGTTCAGCTATCAGACAGGCGATAACGTTGGCCCGATCGAGCTCAATTATCGCAAGACTGTAGTAAGCTCCACCAAGCGTGTATACAACTTCATCAGTTCCGATAAGATGTATGGTGACGATTCTATCATCGTTCTTCTTAACCCGAAGAATAGCAATAGGATTGTATATCGTTGCTACGATTATATGCTCTATATATCGAATGAGGTGAGAAGTGCTGCTAATCCTGCATTGCCTGCACTTACTGCATTCCAGAGGTACAAATTCTGGGAGTATCAGCCGGTTCAAGGGCGGATCTTAGTGGCTAATCCTACAGGAATCCGTGAGTACCTTCCTACACCGACTGACGAACAGCTCATCCCTGGCTCTGAACTTTTATATGCGAACAACGATCTCCAGAAAGTGTACGCTAGTTTTGATGCTACTACCAATACTAACGTTGCTCCGGAAGAGTTCAACGGCTAAAATAAAAAATAATATATTTATTTTTTATAATAATTCCCCTAGGCGTAATAGCCTAGGGGTCTATTTTCGTTACTTATTATAAGATATGAATATAAATGTAAAAATATACATATAATGTAACATGTTTATAATACTTATAATATTTTTAAGGAGGAATTTAATATGAATAATGAAGTAAAAATTGTACAAATAAGTGACGATGATGAAATGTTAAATTACGAAGGCGTTAGTTTAACTGCAGGTAAGTTTAAAGTAGTAGGAAAAGATCCAGATAAAAAGCATTATTATATGGTATTATTTGATGAAGACCCTAGCCAAACACCAATTAGCAAAGATAAATATAATATTAAAAATGGGAGAATAACCTATAAAGTTAATAATCCGCTGGACTTTGTTGGTCATCGAGGAGAAAGTAAAGTATTTGGTCCATTTACAGTCACTGGATATTTAGGTAAAGACGGTCAGCATAAATATGAAGTAACTTTTGATAATGGTGGCACTGGTATTGCAACTAAAGCAAATATACAAAAGGGATTGGTTAGTTGTGATGGTCATAAAAATGTAGATCCATATGAAATAGTTGGATGTGAATATATGAGTAGATGCGATGGTCCAATTAAAGTTATAGAATATATAGAAGGTAGTAAAAATCCACCATTATATAAGATACAATTTTTAGAAACCGGTAATTTTGATACTGCTAGAAAATTCAATATTTTATCCGGATATGTTAAAGATCACGATAAAAGAATGCTTGTTGATTATGAGAATGTAAATGGTCAAGGTATTCATTATAAAGTTTTAGAATATGTTGGTAATAAGGGAAGAAGTAAGTTCTTTAAAGTTAGATTTGACACTGGTTACGAATATGAATATAGTTATAGCAGCATAGTTAATAATATGATTAGAGACCATTCAGTACCTACATTATATGGAGTTGGTATATTAGATGAACCAGGATTATATGCTAAATATCCAAAGGAATCAAGGTTATGGAATTCTGTATTATGTAGATGCTATAATGAAAATTGTGATGCATTTAAAGATTATGGTGGGTGTGGAGAAGAAGTTGGTATAGAAGGCGGCGTGTCTGTAGATCCAGAATGGCTTCATCTTAGAAAGTTTATAGATGACTTACCATCACTTCCTGGCTACTCTCAATGGAAAGCTGGTTGTAAATATGATTTAGATAAAGATACACTACAACCAGGCGTTGATAATTGGGATAAGGTCTATAGTAAAGATACATGTATGTTTATACCTCATGAAGTAAATGCGTATGAAAGACATGTTCGTGAAGGTCATGATATAAATTATATACCTGAAAGAAAAGTAATGTGCCGTATAGTCGATAAGAAAGATAAAGAAAATAATTAATGCAGTAAGCCCTGGCGATTTGCCAGGGCGATCTTTTTGCGGTTGTTGTTAGTTTTTATTTTTAATTGTATATTATAATAATGGCGTAGTAGTAAAAGATGGTTAGCGGATTCAAAACAAATTCCGCTAGAAAGGAGTATATATGGATATTGGAGAAATTAAGAAATATATAATCAAATTGGAATTTGAAAATGGAAAGATTATGTATTTCGGTTATGAGCAACATGGTACATTTCATTTAGTACCAACACTAGATATACCACTGTATTATGATCAGGTTTTAAACGGTGTGGTTTATATATCGCCAGATCCTATATTTGCAAAAACATTTGGTGAAGGTCAATTGTGGTTCGTTAAACAATTATGTGGAGATTTAATCGAAAGAGAGGCTTGGAATCCTACGTTTGGTAAGATCACAAAAGCAGTACCTTGCGAATTGATAATGATTGCGGAAGAGCTCGATGAAGAAGCTATTAACAACATTGAAGAGGAGGTTAAGTAAAATGGCAAATGAATTTAAAGTAAATAATGATAGTTGCTTTTATGTGATTGGAGTTACATTAGTAAAAGATAAGAAAGATTATGTTGAGTTTTATAACGATAAGAATTTCATTATTAAAGAAATGCTCGATGGGTGCTTTTATAGAAAGATAGAGTATGCCGAGAATGAGATTAATAGAATCATAGATAATGGATTGCTGGATGAGCCAATGCATAAGCACGAAGATGGAAATGAAGCTGTCAATGATGTTGTTAAAAATCTCATCATTATTAAGATGACTGCAAATGGTTCTGAAATTATTGATACATATGACTATGCCAATAATTCATTATATGTTATTAAGGCTAAATATAAGAGTGGTTATACATTGTATGTATCTGAAGTAGTTGCTAAAGATGAAGATGATAAGAAAAACAGATTCTCGTTAAATTTTGAAGGTTGTGAAGACCTCAATCATGCAGAAGTATATAGATCCTTAAAGTCTGCAAAAAATGATGCTGAATATTTAAATATAGCAGTGCAAGATCCAACAGAAGATATCGAGTCGGTTTATATCGTTAAGCTTAAAGAAGCTGATGAAATAAAATATGATGTCGTTGGTTCTGGAACCATTAAGGAGACTACTCCATCTGGCAATACTAGTTATAAGAAACCTAAGAAAACATCATCAAAAAAGGAGGTTAATAATGGATGAATTAGACAATAGAATACCTCTTGATGAAACATATATTGTACATGTGATAATTGGTAAAGAGGGGCTAAAGTCGGGGTATATAAAAGATATAAAACGTGTGGAAGATCTTACCGAAGAAGATAAAAAACATGCTTATGTTAAATTTATGAATTCACAGTCTAGTATCGCTATATTAACCGATAAACTTTCTGAAGCCGGAATGTATGAATATAGAAATGCTGCACTTACATGCATGAACAATATAATAGATACTAGTGATAGATGTGTCACATACAGAGATCCCGAAGGCGCCAAGACTCCATTAAATGCAATAGCCGTGGTGAAAATAAAACCATTTGAAATTGAGCAGATGGAGGATTTATATAATTCATTACCTGAAGCATTTGTTGTTGAAATACTTCTTAAGGATGGTAATACTGCATATTTTGCAAATGATAGGTATTTTTGTAATAATACTATATCTGATGGTGCTAATGAATATGCTGTCACGTATGATCTATTCAAAGCCGAACTTTATAAAACAATTACCGAAGCATATCAGATAGCTGATTTAGCATTGAAAGATACCAAAGTAAAAAGAGCAGAAGCTCGACAGGTAAGTTTAATCTAAATAATACAGAGGCGTCCATGTGTGGCGCCTCGTTTATTTTTTTAATTGTATAATATAATTATGTAACGTACAAACAATTAAAATTTATAAGGAGGTTTTGTAATGAAATATTTCAAAATCATTGACAGTACTAAGTTTGACACGAAGGCGAAAAAGTATTTCGTGGGTGATATCACTGCGCTTGAAGGTTGCAGAATATCATTTGTTTTGGCTAAAGATATCTTCAGATACATCAATGATGGATCTTGGATATTAGAGGTAGAACCACTTGAAGGCTTCGAAGAGAATCCTGATGGAGTGCTCTATTATGCAACCAAAATAAGGGTTGTTAAAATGTGGCGGTTAGATAAAGTTCCAGCATACCAAATGCTAAGTAAAGAAGGCGCAGACTTCACTATATGTGATAATCTGGTGCTTAAGACAGCATTATTCCATTGGCCTGGGGTATTTAACTTCTTGGCTAAGCATTGGGATAGATTATCTGCTGGAAAGAGAGTATAAGGGAGGTTAGTTATGGAAATGCCAATTATGGAATGGGGATACATAAGTAATAAGGAGTTTATAGCAATAAACTCAAACGTCTCTGCAGCACAGTCTATGATGAAGCAGTTGCATATACGGCTTACATATCCCGATGGGAACATTGACATTCGAGAGGTTCCTAATGGAGCTTCTATTGTCATTAAAGAAGATGGTACAGTTCTAATGCAGCGTGGCGGGTATACTAAAATTGTCGGTAAGTATAAACCCGACAGAAATGTGGTTATCGATGATGGTGACAGACGCCTGTTCCCTTCCATAAATCCCTACAAACTCAGTAGTATTAAGTGAGGTGATTAAATATGTTTAATAAGATAGGCAAAATAAATTCACCAACCGGTAGTTGTAATACTGGATATGCTATACAGTTTACTTTTACTTATGATAATAATGTATATTATTATGCTGGGCTGGAAGTTAGATTTGATGTTACCAAACATGCAGTATCAAAAAATATTAATGTAGCAGCATTATATCAATCTAAAGAAATTGCGCGTAACTTTGCTAATGAGATTGTCGCCAGATTAATTAAAAATGAGAATTGTACTTTGGGTGGCGAATCATTTTATGGTAAACAGGATGAATTATCATATGAAATTGTTAAGGTTATGGAAATAATAAAGCGTGAAGTAAAAATTGTGAAAGCGCAGCATATTCCTCACGCCTCAGAAAGGGAGGGCAATGCTTAATGAATCAGAATGATATAGATTGCATTATAAAAGTACAGCTCGCTAATGGGTTAGAGCTGTATTTTAAGCAGTATTTTGGTAGTGCTGTAAAACCCATCTTTTTTGGTAGCCCAAATGACGCTTACGTCTTTAAAGATGTAGAAATTGCTAACATGGTTGCTAGAAATATAATGGCTGATCATCTTGAATTAACCTTAGGTGATAATGGCGAGTTAGTTCCTGTAGTAAACGCTATCGTTTGCGCTGTAATTACTAGAACCATTACTGAGGTTTCTGTGGATCATATCATAAGCAACTTCAATCAGCAGAGCTATAATGTAAGGGTTAATAATGGCGAGGAAGCATTATGATAGGTTATATTATAGAAATCGTTCATATGGATGGTTATAAAGAATATTTCTGTGCATTAAAGAAAACAGACAATCATAGAGTAAACTTAATAACCACCCATCGTCAGGATGATGCTGAAGTTATGTATAGTAAGGAGAAAGCAAAACCTATAATAGATATGCTATTAAATAATGATAAGTATATTTTAAATATATCATTCATTAACCCAATATCTCAGTGCTGGATTCGCAAAGTTCGTGTGGATATGAAGCCTGTAGTAACCAGAATATCTGATGGGTCTGATGAGATGTTTCCTAGAGCGGGAGAATATATAGGTATAGATGGTCCATCAATCAAAACCAAGCCAATTAAAGCACTGTAAGGAGGCAATATGGCAGATAGATATATAATCAGAATGGATATTGCTTCTAAAAATCCTAGGCTTTGGAAGGATACTATATACTATTTTGGAGCCACTACATTGGATGATGGTTCAACAAGATTTATGTTCACCAAAACAAAAAATGATGCTGGCACTTATAAATATATGGAATCAGCAGTCAATGCAGCTAAAGAAATTATGCATAAAAATATATATCTTGTTGGAGAGCATATCCAAAATAAAGATATACTAAATGTGGATGTAGTTAAGGTAGAAGAAATAATAACTAGAGCTATTATAGAAAATGGAGTTACTAAAAAGATATATAGAAAGGAGACAACTAAAGATGTTAATTCATCTAACTAACAAGTGCTCTATGGGTTGTAATCATTGTATGAATAATTCAATACCCACGGGTACAGATCATATGAGTAAGGATGTTTTAAAAGAGGCTATCAAATTCACCATGATGACAACTGATAGGTTTATCATTTTGGCTGGCGGTGAGCCGACTGAGCATCCGGAGTTCTTTGAATTAATGAGATTCTTTGATTTATGTATGCATCATTATAAGAATCTTGGTGCATTCTTTAGCGTAACCATAGCCACAAATGGTTACAATATGGCTAAAGATCCAAAGACTTATACTAAGTTTATGGATGAGCTTTCCAATAATAATCCGAATGCATTGTATATGTGGCAAGTAACAAGCGATGATAGATATTATCCCACAAAGATTAATCTTGATCGGGGTATATTTAAAAGGAAAGATGTGACCGTATGTACTCATATTGAGTCATTGTATTTGCAGGGTCGGGCTAAAGAAAACCATTCTGAACCAATTAATAGTAAGGCTCCAAAGTGCTTCAATATAAGATCGGCTACAAGGAGTAGTAATCTTGGCATTGCGATTCTGCAGCTTCGCATGGCTGGTAAATTTTGTACACCAGCTATAATGCCTGATGGAAGCATCCACTTAGGTGAATCTTATTTGTGTCCTAGCATTGGAGCTACAGTATTTGATAGTCCTGAAGAGATCGATCGCAAATGTAAGGAATTCAGATGTGATAAGTGTGGTCTTATTAAAGGCATGCCTGATAAATACAGAGCTGCCGTTGGGGAGGTGTAGGTGGAAATATGTCAAAAGAAAAATATACACAGTCGCAAGACAAAATAGAATTGCTTGATGCGAATATAGAGATGTTTAAACGCTGTATAGCAGCATGTGAGGAAATTAAATCTGGAGCTACAGAGACTTCAGTATGCGATAAGTATAATATCGATCGTATGTTCTTTAGAAGAATTATCTTCGAAAAGAAACTGGGATTTGATTATAAGCCTATCGATATGCCTCCTGATAAAGAAAAAGATCTAAGGGTATATAGAGAGTATTGGAGACAGAGATGGGCTGATTACTGCTGGCAGGAGAAGCTTTTCTGTGAAGTATTTGGTGAGTATAACTATAATAATATTCCGCCAAATATAGAGGAGTCTGTAGATTATGTACTTAATACATTCTCTGAAATGGAGCGAGATATAATAAAATTATATTTTGAAGATGGCTGGTCGTTCGGACAGATTGCAGAAAAATACAATATTACCCGTGAGAGACCACGTCAAATAGAACGGCGTGTTCTTAGAAAATTAAGACACCCTAAATGCAGTGATATTCTTAAATACGGCGTTGATGTTATTGCTGATATAGATCGTGCTAAGCAGGAGAATATTCAGAAGCAAGAGGAGTATCGTGAATATCATAAAGAAAAAATTGCTTTCTTAAAAAATGCATTTGATGATGCCATCAAAATGAAATCAGAGAAAGATCTCAAACAATGTATTGCTCAAGCAAATGCTATTATTGGCAATAAAAAAGAATGCCCTATAGAGGAATTAGATTTATCTGTAAGGACATATAATCGCATTAGGCATGCTGGGTATAGAACGATAGCAGATTTCGAAAATGTGTCTATAGAACAGCTTAGCAAAATACGTAATATGGGCAAAATATCACTCGATGAGCTTGTAACCAAGTTATCCAGTTATGGTGTTGTGATAAGTACTGGAGGGGAGGTATGATCTATGGGTGATATAAAGACTACAACTGGATTTCTAGTACAGTCTTCTGAAACTGGTGATACATTTAAAGAATTTAATAATCATCTTGATATAGATGAAGAATTTACTCAGCCTGTTGTTATCAATGAAAGTATGGCAAATAACCTTGCTACAAAGATAGAATTTTCAAATGGGCAGGTGCTTATTATTAAAGTGGCTAATTCTTATAATATTGAAGAGACAGAGAAAGAGTATAAAATCTCTTTCAGCAAAGATAATAACCCACCTAAGAAGATCACTGGTAGATATGGTAGTAAAAGTGTTGTAGGCAAGATAGAACCTAATAGCATTCTTGATTATGCTATTAAAGCAAAAAGACCGCCAATAGGTTTATTTATGAGTAGGTTCAAAGATAGTAATAATATATATGAAGATGTAGCAAATCATTTCAATAATAAGGAGGAAAGAACCATGACAGTTGAAGAGAAAATCAAGACAGCAAAGGAAATTGCAAGTACAGCAGCAGAGCTCGCTGAGCTTCTGGCTAAGAATGGAAGTGACAATTATACAGAGGCTCTCGAAAATGATCTGTTTAACAACATCACAGCACTCGTAGGGAGGTAATTATGAAGCTTGAATTATATGCCATCGGATTTAATGATGGTAAAGATAACTATTATATTAATACAATATTTACTAAGTTAAATAATATACCATCTAAGGTAGAAGTGCGTGATATTGTAGCATGTAAGGAAGACAACTTTATTGATCTTCCGTATATAAAGCTGTTTGCATCTAAAGAGATTGCAAACAATTATCTGGAAGGCGTTAAAGAATACTTTGCTAATAAAGGTGGTAATGAGGAAGTTTATCTCGTTACGCTTAACAGAGTTGATTAACTATCTGGGGAGATAAGTTATTCATATTTATGAGGTGTCCGTTTGGGCACCTCTATTTTATTTTTTGTTGAAAACATCTAAGTAATTGAAATATGGAGGTGTATCCTATGAATATATCTGGAGTAGGCGTTCTACATCCAATGAATGATTTGAATTCTGTATTCAAAACTTATGATAAAGAGAAGGGTGTAAACTTACCGCCTAAGGAGTTTAATAAAGAATCTAAGGAGGATAATAGCAATGCAGAAGATAAACAATAGTTCTACAATATTTGCTTCCGTAGAGAAGAGACTGTTTGCTTTAGATGAGAGACATTCCACTAGTGATCTCAAGGGGCTTGCAAATGATATAAATAAGATATTTAAGGCTGCAAATTGCAAGGGTGTTATTTATACACTTAATACAGATAAGATGTTTTTCGGTATGAGAGTTTACCCTAACCTTACGGGGGATGAGGCTCTTGAGATGCTTGGTGATAAGGATACTAAGCCTGTTGAGAGTTATTATATTGAGTTCGATAGTAAGCTGTTTGATCCTATGCTTGCTCTTGATGAGAAGGAGCTTATGGCTATATTGCTTCATGAGATAGGCCATATTGTATATGATCTTAATACTATAGATGAAGTTCGCAATGCAGTCAATTATTATTTCAGCCAGACTGATGATGCTATCGGATTGAATGCTACAAGATCATATAAGGAGCTCATTGCTTATGCTATGAAAGACTCCATTATGAAGGTTGGTTCTGTATTCTCCAAGATCTCTAAGGATGATGAGATTATAGCAGATAGCTTTGTTGCTAGTCTTGGTTATGGACCTTACTTAGAGTCTGCAATGAAGAAGATTATGCGTAATAATGTATATATCAATAAGACTGTCGACAACAGACTGCTGACTCTCTCATGGGTGCTCAGACTCAATAAGGAGTTCCATACAAAGAGAATCCCTGCTATACATACATTGAATAAAGCCATCGCTATGACAGGCTCTGAGCTTGAGAAGAAAGACATTAGGTATGCGCTTGATCTCATGAATAATATTAATGATATTCATGAGGCTAATGTATTTGATAACGTTAAGGATAGATTCAGCAAGAAAATCCATACCTTTAAAGTTAAAGGTATCAATTCTGTAAAGAATGATATCTATGAGCTTAACCTCAGATTAAGATGTGCAGAATCTCAAGATGATCTTTTCTTTGTTATCCGTGCCGTTAATACAGACGTTGCTATACTTACAGATTATCTCTCAGAGGTTACCGATGAGGTTGAACGTCAGGAGATCTACAACATTCTTCAGCAGTTATATGAAATCCGTCAGAAGGCTGCTAAAGATAAGAAGGTCCATGATAGGTACTCATCTTATATTAACGTGATTTACCCTGAATAAGGTGTCGTTTATTTTGTTTCCCTTCTTTACCCTCTAGGCTTCGGTCTAGAGGGGAATTATAATGTTGTATATTTTTACTATTATATATACATCTAAGTAACAGCGCCAAGAATAAACGCATAAATCGCTGGAATAACAAATTTATATCTAAGAGAGGAGATTTAGCAATGAGTTTCGGAAATCGCAATAATGTGGACAATGGCCCAAGCAACAACACTTTTTCAGCAATTAACTTCAGTCACGGTGATAGCGTCGTTGACGCAACCAGGTTTACAGTGAGCTATTTTAATAAGCTCATGAAGATCAGTATCGCTAAGAAGATTGGTCAGAATGGTGATATAAGTACGTTCGATAACGATCACCAGACCGTAGTTTATGTAAGTAATACAAAGGCTAAGATGCTGCATGATCTTATGGTTGAGATGCGTGATGGTGGTAAGATGATGAATGTTTGTATTGAGCTTAAGAATGGTCTTCTTAAGATTTCAAATGGTACAGAGTTTGGATCAGATACGCCCTGCTTCAGCATCCTTACAACTGATAATAGCGGCAATGTGGAAGAGATTGTATACCAGACAAAGGCTGACTTCTACCAGGCTGCATATGACTATAAGAACGGCAAGTTCTCTACCAAGCAGTTCGATAATATGGAGTTTGATACATTCCTTATGACTCTGGATGAGTACTGGAAGGCTTCATCTTATGCACTTGCGGCTACAGTAATGGAAGCTTCTATGTATAAGAGAGATGGTCAGTATAGAATGATCAAGGCTATTGCTGATAAAATCGGTGCAGTTGTTGTTAATAATTCAGGAGCTTATAATCAGAACGGCGGTGGTTATAATAGCAGGACATTCCTTAATAACAACAATGGCGGAGGTGGCAATTCATCAGGCGGAATGAATAATGTGCCTGAAGATTATGAGACCTCCACATTTGCAGATATTGCTAATTCCATGGGATTGAGCTAAATATGAAAGACAATGTAATCTTGGCAAACTTTGATATGCTTGTTGATTTAGATTACGCCATGTTTCAGTATTTTAGAGACAATTTCTATAACTCTGATTATGTAGACAGAGCGTTTCTATCTCAAGAAGATGAACACAATGTCAAATTACAGCTTCTATCAAGGCAACACATTAATCCATTAGAGGTCTTCATACCTAATGAAGATCCTAATGGGTTAGTTGATCTCTATAATGAGATATTAGAGACCAAAATGGAAGATCTATTGGGTTATGCTAAAGTTTATGATACTTTTCCCTTATTAATTACATTTCTAAATAATGCATCTAGTGTAGATATTATAGCCAGATGCGATTCAGAACTACAATCTAAGTTTATTTCCAAATTAAACGATAGAATTAAGACGATAACAATACCAAGAAATGAAGTTAAGCTAAAAGACTATACGGTCTTTTGGGAGAAGTATTTCAGTTATGTAGCTCTATATAATAATATTGAAGGTAAGCATATCTATATAGCCAATGCTCAATATAATATGGAGCCAGGACTTCCATGTGTCAATCTCTCCTTAGGACAACTCTATGGGGATGTAAACCTAATTCATATGATGGATCTGTATACTGATATCAAATATATACCACCGCAGGAGGATGAAACAAATGGTGACTAAAATTTACTCTAATATTGTTCCAGAGGAGATAGTTAGAGACGTTCAGCAGAGAACTCTCACTATAATTTCTGATGCAGTAAAGAAATCTTTTGGACCTAAGGGATCTACAACAGCGTTCGTTAAGAATATGGACCCTAATGAGGCTAATATTGTTATCGAATATACAAAGGACGGTCATACTATAGTAAGCAATATTTTATTTGCTAACCCTATCGAGCGTTCTGTACAGGATCTGCTTAGAGATCTTACTCTTCATATTGTTAAGGAAGTCGGCGATGGAACCACATCTGCTGTTATTCTTTGCAAGACTCTGTTTGATGTACTTTGCAATAATGAAGTTATGAAGAGTTGGGCGCCTTCGGATGTTGTTAATATCTTTAATAAGACATTCGAAATCATTAAGGATAAGATCTACTCCTATAAGTGGGATTGTACTCTTGATGATATCTATGATATTGCGCTGATCTCTACTAATAACAATGTGGAGATCTCACAGACTATCAAGAATGTATATGAGAAGTACGGTTTAGATGTATTCATTGATGTTCTTGAATCTCCAGAAGTACAGAATATCATTAAAGAGTATGATGGTATGACTATCGAGACAGGGGCTGCAGATTCTGCATTCAATAAGACAGTGCCCAATGCCAGAGTATACTGCTTTAAAGATGCTATCGATACGCCTGAGATGACAAATTTTGTAATGAAGATCATCAATGATAATATCATCCGTGCAGTCGATCCCAGAAGCGAGTATGAGTATGTACCGACAGTCATTATGTGCCATCAGATCTCTCCTGACACACAGAGCTACTTCGATAATGTAATCAATCTGTGTAAGCAGCCGGGTGCTAACATTCCTCTTATTATTGTATCAGATATTACAGAGGATTATATGTATGATGATATCGCAAAGATGTGCGGCGCCAAATTCATTAAGAAGTATCTCAATCTCGATCTCCAGGAACAGGATCAGGAGAAGGGCTTAGCACCTACAATGGAGACAATTACTGATTTCTGCGGTACTGCTGAGGCTGTAACAGCTGATGATTATAAGACCAAGTTCGTTAAACCTGGAAATATGTTTGATGAGAATGGTGAGTATTCTGATGATTATAAAGCTATGGTAAACTGGCTTGAAAGCAGAGTACAGAAGGCTATTGATGGTGCTGAGGGTACCAATGAGATTCAGAATACTAAGCGTCGTCTTAATAGCTTCAAGGGTAATATGATTGACTTTATGGTCGGCGGAGTAACTATCTCCGACAGGAATAATCTCAAGGCTTCAGTAGAAGATGCTGTATTTAACTGTAGATCTGCTGCTAAGGAAGGCGTTGGTTACGGAGCTAACTTCATGGCTCTGCGGGCTCTTAAAGAGCTTAGCGAATCTAAAGATCTTGATAACAGCTGCGTGAATATTATTAATATTCTGCTTAAGGCATATACTGAGCTTATCTCTATTCTGTATAATATTACAGATAAGGATGAGCTTGATAAGCTTATTGATCTTATGATTAAGAAGAAGTGCCCACTAAATATCAGGACTAATGATTGCGATGGTAAGGTTAAGTCTTCCATTAAGTCAGATGTGGCTATTCTGGAGACAATCAATAAGATTCTGATCCTTATGTTTACCAGCAATCAGTATCTTGTACAGACGCCAATGCATAATATTTACACTGCAGATATTAGAGACAACGAGGGATAATACTTATGACTGGGCTGATCTTCATAGGTCAGCCTAGCATAATATGCATGAGGATATAAATATGTTTCAGTTAAAATTCGGCGTTCTATTATTTATGATACTGTGTATGATTTATTGTCATATAATAGATGACTATGTCTTGCAAGATGTTCTTGCTAAAATGAAGCAGAAGTCTTGGTGGAAGAATCAGAAAGAATATTCTGATAAATATAAGTATGATTATATAGCTGCTCTTATTTGCCATGGGTTTGAATGGAGTTTTAGCGTACACATTCCGATTATTATTTATCACTGGCATAAGAGCAATTTCAATTTTAACCTACTGTGTTTGACTATAATATTCAATGCATTTTTACACGCATCTATAGACAACTCTAAAGCTAATATGAAAACAATAAACCTTGCAGAGGATCAGCTATATCATCTATTACAGATCATTATAATAGCAGTGTTACATGCACTTATATAGCAAAGGGGGTGTATAAATATGCCATCGACTAAAGTATTGAAACAAGCCGTTGATGGTATGAGTTTTGATAAATATATAGATAATCCAAATGGTGGAGCAACAGTAATAACCAACAGGAAAATGTATAAGGATATGTATCAAGCCAAGTTTGATAAGATATTGCTTAGAGAGCAGGGGGATATCCAGTTCAAAGTATATCATCAGTCTGACGCTAATGATACTTATTATATTCATTTTAAAATCCCTAGTGAGCCTATAGCGAATTTCTATTATGATGTAGTTATACAGCTTAGCACTAAGGTTAATGAGAAGAAGGCTAACGACTCATTGAGACAATATATGGTTAGATTCTACTCGAATGACCCGGCATTTGTATATACGTTTGTTCATGCCTTCGCTAAGCATGATATATTCATTAAGGATTGCGAGCCTAAAATGAGTAAAACTGCATTAAGAACTAAAGCTAGAACGAAGAATCCTAATGATGATATCTTCTATGTAAAATCATTATATTTTGCGTATCTGGCTATGGAGCGATACGGGTTATTCTATAGGCATAATCTAGATAGATTATCTAATAAATACAGTAAACATGCTTTAGTTGATAGTATAGAGCATGCTGACAAGAAGATCAAAGCTCGTCAAGAGGAAGGCGAAAAACTATCGAAGAAAGAAGAAAGATATAAAGAAAGAGGTAACAGCCATGGAAACAACAACTCAGGGGGAAATCGGAGTACCTCAATTAAGAAAGTATCTACAGTCAAGACAGCAAAGACAGTCAGAACCACACGAAACGTAAAACGAAAATAAACTTAATTTCTATTGTATATTATAATTTTGTAACAATAAGATTTTAGGAGGTATTTGTTTTATGGAAATGTGTAGTATAGTTGACAGAAATGCTATACCGCCTGTAGACGAATGGGGTATTGACCCAAAGTATCCTATAGCGCCAGAAGATATTATATTTAAGAATATCAAAGGTGATATTATTTTACCAATAGCCGAGTTCTTCGGCAATACAGATGAGGAATCACAGCAGATAAACTATTTTGCTATGAGTCCAAAGAGAAGTTACAATTCGGATAAGACAAGAGATCACATTTGCCAGTATCTGAATCATTTTGAGAAGTATTATGATCATGATAGGGAACTTTTGATGTATATGTATAGGATTAAATATCTTATTGATTATAATAAGAAGTACTCTAGAGAGAACTTCATGGATGATGTGAATATCTATATTATCCGCAATCCTAGTCTTACTAGGAAGATAAAGCACTTTGTATCTGATAACTATCAGATGAACCTGTCTAATAACGGTGGCAGAACACCTAATCTTCAGTTCAATAACAATCACGCAAAGATACTTTATGAAGTAAGTCTTATGATGAATATCTATATACCGATGGCTACTCATTATATGTATATGAACTTCATTAAGAAATCTGAAGATGTAATAGACTTTATGAGAACACTCTATGATATGTGTGTTACTAAATACGTAGAAGAGGAGAATATTGACGTACACCAGAAAATCTATGAAACAGCTCTCTCTGTAGTCAATAAGTCCAGAAACCCTAACAAAACACTGTGGGATAAGAATCGTATCCGTGGCAATAACGCCACAACGCACACTCATGATTCTGTAGACGACATAATTCTACAGATTATGCCTAAATACGTATACAATAGCAATATTGTAAACTTCAATTATTTCTCTAATCGTAGATCAATTTCGTATAAGATAACGGATATTGAATATGAGTACACGCTCAATAGATTAAGTTCTAGCGAGAGAGACGCAGATCAAAACTCTGAATTCGATCGTTATGAGTCCAAAATATCGAAGAAAGACGAAGCCTTGGCGATGCAAAACAAAGTCGCTGCAGAAATGGCTATTCTTGATATTGAAGCTACGTATGGGCCGTACAGTGAGAAAGAGATAGCTCATTATAAGAAGATGTTAACCAAAGATGGAAGTGGAGTAATTAATCCAACAACTAATAAGTTGCTTGGATATATATTCTACCAGAATCTTGGCGATCCTGAGACATGGAAAAGTATCCCTAACCAGATTCATTATATAAAACTTATGATTGCTGCGAAAAGGAAACTAAAAGCTCTCGGGATGGTTATATTACCATATTTGATCAGTTCTAAAGTTAGCAGAATTTCATCTCGTAAGGTAATCAATAAAAACAATACTAATGAGATAAAGAATGCTACATTATGGAATGAGTTTAGAAAGAAGTATAATAACCCTAAAGTAGAAGCTCAGTTCTTCGAGCTCTTAGGCACAATTAAATCATCTCAATTTGAAATGATAGATTGGGATGAAGAAAATGATTGCCCTACAGAGTATGACGGTATAAATGCACCGATGATAGATGATATGATAGACGAAGAGTTCTTATCATATGTAATTTGTATATAGGGAGGTATGCCTATGACAAATACAGAATCTATGATACAAGATAAATTACTTAGAATGGAACTGACTAACGCGAGGAAATCTAAGAATTTGACACAAAAACAATTATCTGAAATTAGCGGATTATCAGTATCTTGCATTAGCTCTATAGAGTCTGGAGATGAAACTACATCTCCAACTCTACGGAGTTTAATAAAATATTCTACAGCATTGGGAATACAATTCTACATAGGCTATGAACATAATGATAATAGATAATCCATGGTAAAAATGTTTCCTCTTGTTAAAAGCCTAGGCCCAGCATGGGCCTAGGTGGTTCTTTTTTATACGTATTACTACATATATATGAAAGGAGGTGTGCTAATATGTATAATTATATTGGACAGAATTTTATAAATATGATTAGGAATTTCTATCCTAACCTAAAAGTGGCTTCTGGCGGACGTGAAGTTAGAGTCTGCTGTCCTTTTTGTGTTTCGAATGGCTTAAAGGAAGACATACATCATCATTTATATATTGGCGTGCCTCAGAATGTAGATGAGATTGCAATGTATGATTGCAAGAGGTGCCCGGCTGCTGGAAGGGTTAGTGGTGAGTTATTAACTAAGTTAGGGTGTAATGATTCTGATGTATTAGTTAATATAGATAGACATAATGCTGATGTAATGAAATTGCCTAAGTATAAGTATCTTAAGAATGTAGATATCTATCCATTAAACAACAATTGGATTGATAATACAAATCTTAATTTATTGAAGCTTAAGTATATAAATGAACGCTTGGGCACTAATTATAGTTTTCAAGATATATTAAATCTAAAGATATTCTTAGATCTTAATAAACTCATACAGATGAATAATTTGGAATTAACCAGAGATCCTAATATAGTCAATTTATTTGCGACAAACTTTATTGGATTTATCTCATTTGATAATTCATTTACAAATATGCGTAGAGTATTTGAGAAGGGTTTACCAGATTTTATCAATAAGAGATATATGAATTATAGCCTTATTGGTAAGCAAGATGGTAGCAAGAATTTCTATGTAATACCAACGCAATTTAACTATTATGATAATAATCCTGTGAAGATACATATTGCAGAAGGTCCATTCGATGTTCTCGGCATATATAATTTGAATAATAGAATTAATATGCAGAATATCTATATAGCCTGTGGAGGTAAATCTTACATAGGAGCATTGCAATTCATATTACAACAAACTGGACTAGTGAATTATGAGGTTCATTTATATCCAGATGGTGATGTTAATGAGAAGGAGCTTAATAAGCTTATACTTAATAAGATAAGGAATCTCCCATGTGATATTATAATACATAGAAATAAGCATAATGGAGAAAAAGATTATGGGGTTCCATTAGATCATATAGAAGATTCTTATTATAGAATTGGAGAAGCATTATGACAAAGAATCGTAAAAGAGAAAAACGGATGTTGCGTAAGAAAGATCTGTTTAATCGCATACATAATAACATGGTTGTTGAGGAAAAACCAGTGCGTGAATTTTATGATAACTCCTCAGAACGCCTGAGATGCAAGGCTGAGCATGGGGTGTTTTTACAAGAAGACGATATTAAGCGTATACTAGTTAATAGTATCAGACATACTGGTTCAACGTATGATAGAGACATGAAAATAGTCCATCAATTAGATAGGCGTATTCCCGGCGATACTTATTATAAGAGATATAAGAATATGGTATTAAACGAGATTGCTGAGAAATACCCATTTCTAAAAGATGAGTGTGAAAATCAGAAGTACAAAATACAAATGGTAAGGATAGTAAAATGAATAATTTTATCTTAGTAGACAAAGAGAATGAAAATGGTGAGGAAGAAAAGAAGATTGCCGAACCTAAAATAACTATGCAGAATCCTAATCTTGCTATAGCTGATTATGGTAAGATTATGTTTAAATTCTATAGACAGACTGATGTAGTCATCTGCATGGATAAAGAAACTCTAGAACAAACAGTAATGGATCATGAATCTTATGAGAGTTGGGGTACTATATATAATCCTGCATTTAAAGAGCATAAATTCTTATCCGGTTGGATTCATAAGATGGTTAATTATGTAGATCCTGACCCTGTAATATCATTGACTAAGAAGTTGCTTATTAAATTCATGGTTCAATCTATGGATAGTTGTTATAGGTATAATTCTATGGATATGTATGAGTGTATTATAGATCAATGCGATACTCTTGACGCGTTCGCTAAGATGCATCCTAGCATACCGCTAGATGTACATAGAGTATTCGAGCAGGCTATGAGAGCCAATTCAGAAGTCTATAGATTCTATGTGGCTACAAATAGTCATATGATGGATATATTTATAAAGAACAATGAATAACCCTAGGCTATTATGCCTAGGGGATTATTTTTTGTCAAAGTTCTCATTTTGTGTTGTATATTATATATTTGATTTATAAGTATTGAAAGGAGACTTATAAAGAAATAATATATAAGGAGGTGAGAATAATGGTTGAAAATATCTATGCTACTGATGAGGTTCTCCAGCAAAGAATTGAAATCGCTAGCAATGATTATTGGCAGGATTTATTTCAGTCCATGATCGAAAACAATCCTAGTATGAAGGATTAAAAATAAATCATACAAAGATAATAGCGGTGCCGCCAGCATCGCTATTATTTTTTCTCACCTCGATATATACTATTAATAGCCTGTTGGGATGGGTATATAATTCTAAAGAAGACATTTTAATAATTAATAATAATGCGAAGGGAGGTATACGCTTTGGCTGGGAAGTTTATAAATACTGACCGATCTGGTGTACTAACTCAGCATCAGGTTACTGAACTGGATAAGAACTTAGTCCAAAATATTATCAAAAATCCATATTATATGTGGAGCGATAAGCAAGGTACTAAGTGTACATATTATAATCTTAATACTACGATGACTACATTGGATGAGTCGACTAGAGGCAATTTCGGTGAAGTATCGCCTGAGTCACCGTTAAGATTCAATAAGATTAATAATTTCTATATTTATGGATATACTAAGCCAGATCCAAGCCTTGAGATAGGTGAATATGGTCTTGAGGGTTCTGATATAACTGGTGAAGCTATAGTGCTTCCATTTACGGTTGTTCCATACCCGGGAGATTTCTTTTATATTGATGAGTTAGCGACGCCTATGCTGTTTGAAATCACTGCAGTTAATCCTAATATGATAGAGACTGGGGCATTGATGTATAAGATTGCTTATTCATTGAAATCTTCTGATGGATTAAAGAATATTGAACCGCAGGTTGTTAAAAGATACAACTTCATGATTGATAATGTTGGTACAAACTTTGCTTGCTTAATGGAGGAAGAGAGTTATAATGCTGCTTCTGATATTGAGAGCACATTGACAGCATTGAAAGACTATTATATTGGTTTATTCTATGATAATAGAATTCAATCATTTGCTCTTAATTATAGCAATAATGGTACTGATGGTGGCAGCAGACCTAATGCTTATGGATATCATGATTTTATAGGCTTTAAGATATATGATCCTTACCTAATTGAGTTCCTAATTAGAAATGATATTCTCGGTGGGTCTACTAAATATATCTATGTACAACATCAATATATCATGCCGACAACATTTCCTATAGATTATAGCAAGACGTTTTTTGTTAATGTAGAGGAATGTGATCTTAAGCACCATATTGGAACCTATGTAGGTCATGCTCTTAAATGCGAACAGAGACTTAGCTTATTATATCAGTATCCAATTGATTACTATATAATGGATTATCGTAAGATTGATCATATGGGTAAATTCTATATGCTCAATATGTTTGATGATCCAGCATTTGCGGATAATATAAAGAGCAATACTAAATATAGAGAAGAGGATATTCTTAAGAATATCATAATCAAATACTTCAATCATGAAGAGATTACTGATGATGATATTGATCTTCTCAAGCATTTAGATTATATGCCTACAAGGGAGCAGTTTTATGAGATTCCTATGGTAATATATTGCTTAACATCGCAATTAAAAAATATGTTATCTTAAACATGATATTAAGCCAGGAGGTAAATACTATGGATTCATTAAGAACACCTATAGAAGATATGCTTCTTAGGGAAATGATGGACGATGATACACGCGAGATAGTAAGAGAAGATGAAAATAGCTACGCTATTGATGATCTCTTAGATGATGCAGAAAACACTGATCTCTTTGGAGATGGTGATAACTATCTCGATGATGACGAGTTAGATGACTTATTTGATTAAGGAGGTATTAACAATGGATGATTTTATGGTAGATATGGCTAATGATGATCTGTTAGATTCTGAAGCTGAAGATATTGAAGATGCAATGGAAGACGTTGTTGAGCATGATAGTACCGACATTGATGACATCGCAGAGATTACCGATGAGGATATTGAAGCCAGTGATTATGATCCTTACGAGGATGAAGAATTCCTCGCAGATGAGGATTATGATGCTCCGGTAGATAATGAAGGCACAGATGATGTTCTTTATTTATCCGATGACGAAGATGACGACGAGGATGATCTTGAGGCTGTAAAGAACGCTATGTCTGATGATGACTCTGATGACGATAGCGAAGATAATGAGGAGGATGATTAAAAATGAAACAAAGAAAAGTCGTTAACGTTTACCCGAAGGCTCCACTTACCATGTTTAACCCGCCTATCGTGAGCGCTGTAAAGAATACTCGCATGACCAACGAGGAGATTCGCGCTGCACTTATGGGGAGAGCTATGGTAGAAGAAGTCCTGCCGGATGGTACTATAGTAAATCTCGATATCACTAACTATGATAAGAGTAATGCTGACAGCCAGATGGAAGCAGAGATCAAGAAAGCAGAAGAAGCAAAGCGTAAGGCTGAGAGAGATAAGATCTCCCCCATGCAGGCTGCTGTACCTGTAGAACATCCCAAGAAGGAAGAGCCTCCTAAGGCAGAAGAACCTGCTGAAGAGCCGGTTGATGATTCTGAGCATGATAATGCTAATGAAGCTCCTGCATTACCCAGCGTAGGAGGGTCAGCAGAAACTTCGGCTGAAGAAGAGAAGGTCGATGAGAAACCTGCAGAACAGCCCAAACAGCAGCCTCAGGTTAAACATCTCACAAAGGCTGAGCGCAGAGCTGCAAGGCGTGCAGAAGCTGAGAAACAGGCTCAGACTAATGAAGGTAATGAGACTCTCGCAGAGGGTTAATTATTCATATTTATTGTTTTCCATTAATAATTGCCCTAGGCTTAATTGCCTAGGGTGCTTCTTTTTTTAAACGCCGAAATCTATATTATATCCACAATTACCAGCAAATTGATACGATGGTTCACCTTTATTATCTATAGGGCAATAATCTTTACCAGTGCTACCACTATGATAAATATTAGCATATACAGACATAGCACTAGTTGTCCACCAATCCATCGCCGTGATATATTATTTGATATGGTTCAGCAGATTCCCATCTCCACGCATAATTAAAGTCTGATACTCCATCAATAGTAGTTTCAGTAAATCCAATAGTTTTATATTTCCAATGGTTTCCAGCAGCGGATCTATTCCACCAAGTTATCGCCGACACTAGTTGCAGCATATGTATTCACCGCTTTAATTACATAAGTACCATTAATACACATATAACAACTTTTATTATCTGTAGCCCAATCGCCAGCTTGAGATGAACTAGTTCTTGTTCTCCAATACATCGCCGTAATTACTAGGGCTAGATGATCCATGGCATGCAACAGTACAATTTACTGAACCATCTGGGCTAATATAAATAAAACTCACATCTTTATTATCATATTGAGTGCCATACCACGGTATACTTTTATAATCTGCACTTCTTAACCAACAAATTATCGCCGTAAATACAATCAATACCACTAGGGAATTTATATGCCGGAACTTTCCAACCTGTATTTATAAATCTATCATCTGTTGAAAATATTAATAACATTGCACTATTTTCGATGAAGCAGATCTATCCCAATAATCCATCGCCGAAATTTCTTACATAATAGCCATTACCGCCTTGTATAGCATAATAACTCTTACCATCCGCCCAAACGCAACTTATAACAGACTTATTATTTTCTAAAGCACCAGCATTTATATCATGATTTGGGCAAGTCCTCAACCACCATTCCATCGCCGAGATTAAATAATTGTCCAGTACCACTATGTTTTGCAGCATTAGTACCTTGAGGTGTTCCATTAGGTGTATTATAATATCCTGAACAACAAAATGATGCCTTGTCAGGCTTATAGCCAGATCTTTCCCACCAACTCATCGCCGTAATAATATCTATCAGTTGGCTTATTTATAGGATAAGCAATCCAATTTAATCCAGAAGTATTATTATAGCTTTGGCAATATACACAATATCCAGTTCCATCTTTATTTAAATAATTTGAAGGTTGTGTCCTTACATCATAAAATGATCTAAATAACCATCCCAATTCCATCGCCGTAATTACATGGTGTACTAATATCATATACATATGTAAAATTAGCACAATGAGCCCATACTGGTGGATTCCTTTCTTTCATATACATAACGAATGCAGATTTATCAGACCTAGCTGGCCAACCACCTCCAGTTATATATACATAACATCCTGATCTAAACCACCAACAATTCATCGCCGACAATTACTACATCAACACCATTCCAACTATAAGCTGGAATTGTCCATATATGTTCTTCACCATCAGCTTTAGCATTAAATCTAATTTTATTATCAGAATGATTAGGGGCTTCTGGATAGTACGTGCTAGTTCTACTCCACCAATACATCGCCGTATTTAACTCCATTAGTTATATTACTTTGAGTATAAGCATTAACCCTTTCAGATCTAGCATCTTTAGATACCATTGTAAATACTCCATTTGTTATATGCGGAGGTATTGATAAACCATGATCAGCAGCTCCCCTTAACCACCATTCCATCGCGCCGTAATTATATAATGTACTACCATTATCATGTAATGCTGCAGACCAAGGCCTATCTTTACCAGAATCTAACCAGCCAACCATACAAACTTCTGGAGATGAAGAGGATGCCATTGATCTTAAAACCGTAGCCAATGTTATCGCAGTATTAAGCTAAAATAAAAGAATAACCCTAGGCTATAAGCCTAGGGTATTAATATTAGAACTTTGGATCTGTTAATTGATTCTGATCTAATGTAAGTGTAAGGTTATATATAGCTTGGACTGCCTCCATGGAAGGGTATCTTAAGCTTACACCATTTAAGGCTATAAACTGAGCGTTGGAATTTACATATTTCTCAAGCTCGGCATTAGCTTCATTGGTAAACATAAGCTTATCTGATATCGTGTCACCATCGTAATCGGCACCCATGCCTTTACAGTATAGATTGCAGATATTGCAAGTATCTACAAATCTATTAGATGTATTCTCACCAATATCATTCTGACGTATCATTGGATACCACTGATAGAATTCGCCATCTATAACAACAGGCTCTGTCTTATTTGTAGAAGATATATGAACCTTGCTATATAAATTATTGAAGTATGAATCTCATTATAAGATTCAGCTTTATGAGTTACATAAAGATTAGACTATATCACGACCATATCTATATAAGACTTAGGTCTCCATCACTTCGAACTATTGAATAGCCCTACACCCATTCCAGGGTTAGTCGTTGAACCAGTATTTCTGGATGCTGATTAGACATTAATTGATTGTAGAACCTAAATATAGGCTTGTATTTCATCATTAATCAATCTTAGATATTGTTTCTGAATTTCTTCACCGTTATAGGAATCTAAGCTTTAGCCTTTCCCAGCAATTCAATGGATTTTTCAACACACTGTTTCCAATGTGATGCCACAATTCATACTTATGGGATATCTTGTTATAATAGCATATTTATCTTTAGTTGCTTCACACGCGGCTATATAAAATAAATCGCACCAGGTTATATCTCTGTCTATAAGAGTATCATTCTCTCTTACGCCTTTAGCGTATTCCTCTCTAGTAATAGAATAACCCTTAAAGCGTACATAAATCTTCTTACCTTCCTTATTGGGCACTTCTATAGGTTTAAATCTATTAGAGTATCCATGAATGAACTCATTAATCTCCTTATCGATTCTATCATCAGAGAATTCAATAAGGATATTATCTAATTCAACCTGCTGAGGTTTACCATCTTTATCAATATAGTCATAATGAGTCTTTCCACCAAACTCATTATTAAACCACTGTCTTAGATTATAAACCACAAATGGATATGCAACAGATAAAGCAGATGCTAATGGTATAGCAGAATAGTCTAAATCTACCATTAGTTCTTCTTTGCTATTTACATTAGTATCCGCTGCAGAGAGTACTAATCTATTACTATAATCTGCAGTCTTAGCCATTACAGATCTTCGCATACTACCAAATTTCTTAAATATGCCAGAGCCAGTATGCTCACCACCTATAGTAGTCTCACCAAGAGTAAACCAGTTATATAACTCTAATAGAATATCCTGGATTTGTCCTCTGATACCACCCTTGATATCGAATCCATAATCGCTAGCATCTTGCAATGCTTTAACCTTATTAAGAACGTTAATATATAGCTTATTAACTTCACCAACACCTATACGACCACCTCCAGATGTATCTACATCTCTATAGAATGGAGGGATAATAATAAGCTTATCTGTAAAGAATAAGCCATCTTTAGCGCCCTTCATGAGAGCTTCCACAAAGTGCTTCTGCTTTGTATCTTTAAACTTAAAGTCCTGAATATTCTTTTCGATAAACTTTATACCGGTCTGACCATTATCATCTTGAACAAGATAGCCATGCTTATCTATAGAGAAGGTTTCTGTTTCATAGATTAATCCACGTACTTTATTATCTATTTTAAGCCATATCTTATAGAAGTAAGGATTGATAAACTTCTCCTTAAGATCTATATATCCATATATACCAGAACGCTCAGCTTTGGTGATACCAAATATTGTATTACTTAATAAGCCATCTGGCGTTGGTCCATTCGTAGCGTTAAACATGGCAGGATTAGTAACTTCTAATGTGCTATCATTAACTTTAATGAACCTTTTCTGATCCAATTGGCTTATATTAAATCGTTTATTAGCCATCTTATAACCTCCTTGGGTGATTATTAATTTATTGTTTCGGTAAAATATTTCGATTGCATATTATATATGTAGATATATATGAGACCGTGTTTTACATAACCAACTAGCGAATGTGTGGATCGCAGAAAGGTGTGTGAAATGAAAAGGAAGAGACTTAATATAAAGGGGCAGTATAGACTTCTTACAGACAAGAAAGAGATGGAGTCTATTAAACAAGATATAGATAACGGTAAATCGCTAGATGAAATATGCGATGATAAAAATCTAGTCCCACTCCAAGTTAATAATCTCTTAGAGGATGAATCTACATCATCTATAAATAAAATTATTGACGCAGGCTATGATTATAGTATAGCGTTTATCCCAGATGAAGAACTAAATAATCTGATTAATGATATAGAAGCAAATAATAATAACTTATTTGTAGAATGCGGTCTAGTCGCCAAGAGGCATAAGATACCTGTTGGTAAATATATATTCAACAACATTGCAGATGATCAGATTAACCAATTTGATTATCTCGAAACAGTGGTTAATAAGTTCATTGAAGAAAACATAATATTCATGAATGGAAAAGCCACAAAAGCGATAAGAGTGTATGTAACTGGGTTAAGTTGCGCCTTAACAAGTGTGATTAAGGTATGCTGCTCTAGACAAGTAAATCTTGTTGCCATGCATTACCATAAGGAGTCTGAGGACTCTCTGGGTTATTATGTAGAACAAGTTATCTTCGATCAGTTCGAGATGGCTAATAACAAGATATACGAACTCATGACTTATATAAAGATAAGGTCAAGCAAATTATATTTATATAAATGCAAGATAGAAGATCTAGAAGACACTTTATATGAGTTAAGATTTTCACTCACAGGTTATGGCTCAGAGAGCTTTATAGCAAAGTCCTATGAGGATGCACTAAATAAATTCACCAGAATCAGCTCAAAGCTCTATGAGGGTGGTAAAATCACTACTAAGCATAGAATAGATATTATAGAGTGGGATGTTGAAACTATGCAGAATAACATGCTCTTATCATCGCAATAAAATAGCGGGGTGCTTTATTAGCACCCCATTATTTTTTACTTATTTATAGTAATACATAGTAGATCGCCATTCAAAAATACGTTAGGAGTATAGGATTTGCCATACATAATTATATTAGCAGAATTAGATTGCAATGTATTCAGCAATCTTTCCTTATTCTCCGCATCAAGCAATTTCACTGAGTATGTGATGGAAGCCTTATCCATACTTATATCATTTAGCGATACGAATTCCACATCCCTTAGTATTCCATAGGCAATCATATGCTGTTCAAAATAGCTTTTGAATATATCAGCTAACTGTGCCGCTGGAATTTCTTTTGCGAATTCTATATTATTCATATATCGCAGCCTCCAATTCATCCTCTAATACTTCGCCTTCTTGTTGTTCTTGGCCCTCTTTGGTCTTAACACGTTCCTCAGCTATTCTATAGAGCACATTCATATAACTTAGAGGTAGATGCATCATTTCTCCAAATGTTGTTCTACCTCTATAGAATGTACATAAAGATTCAACCTTCTTTATGAATTCTTGATTTGGGCCAACTGAGCTCGTGTAAAAAGCAAGTTTACTACAGAATCCAGAGGTTTACTCGGGATAGTATGACCACATTCAGAACACTTCAGTTCCGGATACTGGTAAGTAACCTCAGGCTCCTTAATGATATTATTGAGCTTGCCATTAAGCATATTGTACTGATCTGCGTTGAGGGTCTTAAGTATCTGGTTATATGCTTTAAGCTTAGTAAGCACTGTCTTATTAAGATCATTAGGATAGCTCTTAATCTTAAGAGGAACAAGCTTCTTATTCTCTCTATCGATCTTAAAGAACTGATCTACATAAGCCATGGTATTAAGCATATCTCCATACTTATTCATAATCTCCTCTTTGATGGTAGCATATTGTACGAATGTGCTGTATAAGCTAGCATGCTTATATGTGATAACAAAGTCATCACTAATCTGAAGAGGGATAGACTCCTGAAGCTTGCTGCTGGTAGTAGTATCAGTATTCATAAGCTCATAGAAAGCTTTCTTAACATCATCATCCTTGAAAGATACCATATTCATAGGATCTACATCATATACAGCAGGCTTTCCGCAAGCACCATCGCCCTCCTCATCTGTTACAGCTAACAGACAAGAGTCAGAATATGTAGCCATAAAGAGTCCGAAATACAATGAATCAAAGTCCTCTGTACGGATGGACTGGCACCATGCTTCGAATGGAGGCTTATTAGCGTCCACATTATGGTTATATGCAAACTTAAGAGTAGCGATAACTCTGTTCATAGAATTAGATCTATTGATGGTAGACTGAAGCGTATCCAATTCAATACCATCGCACTCTTCCATCCTAATGGTTCTGCCAGTGTAATACAGGGGCCAATCTGCATATTTTTTATCTCTAGACATCTTAGTGCTGTTAAGAATCGCAGACATAGATACAGGCTCACTCTGGATAGTATACTGAGAGAAATCAATAAGATTATCAGAAGCATGAACCTTCTCACCAATGCTGCTCTTAATCCTAGCCATTCTCTCATCATCATCTTCTTCGAGATCAGAAATCTCTACCTCGCTAAGAAGATCATCAATATCTTCAAGCTCTTTAGCGAACTCTTCGTCATTCACCGGCTGCTTAGGCTCATTCTTAATATTCTTAGTAACAGACTTAACAGGATCAGGCTGGTTGCTCATATTAACAACAGTCGCAGGTGCTTCTACCTCATCATCGTCATCTTCACCACCAAGCTCAGCAAGATCCTTATCAATATCATCGATAAGCTCATCCGGAGTCTTCTCTTCTTCCGGTTCGATCACATCAATAGGATCATCATTCTCAGTCTCGACTTCATCGTTTTCTACTCCAGCGAGTTCACCAAACTCAGCCTGGAGTTCTGCATTATTCTCATTCTCTTCAGCAACTTCCTGCGCTTTACTCATCATTTCATCAGCCATCTTCTTTTTCTTATTAATGGTATCTGTAAGAGAAGCAAATGCATCATCAACAATCTCAGGATTCTTAATCTCCTGCTCTTCTGCCTTCGCTGCTGCAGCCTCAGGGTGTGCTTTCTGAAGCTCAGCTCCTAATACATTAACATCACCAACCTTCATATTGGCTTTATTAGATGTACCCATTGTAACAGGCTTAGGAGTTGTGATGGTAGCCTTAGCGTTATTATTTCTTGCCAACTCATCCAATGTAATCTTTTTACTCATTTTTTATTATCCTCCTTTAGTTAGATATCAGATCACTTAATACAGAAGAACTACCTACGTTTATATCGTCATTTTCTTGGTCGTATGATATAACATAGGCTCCATCAGAGACTTCGATGACTATACCAAGAACATGATCTGGTCCAGCGAAGCCTACCGTAACGTTCATTACGTATTCGACTTGGGGCAAATAAGTAGTAATCTGCTCTCTAATCTCTTCACGTAATTGATCAAGCATATTCTCATCATTATTATATCGGTATTCTGATCTTAGACCAACACCCATATTAGGATGAGATTGAAAAGTGCCTTTATCTAAAAGTAATAGATAAACTATATGCATATAGTTAGCATTAGACTTATCTAATACCCTTGGCATATTAAAGTTATTTAGAGATAAAAGATGTGCTTCCATTATATACACCTCCATCCTTATATTAATTTATAGTTTCGCAATTTAAAATTTACATATGTTATTTGCTTTATTAACATTGCTTACAATTGCATATTATAGTAACGTGTGGGGTTACCTGGCCAGGTAACTTTATAAATACGATATTACATAGAATTAATTTAGGAGGTGATCTAATTTGAATTATACAGGTATAATTAAAGTTGTTATAAATGATAAGTCTAAGTTCTGCACTAAATATAAGTACAATGCGGATATGTATTTATACCAGCTTAATAAGTTTTTCAACTCGAATGAGAAGAATAAGATAAAGAGGATGTTCCTTGATATGGAATATGCCACTCTAAATGATTACGTAGAGATGGTTAAGCTTGCTGGATTGCATGATTATTATAATTTCGATGAAAAGACATGGACCGATCCCGAGGGACACAAGAAGTTCTTAGTTATGTATCCTGAGCTGGATAATAGATGCTTTATAAATGATTTCTCAGGCATGAATGTATTTGAAAGCATGCTTCAAACAGGAAGATTGAAAGTGCTGGATAACAACAGTGCATTCAATGCTAATTATGATTTTAAGTATATTATAAATCTGGATGAATGGGCTATGTCTATCAAATCCCAATACTATCCAGATAAAGTTATAGCATTACCAACAAAGGAGGGTAAATAAAATGAGTAAGACCAAGAGTTCTAGAAAGAGCAATATGCTTAAGCAGTCTTCTAAGTTTGGAGGTGGTAAGGTTAATACAGATCGCAAGAATGGTAATACAAAACGCATCAAAGGTTGCGGTCACAGCATTTCAGGAGGCAGATAATGAGTCGAGACCTTAAGGTATTAACAGTTGAATTTCCAGATTTGCAAGTTAATCCAAATACTAAATGGGAACACTTAGATTATATCAATCTAACTTGCGAAAAGATGAATGATTGGTATAAACTTAAGAATCGCTGTAAGCATCTATTTGTACCAGAGAATAGCGATTGTGAAGTAAGTACTTTTGATTCATGCGTATATCATAAGGATTCGTTAATAGAATTCATGAATGATAACTATTGTGGTTTATTCAATGAATTGAGAGATTGTATAAAGAAGGCTGAATATGATTATATAGCCTTACAGGAGTTTTAGTCATGTATAAATATGAAATTTCCGGAGGAGACATACTTAAAATAATATTTAGCGCTGTAATGCTAGGCTACTTCATTAGTTATATTATATGGACTTCTATATACGTTGAGTATGATTTGTCTGTATGCGATCAGTGTAAGATAGTCTACATTAAACAGAATATGAACTATTGCAATGAATGTGGCGGGAAACTGACACATATCAAGGACTATGATTGGAGGAGAAAATAATGGCAGAAATTGTCAACTATTGTAAAGACATTGAAGATTATGCAATGAAGCAAGCGGAACAGCTTGCTTCTCAACCTATGTTTAAGAATGCTTATATAGCACTTATGCCAGATTGTCATCCTGGAAAGGTAGCTCCTATAGGATTTACAGCAAGTTGCTATGATGAGAATTATATAATACCAGCAGTCATAGGTAATGATATAGGTTGCGGGGTATTATGTATACAGATTAATTGTAAACCAAAGACAATGAATTGGGAGAAAATTGATACCATTATCAGGGATCGTTGTATTAATGCTGTTAAGAGGAAGTATGAATACGATCCCATATTAGAATCTACATTAAATAATCTAAGATGTAAAGATCATATAGATCTTGATAGATGTAGAGAAGCATTCTGTACTTTAGGCGGTGGTAATCACTTCATTGAAGTTGATGCAGATGCTAGAGATATTTATTTAACAATCCATACTGGTAGTCGCCATTTAGGTCAGTCTATATATAATTATTATACTAAGCTGGCGAAGGAGAATTGTCCGGATTTACCTATAGAATTGGCTTATCTGACGCGTGTGCAGGCTAATGATTACTTTGCTGATGTAAACTTAGCTTGCGAGTATGCTATGACTAATAGATACAATATAGCAAAGACTATAATCAAAAATATGGGCTGGAAGGAAGGTTCTATTCATGAAGATAGAATACATAATGATATTAGTCTTTATGTATGTCGCAAAGGTGCTATCTCTGCAGTATTCAATGAGGATATTAGGAAGCTTGCGGTTATTCCTATAAACTCTAGAGATGGTATTATATTAGCTCAACCTATAGAGGACAAATCATGGAACTATAGTCTGCCTCATGGAGCTGGTAGATTGATGGCTAGATCTGATGTTAAGGATAACTTTACAGTTAATCAGTATAAGAAGGCTATGGAAGGTGTTTATTCTAGCACTATAAGTAGTAAGACTCTTGATGAAGCACCTATGGTATATAGAGATATTGAATCTATTAAATCGGCCCTTGAAGGCAAAATCAATATAATTACTATATGCAGACCTGTGTATAGCTTTAAGAATGGGAGGTAAACATGGCAAAGAAGCGATATTATTTAAAGATTAATAATACAGATCCTTTATTTAAGGCTGAAGTTAAAAATCCAAGCATATATTGGTTTTCATCCAAAGAGAAGCTGGTCAAATTCATCAAGAAGAGATTCAAAGGCGATATTAATTATCGCATGGGTGAGATATGTAGCATAACTGGATATGATGAAGATACTAGGTATGCTAAATTAAAAGTATCGGTATATTATGATATTACTATAGATAACGTTAATGTAGCAACAACAAATGCTTGCTTATATAAATATTTTAAAGAAATATATCAGTATACCAGAAATCATAGGTATTATTCTGCAAGATTATATAATAAAGCTATGGAGAGTTATGAGAACTACATTAAAAATCATCAGAATAATCTTCCCAAATTCAAAGGTGAATGTGAGCATCCACTACCTGACGATGCATTGGCTGTAAGAATGGTTGGTGATCGCATACTTAGTGTTGATGTGGCTCAAAAGCCTGATTGTAGTGCTAGTGTAACATGGAGAAAGGGTGATGAAAATTGATCTTTGAAGTATGGGTAAATGGATACACTGATGGTATTGCTGGCGTATTACCAATATATTTTGGTAAGCATGAAGCTAATTCTTTTGATGAGGCATGTAAGATTGGTTTAGATTCAATTGGAATGGCGCCACTTTATAATATCTTTACAACACGCGCTAAATTTTATGATAATAAAGAAGACGCTATTAAAAATACAGAATTTTCTACTGAGAAATATATTGATCGATCAACAACAGATGTACTTATATATAGACGTATATTAGATGATAGCATAATCATAATACGCGATTTGAGAGATATTAAACAGTACGTAAAGACTAAAGATGAATTAGAGAAACTTGACGAAATAACTACAGCCTTCTTAGGCGCAACTGCAATGAATTATCAGCGAACTTTATTTAAAACTCATTTTGGAGATAAAATCCTTGAGATAATAAGAGCGGTTGATAAATTTAAGGAGAAACAGAATGATAATACAGATTAGTTCTGGAATGGGACCTGTAGAATGTGAGCTTGCTGTAAGCAAGCTCCTTTCTTTTTTCGAAATAAAATATCCTGATATAGAGATATTATCTAAGCATGAATCTAGATTTAATGATAGCTTAACATCAGTGATGTTTTATACTGAGTTTGATTTATCTGAATATGCTGGTAGTATTAAGTGGACATGTGAAAGTCCTATCCGTAAAGGTCACAAACGTAAGAATTGGTTTATCAATGTAAGTATAATAGATGAAGTAGAAGAGATTTGCAAAGATAATGATATCAGAATAGAGAAGTTCCATTCTGGTGGTCATGGTGGGCAAAATGTAAATAAAGTTGAAACTGGAGTTAGAGTAATACATATTCCGACAGGAATAACTACTCAATCTACCTCTCAGCGTAGCCAGTATGCCAATAAGCAAGAGTGTATTAAGAAGCTCAATGCGATATTATCAGAGAAAGAAAGATCTGCTAAAGCTAAACAGAAGAATGATGCGTGGAGCAAGCATAATAATATCGAGAGAGGCAATCCAGTTAAGACTTTTAAAGGATTAAACTTTACTGAAGCAAAGTAGTTAGCAAAAATACTATTTAAACAAGATTAAGATTGTATAATATAATTATGTAGTAAAGTAAACTTAATTTTGTTTAAAGAGAGGGTCAATATGGTATTTGATAATGATAAAATTAAAGTTAGTGATTTTATGGATTCGGCAACTATAAATCATATGCTTAGGAAAGTTAGAAATAAAACAATAAAAATTATACTGAAAAAGTATATAGATAGCTTAGGGTATATAATATGGGATGGTACTGAATCACGATCAATTGATGCGATCAATAAGTATTTGAAGGAATATGGGCATAAAACAATTATTAGAGATGCCACTAATGCTAAATTAGAAATAACTTCTAATATAATAACTAAATTGATACAGCTTGATAATAGAACATATCTTTTCATATATCATGATAATTTTAGATCAGTTCCAAATTCAGAAGGAACTAATTTCTATGGTATATTTTATATATTTGGAAAGCACGCACATAAATATTATAATGATATATTAAATAAAGCAAATACTGATATTTCTAGGAGCAAAATCGTTTCATGTTTACATTGTGATAAAGATGGTAAAATAACTTGTAACGATATTAGATCTGCATATAGGAAATTTGAAACCATTTATTTAAATGATGGTGTTAAAGAAAATATAATAAATTATTTAGATACATGGATAAATAATAAAAATATATATAATAGACGAGGCATCAAATTTAAAACCGGTATATTATTATATGGAAAACCAGGCGTAGGCAAATCATCCATAGTAAATGCAATAGCAAGCTATATGAATTGCAATTTAACAATGGTAGATTTATCCACATTCAAATATATGAATGTATCAGATTTATCTAAAGAAATCGATAGTTGTTGCGGCGGCGGCGCCTTTACAGATCTTAATGTTGTTCTATTAGATGATATAGATACTATTTTATCATCAAGAGAATCAAAAAGTATAACTTCTCAGGATAAGGAAAACATAGCTAAGTTATTATCTTTATTAGATTCACCAAGTTCACCAAATAATACTATATTTGTTGCAACTACAAACTATATATATTTATTTGATGAAGCTGTAACAAGGGCCGGTCGATTTGATAAGATAATTAAAATGGAAGATATAAGCAAAAATGTGGCGTATAAAATGTGTAGAGATTTTGGATTAAATCCAGAAATATCTAAATCTATATTACGTGCATATGATAGTGATTATGTAAATCCTGCGATATTACAGAATAATATACTGAAATGGATAAAATCGGATCTTAATAAATAATATAATAACGCTAGGCGATATGTCTAGCGTTATTTTTTGAAGCCTCGACATCTTAATAATCTTACTAGATAAGGAGGTTAGATATGATGGCTAAACCCAAATTAGCGTGCCCATATTGTAAGAATAGATATGAGCGTAATGATTTAATAAATCATATATATAAAAGACATGATGAGATGATCCCTGAAGGATACACAGCAAGAAGAGTAGTATTCGATATAGCAAACCCTAATGAGACTAAGAGGGGTAAATGTAGAATATGCGGTAAAGATACTCCATGGAATGAGTCGGCTGGGAGATATGATGTATTATGCGGTAATCCTAGATGTAAAGAAGCACTTCATGAGAAGTATAAGAAGAACACAATGAAGGTCTACGGCAAAGAGACACTTCTCAATGATCCTGAGCAGCAAGAGAAGATGCTTGCGAATAGACGCATATCTGGAATGTATACATTTACAGATGGTGGTAAAGTTGGTTATACTGGTACATTCGAGAAGCAGGCTCTTGAATTCATGGATCAATACTTAGAGATTAAATCTCAAGATATATTGAGTCCTGGACCGATAATGGAATATGAATATAATGGTGAGAAACATATGTATATTCCTGACTTCTTATATATACCATATAATCTTATCATTGAAGTTAAAGATGGCGGTAGCAGACCTAATACACAAGTTTCATCATCTAGAACTGATTCAAGGGCTAGAACAATCGAGAAGGAGAAGCTATTCACATCAGATGGTGAATATAACTATCTCAGATTAACCAATAATGAATTTGTTCAGCTTATTAATATATTTATGGATCTTAAGTATAAGCAATTATGCGGAGATACTCGTAAAGCTATCCATGTTAATGAGAAAGCTAATTATGCTAAACCCAAAATATGTAAAAAATGTGGATCAACAAATATTGGCATATTTCTTCAAGGTGGACCGATATTCAAATGCAAGGATTGCGATACTTATTTAGGCACAGTCGGCGATTCATATAAGAAACTTAATGAATCATTCATTCAGGAGGCTTCGGTAGATGATATGCATAAGTTCTATCATTTCATATGGTTTAATGATGATGGATCTGTACAATATGATATGATACGTGTAGATCCTAACGATATTGGTCCTGGTAAACCATATGATTGTCCTATAGAGTTGGAGTATATTCCTAATAATATGGGAATAAACTTATGCTCCGTTAGGAAGATTACATGGAATCGTTTAGGAGATGGTCAGCTCGTAGATCTTAAGATCGAGTTTGAACCTAATCTGGAACATCCTGAAGGGATAATTGAGTGTACTATAGATACTTCTGCAGATATTATTCATGAGACTTTCATGGATGAATATAGAAATCCTATGAAGGCTAAGAATCTTGAATACAATGTAGAGAAGTTTCCTAAGCAGTCTAATATACTCTTTATTACAGGACTTTCAGGTTCCGGCAAGAGCAGTATGGCTGCGAAACTGGCTAAAAAGTATGACGCTGTTAATATAGAGATAGATTTGCTGGAGCATAATGATATAATCTTCGATAAGAATACTACTAATGATGAAGGTAATTTAATCATTAAAGATTACATGGAAAAGTATCATCATGGAGCTCATAAATTTAAGATTTCTAACAATGAGAAAGCATGGGCTAAGGAAGTTGAGAGATTTCTTAAATATTGTATAGATATAGCCAAGAAGAATAAGGATAAAATATACATCCTTGAAGGTATACAGCTTATGGATATTCCAGATTCAATAGATATTATTAAACCATATCCAATTATAGTAGTTAATACTTCTATGATTAAGTCTATGTGGCGAGCATATAAAAGAGAAGAATGTGGTTTCTTAGAATATATGAAATCATTTAAATCTATTGCTGGTTTAAAAGAATATATAGATTGGTATTTATCTATGGAAAAACAGAAGAATGACTTCAAAAAGAAGCTTAAAGAGAGTGTTGTTATTCCAGAGAGTCCTTTCAGCGAAGCCTATGCGACACTTAGCAGTTTCCTAATTGATCATATTGAAGATAATCCTCGATTTAAGAGTATTTTATCAGAAACTGCTGAAAATGACCCCATGGTGAAGACTGATGTTGATCCTGAGAAGAAATCTATATCTAATGGATTGGTTAAAGATCCATCTGATAAACCTAGCGATTTAGATTTATTGAAGGAGGATGAATGAGCGCTATAAATCCTGAATGCCATATAAAGAAGTGTTTATGTGCAATATGTGAATATAAATGTTCTAGATGTTTGGTATCTGATAAACATTGTGAATCTGGAGTTAGAGAATGTAAACGATTCCATGAAGGCGACTCTTGTAGTGATAGCGAATATCATAGAAATCTATTAGCACAATGGAAAGAAAAGTATCCTATAGAGGTGGGTTAAACCACCTCTATTATTTTTAGTCTATTAAATATATTTAGTTGTATACTATAAATATGTAGTAGTAAAATATTCATTTAGAGGAGGATATAAAATGGAAATTAAGAATTGGCTCAAAGAATTTACACCAATAATACCGCTTGTAGTAATTATTTTGTTCTGTACTTCAGTATACTATGTGTACTATGTGTTATTTGGGTCGACAGAAACTAAGCATACTAAAGAAGAAGTAGCAGAAGAGCTGGATGAAGCTAGTAAAGATTATTCTAGCTCTATTAAAGTTGTTGATGAGATTGGCGATGATTATATAGTATCTCATTATATTAACCAGTCAGACAAAACATTGATGGTTAGAGACAACTTTGGTTCTAAGAAGCATAATAATAATTACGCTTCTATGATATTAGAACCTGGACAGGAAGTTATCGAAGATGCTCATCTATATGAGAAGGATTTAAAGATCGTGCATAATCTCAATGCGGTCATTTACGATAGATTAAAGAATGCTTCTATCGATAATATCAAAGTGACTGATACAATTGATGAGGTTGGCGATCTTGTTATTACTATTAAAAATACCGGTAACGCAATAGATCGCAATGTGCAAATAGACGTTGTATTTTATGACTTCGATAATAAACCAATCCATAAGGAATGGCTTCAATATGGTTCTTATGATTACGTAATAAATAAGAATGCAGAGATCACTGACACTATTAGCAATTGGCAGATCCCAGAGAAGTATTCCGCTTATAACATATATAAATCATTCAGATAATAAGAACCCTAGGCTTTGGTCTAGGGATTCTTTTTTTGTAGAGCGTTGCATACCATTCATATTGTTTGCAATGAGTGTTTTCATTAGATGCATATGTATTGGAGTCGAATATTTATATATAAATAGGACAACTAAAGTTTTTGAATTATATATTATAAAGTTGTAGCAATAACCAATAATATTTTAGGAGGTGGTTAAAATGGAGGAGTATATTTACTTTCTCAAATCGAGAGTCCGAGATGCAAAAAGCGGGATAACAGACAAGATAGTCGTTGCTGCTAAATCTGAAGCATATCTTAAAGAGTATGCTGAATTATTTAATAGAGAAGCAGCAGAATTTGGCTTAAACAAAGAATATTTTGTTGATAAGCTCCGCATCGATCAAGCTATGGTTGATACTTATCTTGGTGCTTATCGAGATCGTTATCTTTCCAAAGCTTACTATGATAGGTATAATGAAAAGAAAGATATGTATTATGATGCGTTTATCAAAGCATCAAATAACAAGTATTCTGAATTTTGTGAGAAGTTATGTCAAAATCCAGATATGACACATGAACCAGATATAGATCAGGAAGCTATTGATGGCCTTGCTAATCAGTCAGCAGATGATGAGATCTTCCATACTTATAAGATGGGAGAATACCAGATATTCCTATCTGAGTTGGAAGATAAGATAGTTATGGATGTCTGGAAGCTTAATGCGTTTCCTATGAATGAGCCCGGCAAGCAAGATAAACGTATCGAGGTTAAACGCTTTAATACATACTTCCACGCTTATGAGTATATATTAAATACTTATTTCAAAGTGGTAAGTTTAGAAAGTAATTATGCCAGTCAATATCAGATTGATAACTACTTCATATTTATAATTAAATCTAATATTGGAGTAGTTATGACAGTCTCTAAAGATGATAAGACCGCCAAGACAGATGTGTTTAAGCATATTGGCGATGCGTATGCTAAGATATTCAAGATCTTTGCGGTAGATTAAGTAATTAGGAGTTATGAAAGGTATGGTGAAATATCCTATGATCTATAATGATCTTCTTTCGAAAAATAATAATGAGAGGAGGTCATTAATATGGATGACAATCAGACAATCGGACGTGAGGGCTAATCATGAATGTGGTAGATTATCTTAGATATTTATTGAGCATATAAACAAATAACGAGGGTGGATATCTCCACCCTCTATTATTTTTTGCAAAATTATTTAGGGATTACTTGTTCCACTTGCACTGCCACCGTCTGTAGGAAATGCAGGTCCAGATCCGGGAGTAGGACCACCGGTTGCACCCTCTCCACCACCAACAGGTTTATTCGCATTCTCTACTGCCTCAGCAACAGCCTCTTTGAATGCATCTGCCTCTTCTGCTGAGAAAGAAATACATACATTACCAGAACCCATTGTAGCTTCATCAAACTCAGCTCCAGTAAGCTCACAGTACTGCTTAGTTGTAACAACCATAACTATCTCAGGGATGGGTGTAACGTCCTCTAAGATCTCAGCGATAACGCTATTCTCAAAATTCTTGATGATTTGTGCCATCTTAGTTTACCTCCATATTTAATTTCCAAGCAATTCTTCAGGAGATATGATTCCATCGCCATTTTTATCAAGGTCTTCGAAATCAACATCATTCCCTTCTATACTACTTTCGTTGTTAGATATCCGCTGCATTATCTCATATAGATAATTAGCGGATTCATGTACGATAATAATTGGTCCGTTTTCGAAATGAACCTCTTTATTTGAAGGTTTTGCCATAAAGCTACCTCCTTATTTACTGATTGCCATCCTTAGGCTCTTCTTTAGGAGTTACAGGAGCTTCCTTCTCTCCTACCGTGCCTACAGGAACAACAATTCCTGCTTTAATAGGATCTTCAACAGGGAGCTGAATTCCTTTAATATCTGCCATATCTATACCTCCTTTTATTCAGCTGCGGGATAAACCTGCTGCTTAGCGATCTTAATAGTAAGATCTGTAATCTTTGTAGCAGCTCCAAGTGTCTTACCAGCAGCAGATGCGATCTCTCTAAGCTCTGCATTATCGTAAACTCTGATAGGATCTTCATCGACAGATACAAGATTAGCCTTAGAAGCAATATCAAATACAACTTTCTGATCGAACTTTGTATCAATCTTCATTACTTCAATAGCCTTATCAAGTTTACCGATAATCTTAGCATTATCCTTAACGTTAACGATCATGTCATTATTCTCAGTATTGGTACCATAAATACCAGTAAGAGCCCAGAATGCAGCAGTAGCTTTAGTTACTCCACTGAATGTAACCTGAACACCAATACCATCAACAAGCTCTCTGTCTGCAGGAGACATAACCTTAGCATTATCCTGGATAGTAAATTCGCCCATACGTGCTACGATAGAGCCATCGATAACTGCATTATCCTTAATAATAACCTCGCGTTCATCCGCAATGTACAAACAACCACAATTGGTGGTCTTAAGAACAGAGTCTCCACCTATGATAAATGTAGCATTATCGCTAGTCTGGTTAGTAATACCGATACAGCTTGCTTCATCTGTAGTTATCTTGCAATCTTCGATATTGATAGTTGCAGAACCAGATCCAACAACACCATAGAGCCAATTGTGCTCATTATCACCAACCTCTACATTAGTAGTATCAAGAGTGATATTCTTCATGTTAAGCTCTGTTGTACCAGCGGCCTGAATAGCGCCATAAGTCTTATCAACAATACCGCACTTAATAGTACCATTCTCAACATTGATCACGCCACCGTCGCCATACAGTGCGTATGCTACACAGTTAAGCTCATGACCATTTAAGTCCAAGTTGAGCTCTTGTCCTTCTCCTACCATAAGAGTGGTTATCCTGCCATCTTCACGCAATGGTATAGTTACGTCATTATTAAGCTGTGCGTATACAACACCAGATTCAGAAGCTGTTAAAGCATCTGCGATTTCTCCAAGAGAGTTATCTGCTGTAACGTATGCGGAAACCTGCTCTACAAATGAAATCATATTACCGAAAGGTACGTTAATTGCCTTACCGCCATCCAGAGGCGTAAGATAGAGACCTGTCACTACAGGAGTATCTGTTACGTTCTTATAAGCAAATGCTGTAATTCTGAAATCACCAGTAATATCAGGCGTTCCGGGTGTACCGCTCATTGCTACGAAATCTGTAATTACATCGCCAACCTCAAGATCCTGATTAACAACAGACCCGTCAGTATATTCCATATCCATAGTTACTCTAGGATGAAGAGAAGATGTAACTTTAACTACATCTACAACCCCATCATCTTCAACGATCTCCATTACAGGAACCGTAACGATGTTAGACTCATACTGAGCACTACAATCAATTACTAAGAATTCTGCTCTAATATCATCATTGAAGAAATCCTTTACATTCTCTGCATCTACTCTAGATACTGTGAATGTATTATACTTGATAGCAGAAATCTTACCGGTTACAGTAACAACTTTGCTGTTACTTACGTATCTAAGACCTTCGACAACATCACCAACTTTAAAAGTTCTGGATGATTCAGAACCATCTTTAAAGTGGGTAATTACGGAAAGAGAAACTTCCTGCTCTGGTCTATTGGATAAAATCCTAGCCATTGCTAATACCTCCTTATATAGTATTTGATAGTTTATTATGACCGATGATCATTAATATTATGTTTTGAGATTATATAAGCGCCGTTATTCATTATTTTATTACCATTATTAGGATCATATGCAGCCCAAGCATAATCAGCATTATTAATATTCTTACAATTTTCTACTCCAAAGAAACCATTAAGTGGATTATAATTAGTAAGAGTTTTTGTAGCCCCTCTAAACCACCAACTCATCGCCAGATATGGCAATTATTTATTTGGAGGACATTGATGTAATTGATTACAAAGAAGGAGGAATTCAGCAATGGCTAGAAAATATACTTCTATTCAGTTTGAGAAGACTTCTTACTCATCTGCTCAGGGTTCTACCATACAAGCTAATTTGATATTGCTACCATCTGATTTGACTGACAGCAATGCTAATTTTCAGTTTTCATCATCAGATGATCTTATTGCTTCAGTAGATAGTATAGATAATGGTATAGTCTCTATTAAGTGTAAGAACTATGGTACTGCTGTTATTAAAATAACAGCTTATTCTGGTGATGATCTTATAGAGGGTACTACTACCATATTAGTTACTGGAGCGGATGATGAGAGACAGCTCGTTGAGCAGTTATTTTTTGAGTCTGATTCATATACTATTCCTATAAATACTAGCTCATTTCCGACTGTATTAGGTTTTAAGCCTGATGGATTGGTTAATTATCCTAAGGTTAAATACAAGTCGTCGAATACTACAATCTTTAAGGTTGATGCTTATGGTAATATTTATCCTATAAGCGCTGGTAGAGCTGTATTATCTGCATCGGTATATAATGAGTCAGTGCAGTGCTTCTCTACGATTGTTATAAATGATCAGGAGCCTACTACGCCTGATACTGGCGAGACAATCATTAATATTACAGGCATGCAATTTAATGATAGCATCTATCAAGGTAAGCAAGGTTCTACTATATATACTAAACTTAAGTATTTCCCATCTACGGCTAATGAAGAACCTAACTTAACGTATACTTCATCGAATACTGGAGTTGCATTAGTAGATAACCATGGTGTTCTTACTCTGCAAGGCATTGGTGAGGCTACAATTACTGTAGTTCATACTAGATATAAGAAGGATAATCCAGAAGAAATTGACGCTACATTCTCAGCCACCGCTCAGGTTGTTTCAGAATCTATAGTTATTCCTGAGGACGTTACAGATGGCGATGAGATTGCTGTATCTTCTGTTACATTAAAGAGTCATAATCTACTCATCACTGTAGGTTCAACAGTAGGGTTAAATTATAGTATTAGTCCATACATAGCTTCTAAAGAGGGTGTTACATGGGATTGTGATTGTGATGATACTAATGGAGAATGCTTCTCCGTTGATGAAAATGGTTATGTGACATGTTTATCTCCAGGAAATGCGATTATAAAGTGTATATCTGTATCTGATGCTACTAAGTTTGATGAATGCTATGTGACTGGAGTACAAGCAAGTTATGAGACTGGATCTTCTGAAGACGATTTAGATGATAATTCCGAAGTTGACGATAGTAATAAATACTTAAATGATGATACTGTCACTGGTATCGCATTTGACGAATCAGTATTTGTTATCAATGTTGGAGATAGTGAATATCCTAACATAGAGATTCAGCCTTATGGTACAGCAGTCGCATATGGTACAATGTATTATACTTCTCAAGATACTAATATATTTACAGTAGATTCTGATGGTATGGTTTATGGTAAAGCAGAGGGTCGCGCTAGATTACAAGCAACTTACTATTACGCTGGCGTATCTTATAATGCCTTCTGTACAATATGGGTTATTCCGGCTGGATATGTTGTTGCCGATGATGGTCAGACATTAGTTCTTGAAGAAGATGCTGATGAAGGTCAGACAACAGAAGAGTTAGAAGATTATGATGATTTTGCAGATCTCACCATTAAGGACGATAAAAATAATAAGCAGATTAATCTTAAAGATTTAGAGTCCTGCTATAAGCTGTATACACGTTATGTAATTACTACCAATCATAAGGATAATGGTAAGATACTCTTTGTTGGTGAGAATTCTGATGTTATCGAGTTATCTAATATCGTTACAGATGCTAAAATGTTTAAGAAGATTGACGATGCTAAGAAATTCATTAAGGGACTTACCCACTTCTTAAATTATGGTTATACTGTAAATGTATGGGTAATTAGAAAAGTATTTATCTATGGTGGTTTTGTAGCTGGCGATGGCGCCAAGAAAGAAATCAAAGCAGCCGGACCTGCAAAAATAATATCTTCTAAAGATTACTATAAATATGGTTGTCCATCATGTAATACTGTTGGTAAGATAGAGAAGCTTGATGAATCTAGATCTATACCATATGTAATGCTTTGTAGATACTGTAAAGAAGATTACATGGTTGCTACAAGTGGATGCGATAGCACTACTTATCCTACAGAAGCTCATCCGCAGAAGACGCAGTGGAAGAAGTATAAGAAGAATACTTCATCTCCTACTGTTGATAATGGTGCTGGATATAATGCAGCTCTTAAAGTTGGTAAATCCATTAAGGTTACTATCAAGAACAATGGTGGTAAAATCAAAACATGGGTTGAGGCTGCTAAGAAAGAGTATAAGCTTAAACGAACCTCTGGTAAAAACAAGGGTAAAGTTACATGGTATGGTAAAGTCAAGAAAGTTAAGAATAAAAAGCAATGGGTTGTTACGTTTGATACTAGAGACATTGCTCTTAAGCTTCTGGCTTATTATATTGCCAAGAATGATAAAATAGATGAATCCACCATCTATAAGTGTGTAAAAGAGAAAGCTAAATCTAAAGGCACAATCAAAAAATAATCATATTGCGGGTACCAATAGTGGTACCTGCAATTTTACGCGCCGTAATATATTCCATCATTATGGAAATTATTAGCCATTTCTCTACCAGCCAAATTATTAGATCCAGGATTTATTAAACAAAACATTTGTAATTTGTATTGATTATCATAGTATTCTGCAGATCCAGTCCTGTATGTAGCGCTACTTAACCAACAATTCATCGCCTTGTGAATTTAAGATATTTGAGTTATATATTATAATATTGTAGTATATAGATATCTTAAATATAAGGAGGATAAAATTATGAAAGATATCAAGATTAGAATAACCTTTACAACACCAGTTCTTGGCTCAGCACCTAGCGATCCTGACATCTATAGTCAGTATATTGCTAGTAATGCGCCCGATGCTCCTAATAAGCAAGAAGAGATCGAAGCGTTAGGTACTGAGGAAGTTGAGCGTAAGGGCAAAACAGTATTCCTTCGTGATGAAGATGGAAACCCCTTGCTTTGGGATTACCAGATCCGCGGGTTCTTCAAGCATGCCTGCGGCATTCTTAAGCTGCTTGGTGAGAAGAACGCGTCAGCCAGCATCAAAGCCCATAAGAAATATATAGATGGTATGGTATTCGTCTATGGGCCTGACAAAGATGGTAATCTTAATGCTGATGCTGCGCTTCGCAAGATACCTATCTCATATGATGGAGAGATGGATAATCTTCAGAGATCATTGCGTGCCGAGACAGCGCAGGGTCCTCGTATATCTCTCGCTAATAGCGAAATGATCCACGAAGGAGCAACAGCAGAGTTTGTTATCAGACTATTGAATGACAAGCTTGAGAAGGCAGTATACGAATGGCTTGATTTCGGTAAGTATAATGGACTCGGCCAGTGGCGCAATGGCTCATATGGTAGATTCACTTATGAGATCATCGAAGACTGATTACTTTGTAATGGTGTTGTATAATAGAGTGAAGTTCTGTTATGGTGCAGTATCGTAGAGTTACGTGAAGTATAGGTATAGTTTCGTACGGTTCGGCCTGGTGTAGTTAAGGCAAAGTAAGGCAAAGTAGTGTGTAGCAATGGTATAGTGTAGTGGCGTACATTGCTGTGGAGTTGTGTTTCGGTATTGTTCAGTATTATGCGGTATGCTGTTGCGACGTTTTGACTAAGTCTAGTTTAGTTTCACAATGTGACGTAAAGTAATGGTATCGTGTGGTCTTCCGCTGTGATGTTTCGTGGGGTTTAGGTAAAGTAATGTGTAGTCAATTAGAGTAGTGCGAAGGTATGGCCGGGCAGAGTAATGTCCCGTAGCGTATTGTAAAGGAGGAGTGCTGTGGAGTAGGTTATAGTATAGGTACGGTATTGTAGAGTAAAGTGCCGTGGTGGTGGGGTGAAGTAATGCGAATTACTGTAATGCTCTGTTACGGTAAAGCAGGGTGTGGTGCTGTTCAGTAACTATGAGTTCGGTGGAGTATAGCGAGGCGCTGTACTAAAATAATAGGCTCTTTTATGAGGGTCTATTATTTTTTGTAATTAAGCCCAATTTGGACAATTTAATAAAATATTAATTAAGGAGGAAACTAAAATGGATAGTATTAATTTGAATACTCCTGAAGAGATAGATAGTAATGATATTCATTATCTTTTAGATAATACGCCTAAAGATAGAATTTTCTTATCTTCCGATTGGCATATAAATGCTCATAAATACGGCAAGGGTAAGAATAAGATAAATATACAGAATATGGTTTCTTGGTGTAAGAAGAATATTAAAGACAATGACGTCTTTCTTTTCTTAGGCGACATCTGCTTTAGATATGCTAATGAAGAAGATTCTGCTCAGGCTCAAGAGATCATGAAGTCAATACCTGGAAAGAAGCTGCTTATTATAGGCAATCATGATGGTATGCAGGGTTCTGATTTCTATGAAAACTGTGGATTCGATTTTATATATGAATATCTTATTCATGACTTTGATGGAGTTAGAGTATATTTCTCGCATAGACCTGAGAATGTGGAGCAGATTCCTGGAGTGGATCTGAATATTCATGGTCATATCCATGATTTATCTATGTACTTCACAACCAATGGGCAAGACAATATTAATGTATATGGTAATAAACCATTTACTTTGGAATATCTCTTATCCCATAAGGATAAGCTTACTAAAGCGAATTATCAGGTTTGGACAGATCATAAGTTTAATGAGGCTGCGACAAAGAGATCTAATTTACCAGATTCTGCGTTCGGTATTCCTGAAGATCGCAAGTTCCCATTAGATTCTGAAAAGCATATAAATTCTGCCATAAAGTTGTTTGGTCATGCTAGTGAAGATAAGAAACCATTATTAGCTAGAAGGATTAGATCTGCGGCAAAGCGATATAATATTTCTATTAAAGACACCTCTCAGGTTGCTAAATATCTCAAAGAAGATGCCGATGTAATGGAAGGAATGAATAATATTATTATATCTACACCATGCGGATTGAAACTTATTGATATAGATAAAATTCAGCATTGGTATATATCAGACCAGCGTAATCCCGGAGATGTTACTGAGGATATATGGGCTGAATCTATTCAGGATGCTATAGAAGCTTATACGCCAGATCAGGATGGTGAGAAAGAAGACGCTTATGTATTCATTTGCAATGGTTCTAGAGAGGATCTTCCGGATCACCTTACGCCAATTTGTGTGGGCATCATCTCTGTAGCAGATGACTTATCATATGAATGGAAAATACAGTATCCCGTAAGGTATGATGATGAGCAGTATATGGAATTATATAAACATGAGGCTATGTCTCTAGCAGCAATGAATCCTATAGCTGGTATAAAGAAACCATTCATCATGAAGGTTCATACTAATAAGTATAATAAGACTATAGATCCAACCCAGTATTTATTCTCACCAGATGTAGTATCAGATAAGTACATTGCAATTGATGAAGAGGGTCATCTCACAATACTCTCTCATAAAGAAGTTGCTGATTATTATCTAGAAGCAGAGTATGAGTTTGTTGGAGATATTCATAGATTTATGAAAGTCTATGAAGCTTATAGGACTAATAAGACTGTAGATAATACATTCTTCTATACAGCACTTACTGGAAAGCCTATGCTTACAGAAGATCAGATAGATTTCGATGAGAACTTCAAGAAAGTCGATTTCACTGGGTTAAAACTTGGAATACTTAGTGAGCTTGCAACAGTCAAGGCTAAATATGATTCTGATATAAAAGGTATCAAAGAAGTTAATATGATTCTTCCAGCACCTGAGGGCAAGGAACGATTCTTATTTAATCAGTATAAGGATTTCCAGCTTGAAACCAAGTATTGTATAGATGGATATTATGTGGAGTCTAAGATTCTTAACAAGCGTACAGCGTATGTACCGAGTAGAGAAAATATAGACGAAGCTTTAATTATGTCATTATTCTAAAGGAGGTTATAAAATAATGGAAAATGTAAATTCGATTATAGAATCATTCGTTAATAGAACCTCTAATATTAATAATGATATGAGTTTCAAAGTCATAGGCGATTATTCTCCATATTTCACCCAACAGGAGTCTCTTGCTTTAGATGGTTATTATGCAGAATCTGTATCTGATGATATTAAAGAGACTGCTGATAAATTCTATAAGGCTATCAATGACAACTTTGCTTTATATACTAGGCGTAATAAGATAGAATCTAATAAGGTTAGATTGCAGACTGGTGTAGAACCGGCGGAGGGTAATGAAGAGTTCAAGCTTAAGGAGAATTTCTATGATCTTCCAGAAGAACCAAAGTCTTGGAATAAGAAAGTAGAAGAGCTTGAAGTTAAGCTTAAGTATGCCAATTCCCCCGAAGAGATTAACCAGATAAAGCAGGATCTTACAGCACTTGGTTGGAATCCTGAGGTTGAATACAATACTGAGAATAGAATTAGGGCCAAGGCTAGATTTGAGAAGTTGGTTAATGAATCTATAATGAATATATCTGTAGATTCAGATACAACAGAATATGTTGAAGAAGCTAATAGGAATCGCAAGAAGAGTAATAAGGAATTGCATCCTATATCTATAGTTGTAGTAAATGGTATGAGTCCAATTGCTAAGATTATCACAGCTGTAGATAAAGGTGATTTCTCTCATGCTGCTATATCTATAGATCCAGATATTAGCAAGCTTTATTCATTTAATATGGATAATAAATATAAGCTTTTCGGTGGGTTCTCCATTGAGGATATCAAGAATTACCCTAAGGATGGTAGACTGGTTGTATACACAGTATTTGTTGATAATGATGCTTATAGGGCCATAGAGAGATTTATCAATAATGCTACTTATAATATTAATAAGAGCACTTATTCTGTGATTAATCTAATTACTTATCCATTTAAGAATATAAACATCAATATGCCTGACATGATGATATGCTCACAATTTGTAGATACAGTTCTTAAGATGGCTAATATTGATCTCACAGCTAATAAATCTTCTAAAGTTAGTCCTAACCAATTATTTTTTAAGGTTAGTTCTAATCCTAAGGCTTATAAGGTATTCGATGGTATAGTTGGAGACTTTGATTTTAAGAAGGCTTCTAGAGATATTAAGAAGTTTGCTAAAAAAGCACTACCGATTAACGAATGCACTATCATTGAAGGTGCTTTAGAGGAAGCTAGAAAGCTACCTATAGAGTTTAATGATGATGGAGATGTGTTATTAACTAACCCATTCCCTGACTTTGACGCTGAGTATTTCAACTCGCATAAGCTGCTGATGAATTATGATAGAACCAATAATCTCGAAGGTATGAAATATGAGCTGGCTAGATTATACTATATGAATTACGTTCTTGAAAGAAAGTTATATCATAATAAAATGCTTCCCAATAAGGAGAAGAATATCAAGACTAGAGCTAGAATACTTAATGACTTTAATAAGTATATTAAAGTAGTATCTAGAAAGGATAGGAACTTCAATTTTGCGGAATATTATGAGAAGTCGCCTTTCTATGCTCATACTATAGAGGTCAAAGGTTCTACAATTGGACAGATTAAAGATATAATCAAGTATATATTATAGAAATAGCTTACCCCTAGGGATTATCCCTAGGGGCGATGCTTTTAAAAGAAAGGAGAAACACATGACAAACAACCGTAACTATTAATAAAATGTTATAAATTATTAATATATGTACTTTATAATAATCTAATTCTATAGGAGGGTAAGTTATCATGATTACAGTTGGTACTAAAGTATATAAATATGACGATGATAAGAACATCATCATGTACCGATATTTTGGTAATAAAGATGGATCAATGCTGCTGAAGCTAATTAAAGGTCCAAAGACTGAGCCAAAGCGATTGATGTCTACAGAGGATGGGCTTAATGAAGATGGTTTCCTCATTCTCAATGCAGATGCTTTTATGAATATAATGATCACATCAACCACATTCGAAGAGAAGATCATTAAAGATGTTTATGCTTGTGTTCATAAGGGGCAGTCTTTGCTTACATCTAATGATCCAGATCTGGTGGTTAAACAGAATTGTGTGTCTACGGCTAAGAATATGTTTTCTATCATGGGTGGCGATGTCTACATAGGCGATTGTCTTACCAAAGATACTCTGCCGACTCCAGATATGAAGATATCGGACATGTTCGATTATAAGGCTATAGATTATGGATATTCCATAGCATTATATCTTGAGGATACTGTTGGCGATATAATGGGATGCATCAATAAGGAGACTCTCGATAAGGTTGAAGAGGCATTAGAAGAGATTCGTGTAGGTCTTAGAGAGACTCCGCAGATTAAGGGTTGCAGCAAAGACTTTCAGAGTTTATTAAATGATAATGGATTTATGACAGCATATAGATCTATATTCAATATAACTCAGTTAGACTTTGTTATAGACATTGGAGTTAATCATAATTCTGAAGGTGATATTGTATTTAATAAGAAACAGCATAAGCTATTCGAGGAGTTCCTCAGGCAGCATGTAACAATTGATATCATATTAAAATATGATAAAGACATTGATATAGCGAATATTATTACCAGGACTCACGGTATGTTCTCTGATAAGAACGGAGAGATCTATCTTATAGCATATACTGTATTAAGCGAGATCTTAGATGATGATATTGCCAAAGCCTTCAATGTATAAAATTACACAAGGCTAAACAAAAATATAATGATATATTATAGTTAGGTATAAGCAGGATTGTTGTTTCCTGATTATATATAAAAATTTTATAAGGAGGTAATGCGATATGGCATCCGAAAACAAAAACAACGGTAACAACGAGGCAAAGTTTGTTCAGAATGAATCTGGAGTACAGGTGAATACTGAAGAAGCGAAGGTACAGAATGAGGAGACCAAGACTCCGGCGATCACGGAAGATTCAAGCATTAGTTTGACTTTCGAGAATTTCAAGTCTTTCGGTAACTTCATGCGTACAACAAACAAGGATCTGTCCGAGCTTATCAAGGCTAAGTTCCAGGGTATCTTCCATGAGCTCAGAGGTGTTATGATCACATATCAGCCCACACCGAATGGAAGAATGGACTTCTTCACAGAGTTCTATTTTGAGAAGAATATGGACCCGCTTCCGGAAGGAAAGATTGAAAGCATTCTTGATCTTAGCAAGCCCGGCGCTGTAACTGATTCATATTTTGATTCGGTAAAGCGTGTTTACAGCAGATCAGAAGGCAAGTCCTTCACTCTCAACAATGAAACAAGAATTCTTCTGTCCGACTTCATGTATGGTGGTCGGAATGCTAATAAGAAGAACTCAAAGAGTTGGGAGCAGAACATCGATTCGATCGTACTCAATGTGGGAGCATCTTATCCCGGACAGGCAATGTACAGGAATAACGCTCAGGAAGTTCTTATCAAAGTTAAGAATCTGAATCTTAAGGCAATCCTGCGTGCACTGTATGGACCTACAATGGTTGTTGAGACCGGTAGGAATGCTAAGGGTGAGACTGTATCTTATACGGCTAAGGCGTATTATGACGTTCGTTATATCAAGCCGCTCGCAGCTAATGGTATTTTCTCCATGAATGTTGAGCAGTTTGATCCCGATGAGGTCGCTCGTATCGATGCTATGGAGAACCCGACAATGTATGTAAGACCTATGGGTCTGCAGTTCTTCTAAAATCAGCGTATTGTTTTGTTGTACTTTATTCTGGGATGGGTCATACGGCTCATCCCGGAATTTTATTTTTTGATTGGAGGCAGAAAGATGGACGTGATTTTTGTAGTGATTAGCATATTAAGTTTAGGATTGAATGCATTCAATCTGTGGATACTTAAAGGTATATATAATTCATTACGTAATGTAGAGGATTCTTATATTGACGTAAACTTACAGACACTGTTAAGAGACGAGGAGGTTAAATAATATGGCAAGGGGATCAAGCGAATTTAAATATGAAGTCAATCCAGATTTCGATTTCATCATCGAGGAATCATCAATGGGTAATATCTGCTTAAGGAAGATTTCATGGAATGATAGACCTGAAAAGCTGGATTTACGTAAATATACATATGCAGATGGTCAGGAGAAGATGCTTAAAGGCATATCATTATCTGATGAAGCAGCAGATGAGCTTACATGTGTATTAGTAGAAAATGGATATGGAGATCCCAGACGTATCCTTAGAGGACTCAGTACAAGAGATACATTTGAAGAGGATCTTGAACATTATACTGAGATAGAAGCGGCTGGGTACGATGATGATGGTAGTGAAGATTTCTATGACCCTAGCCAGCTTGTAGAATATAAATCTGAAGAAGATGAGGAGGATTCCGAAGATGCTGCTTGATAAAGATAATATCAGAAGGGGATCTATTAAGAAACCTGAGAAAGTTATCCCTGTTGGCAATAACAATGATAAAGGTACAATTCTTGGATTCAATCTGGCAAGAGATTGTATCATTTGTGGCGAGCCTTTCATGTTGGATGAGGTTAATGATATAACCTATATGTGTAAGCGATGTCATGATGCTTTAAACAATCCGGAGATTAAGGCTAAAGTATTAGAACTCATTTTAGGTAGTGAAAATGGATGATTTCAAAGTAAAATTAGAAAGCTTGATGTATGCATATTATATAAAGTATGATATGCTAGAAAAATTGATGAGTGAAGCTTTCGATACATCATCTGATAAGATAGATGTATATATAGATGTATTTGATATGCTTAAGGGTGTGTATAAGAGGCAAGTATCTATAGAGAAGAAACTTCTCATAGTATCAGGATTGATAAACTTAGCAGCCCATATGCGTAGATTTTATTGGACTAGATATGGAGTAGCAACAAGAATATATTTAGTCTATGGTACTAATGAATCTGGAAACCACAAACAGTTCTATCAATCATTCGGTGATAATAACGAATCTTTCAAAGATACTCTTGAATATGACAATACCAATTCATATATAGAATCCCAATTGGAATTATTAAAGATACTGGTAGCATACATAGAAGGTGTTTATCTTATTAAGAGAACCACTAATTGTTCTATGTTTATCTATGAGAATATATCCAAGAATATGGATGTTCCAGCAGTGATAATCACTAAGGATAAATTATGCTATCAGTTGCCAGCATTATTCAACAATACTGTTATATTAAGACCATCTAAGAAGAATGCTGAGGACATATCATTCTATGTGAATAAGTCTAACGTATTGGCTAGATCATTCAAAACAAACAATGATAAGACATTGGGTTATTTGGCTACGTTAGATTCTGGATTATTAAGTATACTGATCACATGCGTTGGTTTGTATGAGTATAATCTTAAAGCTATGTGTAATATAACCATAAGTAGCAGATTGCTTAGTGAGGCAGTCTCTGCGAATAAGATCATTAATGGTTATAATAGTGATACTGATTATATTTACAATAACTTACCGGGAATTGCTAAGTATACAGATCCAGTCACTTTCAAATATAGATTCAATGCTGTGGATTTGCCGTTCCAATATAGAATTTATAGTTCTATGGCTGAATCTAGAGATATAAGCTGGCTGATTGATTTGCATGATCCAAATACTGTCCGGAACATTAACAATCAATACTTCATAGATAATCCTTTGGATTTAAATGGTCTTTAGGAGGTGCTTATGAAAGAGGCAATCCTTAAAGAATATCTTATGAAAGATCATATCATATATACACGCAGCAATCTAAATAGAGGGAAAATATTAAGTGGTTCTGAAAATAAATATGCTATGTTTATGAGGGCATTTAGAGATATCCCTGGTATTGATTATATAATTGATACTGCGTGGTTAAACAGTATTGTTACTATAGAAGATTTCATTAATTTCAGCGAATGCTTAGACTCAGATAAGCATATACTTGTAGTTGGTAAATATTTATCTATCAGTGGCGGTTATGATTATAGATCCTCTAAGATAAGAGTGTATAACCAGACTACCATATATGCTAATAACTGTGGTTTGCAGTTTATAAAACTAATGAGAACTCCAAAAATTATTAAGAAAGGAGATAAAAAATGATTCAGTTTATATATAGGCCAAAGCCTGATGTGCTTGATGCACTATATAATAATATGGTAGGCTTTACAAGTGATTTTGTAAATGGTTATATGGAAGAAGGCGTGACCAACCAGCTTCATCATAAATCTTTATTTTTGGCATGCGAAAATGACTATACAGAAGAGTCAGGTTTATCTATGAGGAATCCTGTAGCCATAGTAGCAAAGAATGAATCAGAAGCTATTACTCTTTATGGCGAAGTTACAAATTGCGATAACGCAACTGTATTCGCTAGGCTTGAGGACAGATGTAATGGCTTGGAAGTTGAGATAGTGTAGGAGGATAAGATGGATAAGTATATTGTACTTAATGATATACATCTTCTCACTGGAGAAGAGTTTAACATAAATACTAGAGTTAGGCTTCTTGAGGATGAAGATGCGGAGAATACCACATCCATATTCCGCAAGGTTTATATGAATATCTCTAAGTTTACTAACGATGCTTTGATGTATAATATTACATCATCTATGGTATTATTTCGGATTGCCAGCAGAGATGAATTCAAGACTAATAAGACTGTCGGTAAGAATGATGAGCTTGATACCATCTATGGCATATTCTATAAACCTATTGGATCTGATGATAAAGTCATCAACGCTAAGCTTATCATAGCCAAGGATGGTCAGGATGAAGAAGCATGTCTCAAAGAGCTCGAAGAGTACGCTGACAATAATAAATTCGCCATTAAAGAGAATTCTGTTATAATCAGCAGAGTTGGGCACGTTCTTAAATCTGACGCTAATATGACCATTGAAGATAAGGATTTTATCATTACATTCGATGAGCAGAAGATGGGCGCTTTAATTATGAAGAAGGGATTAGATTCATTCAATGAGTTTAATCATAAGATGTATATTGTAGGTATAGAGGAGGTAGATCCAATTGTCATCGATGCTGAACCAGGAAAAGATGCGTGATCCATTATATATTGGTAGAATCTTTGGGTGTAAATTTATAGATCTAAATGATTACATAAATACTGAAACTGTATTATTAAATATGGTCAGGAATAAGAACTATAAAATTCGTGTTGAAGTTCCAAAGAGAATACTTGGTCTTACAGATTTAACCAATGATATGTTTCCTGGATCTAGTATGGATGACATATCAGATATGGAAGTAGCTAAATCTATTAAGATGCTATTTAATAATGCTCTAAAGGAAAAATATCCTCATGATACCAATGAGATTAAGATTCTATATAAAACAATGGATCTTGAATATGATACTGCCAATGTACTCAAGAATATAATGGATATGAACGGCGATAAATATTAAACTTTATCTCTATGGTTACATGTACTTAAAGGAGGTAGAGTACGATGAAAAAGATGTCTAGAAAAGACTTTTTAGATATATTGACATCAATGACAGATACGGAATTGAACGATTATATCAAAGCTAAGGGTAAACCGCCTAAGAAAGTGGTTATGTGTAGAATAGTAGATAAAGAGAAGGAAGCTAAGACTGCCTAACGCGTAAAAGTTTACAAATATACATACATATTTGTAATGATTATTAGGGCTTTGCGTAGTCTTAGTAGCAGAAAACCAATATTATGTTTCATAAGGAGGATAAACAAATGGAACAAATTAAAGTAACAGACCTTGTAAAGAAAATTGATACTGAGAAGACACAGTCATCGGCATCCAAGGCAGATGAGATCAGCGTAATGAGAGCAATGCTTAATGATCCGGATTATAAGGTTGATATCTACGGCAAGTCTGGCGTTGAAGGACAGTACTGCCCTCGTGAAGATGCAGTTGTAATTGCTACTGATATCCTTGCTGGAGCTGGTTCTATTCCCAAGGCAGAGGCTCAGACTCTTGCAGCTGGTTACGAATTCACCAAGGCTGATGCTACAGCTATGGTTGGAATTTCTAAGGAGTTTATCAATACCTATCTTCATACTGGCAGGAAGCTTCCTCTTGGAAAGCGTGAAAAGAGCGACGTATCTCTTAAGCTTAAGATCAAGCCTGAGTCTGTATCAACATTCCCCATTAAGACTGGTGTTAATCCTGATGGAACGCCTGCATATTCTAAGCAGTCTACAAAGGTTCCCAGCTATGAGACACTCAGCGTTGCAGGTTCTTGCCCTTCCTGGCTTAAGTAATTAGGCAATCAATGGCATAGACGCCTTGTTAAACATATATTCCTTTCTAACACCCTAGGGAGAAATCCCTAGGGGATTCTTTTTTGCTTAATTAACCCATAGCCTGTTATTTTTTGTTAGATTTGACATTACTGTAATTAAAATAACCCAAATGAAGGGAGGTGAACCTAGTGGCGCTTCGTAATAACTACATGAAAAATGTAATGAAATCCATTGCTTATAGTGCAGTAGATACTGCAAAGCAAGATGCTCCTGAAATGATAGATTTTGCTGCGTCTAATAAGGATGCGTTTGTCAATGTATATAAAGCAGTTAGACATCCTACGACTACAATAACCAGATCAATTGGTTATGTAAAGAACTCTAAGATTTATCAAGCTGCTGATTATGGCTTGAAGAATGCTATCCAGGATTTGAAGACTGGTAAATTCTATAATAAAGAGCGCGAAGCAGAAGCTGGTAAATTCCTTGGAATTGATGCCGACGATATGAATGATCTTTCTGAGTTCGGGATTGATGACAACTGGGAAGACATTATTAATGGCAAATCTAAAGATACATCCACTCAAGGTTCTAAATCAGAGGTCACAGCCGGAGATAAGATTATAGCAAGTGCTATAGAAGGATCTAATAAGGCTGTCGCTGGTGCTACAGTTAATGCTGTAATGACTGCATCAGATGCTCAGATTAAGAATATGAGAACTTCCGTTGGTATGATTTACAATCAGAATGAACGTCTCATCGGAGGCATTCATAATGATATCTCCGTAGTAAATTCTACCATGGGAACAATCCATAATCTTTTAGCGACAAGCTTGGGAAATATGGATAAGAATATGAGCAGTTACTTTACTGAATCTATTAAATTAGATACAGAACGCAACTCTATACTTAAGGAAATGCTAGAACTTCAGAAGCAGCAGTATACGTCTGCTGCGGAGAAAGAAAAGCAATCTGCTCAGAAAAACCAGAAATCTAGAGGTATTATGAAATGGAGTGAAATCTCCAGTTCTGGTATGCCTGACATTGATAATTACTTTAAGAATATAAAGACTAATATCAATAAAGAAATGGAATCACTTATGCCTGGAATGGGCGGAGATTCCAATATGCTTATGGCTATGATGACATCGCCATTAAGATTCATTACCGATTTCATGGTTAAAGCAGCTATTCCTGCTACACTTAAAGAAGCCACTAAAGAACTTAATGGAACGATATCTAACGCATTTGCTACTGCTATAGGTTCACTTGGAAATCAGATCGGCAAAGGCGGTCCTCTTGAGATGGTAGCCAAGATATTTGGTATAAATACCAATGTAAGTAGATCTATAGATACTTCTAAATATGAGAAGGGACCAATCCCATTTGATGGTATTACTCGTAAAGCTATCATTGAAGTTATCCCCGCATATTTGAGAAGGATTGAGTCTGTATTAAGTAGTAATCCTGAACGAATCTTTGATTATAACTCTGGTAAATTTACTGATGCTAGAGCTATAAGAAGAAGATATGATGATATTAAGAATAATGCTATTCAGTCTGCTACAGCTGATGTTAAAGCTAACATGACAACTGGATTAAATATACGTAAGGCAGGAGCACAGTCTCAGGCTGAAATTGATGAGATCAATCAGGCTATGCTTGAGTTCCAGATGTATCTCTATAATAACAATGGTATATTTAATCCTAATGCAACGCCTACAAAGAATGATGTTAGCTATGCTGAATATCCGGCATTCTATAGGCATTATAAAGAGATTGCTGATATCTATAAGAATTCTGCTAAGCGTAGAGATAGACGTGGTAATGTAGTTACTGACTATTCTAAGCTTATGAATTCTCGTCAGGTTCTTGATTCAAAAGCTCAGGAGCAGAGGATTATAGACAGTATTAATTCTGGAGTTACGGATACTATAACAACTATCTTCCAGGATGAATCTACATCTAAATCTGATAGAGCTGCTGGAAAGTGGACTAAAATAGGCGATTCTAAATCTGAGAAATGGGAAGGTTCTTCTCCATTACTTCAGATTAAGGATGAGTATGGCAATTCCTTATTTAATTATCTTCAGAATATTAATAAGGAACTTATCTGGGCTAGAGTTAACGGCGGAGTTGTTGCTGGTACTGGTGGTACAGTTGCAGATAATGCTGTTAAAGTAGACTTTAAGAATATTAGTCTTACTAATCCTAATAAACCTCAGACTAGTGTTGCTGATAGACAGAATAAAGATGAAGAGATCAAACGTAAAGCTATAAAGAATATCCTCGAAGGTAAGGCTGTTGATTTCTCCAGATTTAGTGATGAAGATACAGAAGCACTTCAGCACTTAGCAGATCTTCTTATCGATGTAAATACAGATACTTATAACCGTGATATGAAGAATAAAGTTAATAGCAATGCATTAAGCAAAGCTCTTAACGAAAAGCTTTACGGTGGTAAGTTTATTACAAGAGATGATATTGAACGTGAGGCTAAGAAGGCTGAGAAAGAAACCAATGAATTAGAAACTCCGGAAGAGAAAAATATCTTTACTAAGATATCTGGAGCTCTTAATAAATATGGTTCTATTACAGCTGCTGTAGCTGGTGGTATGACCACTGCTATGACAGATCTTATTTATGCTGCTGATAAAAATATATATGAAATATTCTACAGAACTGAAATTGAAGGCACTGACCAAGATGGCGATAAGAATAAGTATAGCGGCTTTATGGAAATGCTTATTGGCAAAACCAATGATCTGTTTACTAAAGCCGGCGATTATCTCAAAGATACAATCTTTGACCCTCTTAAAGAAAAGCTTGGTTTAGGTGACGATTTCAAGGATAGATTTACTGAATCTCTTAAAGATCAATTTATTGGTCTTGGCAAGATGTTTGTCAATGCTAATAAAGAAGTCTATGGTCCTGTATATGATAAATATATTAAGGAGCCAATGAATGCTGCTACTATCAGAAGCAATAATAGAGCGGCTATGGAAAGAATGACTGCTAAGGGTTGGCAGCAAGGATTAACAAAATCAGGTGAACTTGGTTGGGTTAAGAAGAACGATGCTTTAGCTACAAAAGAGAAGCGTGATGAGAGATTAAGTGTTTTATATAGTCCTAATAAAGCTTATGCTAGTAGAGATTATCGTAAGATGTTAGCTATGACTCCTGAAGAGCTTGAGGAGGAATGCCGTAAGCTTGGAGTTTCAGATACTAAGATCGATGAGTTACGTATGGCTGCTTCTCGCGGTGGATATGATGAAAATAAGCATAAGAATATGCTTATTACTCGCATAGAACGAGTTAATGTACAGCAACATGCTAAAGGTACATTCAAAGCTCCATTTAAGGGTATTACTATGCTTTCCAAAGGAGAGCAACTCTACGGTGTAAATGGCGATGGTTCACCTAACGTATTAGACTATAGAGGAACTGTACCTAAGACTGGAGCTTATGGGCTTGGTGATTATACTCATATTTATAATCCTAAGGGGTTGGTTGGTAAACAGCAGGATCTTGGTCGAGAAGAATTAATGGCTAAGAGAATGGGATTATCTGTAGCAAAACATGCTGGTGGAAGTATTGATATTTCCAATGGTGATGTTACAGTTAAAGACTTCCTGAAAGAAGCTAAGCAGTATGCTCCAGAAGCATTGGCTGGTGGTGCAACTGGTGGAGCTCTTGGAATGGTTGTTGGTGGTCCTTTATTTGGAGCTGCATTAGGCGCTGGTGTTAATATTATTAGGAATTCTACGTTCCTTAAGGATAAGCTGTTTGGTAAACTTGGGGAAGATGGCAAGTCGCGTTCTGGTGGAATTATATCTAAAGATCTTCAGGATACATTCAAGAAGTACTTCCCGGATATGGTTAAGTATGGTCTTGCTGGAATTATTCCTGGTATGCTTACACCATTAGGTCCTATAGGCGGACTTCTTGTTGGTGGTACTATTGGATTACTTAAGAATAATGAAACTTTCATGCAGAAGTACTTTGGTGAGGGTGGATCTCTTAAGTTATCTAGCAAAGAAACAGATATTCTTAAGCAGTTACTTCCTGGGGCTGCTAAAGGTGCTGCTGGCGGAGCAATTGCCGGACTTGTATTTGGTGGTCCTTTCGGATTAGTTGGTAATATGGCTATCGGTGCTGGTTTAGGCATGATGACTACCACCGACGAGTTCAAGGACATGATCCTTGGTATAGATGTTAATGGTGTTAGAGAAGGTGGACTGGTTGGATTCTTATCAGATGCTTTTGAACCATTAACCAAATCAGCTTTATCATTTAAAGATGATCTGATGAATACAATTGAGAAGAATATAATTCTTCCATTAAACAAATTTACAGTACCTGCTATACATGCATTACCTAAAGCGCTTGGTTCTATACCTAGAAAGATTACTGAATGGGCTGAAAGTGATGAAGGGTTAGCTGGTACTTTATCTAGATCTATACTCGGAGTTACTAAAGCTGCTACTGCGCCGGCTCGTGCTGGTTTATGGTTAGGTAAGAAGGCATTTAATATTGCTACTAGCCCACTTAAGCTTTTTGGAGTTGCAGGTGATCGTATTAGAGGTAAAGCTATCGAACGTGGAGAAGCAGATTATATGACTGCTGCTGAGCGTATCGAATGGCAAATGAATAATAAGCGTGGTAATAAAGTAAGTGACTTTGATAGAATGCTTGCTAACATTGGCGGTTCTGCAGAGGGAGACCTATCATTAGAAGATGCCAAGGATATGGTTAGGAAGCTTGAAGACATTTCTGATAATAATGCTAGTCTTACAAGAGAATCTAATAGGCGACGCAAAGAGATAGATTCAATTCTTAATAACTATAGAGATGGTAATGGTAATAAACTTAGTGGAGCCGCTCTTAAGCAAATAAGAAAGCATTTAGACGCTGGTGAAATAGATAAGATTCCTGCAGTACTTCAGAAATATAGAACTTCTGGTTCTTCAACTGGTATCAGTGAAAAAGAACTTGAAAGTCTTATGGAAGGGGATACCGGTCTTCAATCTAAACTTAAAGGCTATGTTGATATCAGAGAGCGTAAAGCTAGAGCTGGAAAGCTTACAGAAGGAGAGTTAGCCGAAACCAGAGCTGAACTTGAAGATACATTCAAGAATATGGGTCTGAAGGTTAATCTTGGTAGTAGATATGACATATCTAAACTTGTAAAGAACTTTAATACTGAGATTACTAATAGAGAAGCAGGTAATCAAGTTGATCAGAGTATGCAATTAAAAACTCCTGAGAATGTAGCTGATATTAAAGGATTTGTTAGTGATATTGCTACTAAGGGTATTAAAATTGCTGATGGAGAAGATGGTGGGCTTCAAGATATTGTAAATAAAATGTCTGCCAAATTCGATGAATCTCTTGAGAAGGTTAATGAGAAATACGATGCTATCTATCAGAAACGAATTGATAAATGGTTCGGTAGTGATGATAGACAGCTTACAGATGAATTTAAAGATCATTTGACACGTAGTACTGGATTTCATACTGATGATATTACTAATATACCTGGAAAAATTGGTATACATGGTGTGTCTGCCGATTTTAAATATAAAGGTAAACTTGGTAAAGCTAGGAATTTAATTGGTACTGGTATTGACGATGTTAGAAGAATAGCTATGAGCCCGCTAACTGCAGGAACTGCAGCTATTAGATTTGGAGCTAATGCTATTGCTGCTGTTCATGGAGAGCGTAAGCTTGGGAGAGATATTAATAAAGCTATTAGAAATGGCGAAACCAGAGCAAATCTTTCTGATAATTTAGCAGAGATTAATCAATTTGCTAAATTCAAAATGAGATTTGATAGCGATGCTCATAATTATATTCATAATGAACTTACTGAAAAGGAGATTAAGACTATTTATAGTATATTCTCTGATTATAAATATATTAGTCATTACTTTGCAGCAAGAAGTGCAAAGGGTAGAGGTAAACTTGTAAATAAGGATGAGCTTGCTTATTTATTAACCCTTAATATGTTTAACTTAAATGATCTTAATGCTAAATGCAAAGAGATAGTTAAAGCTAAATTATGGACTACATATGATTCTATTCAGGGAGTTGATAAAATATCTCCTGTGGAAAGACAAAATCTTAAAACGGGATTAACTCAGAATGCTGATACTGAGGAAATTGAATCTAATGGTATTGGTACATTCCTCTTAGGTGCTGCTGCTAAAGGTATTGGCGCTATCGGTAAAGGTATCTTAGGTGCCGGCAAGTCCTTGCTTGGCGGTGCTAAGAAAGCTAAAGCATTAAAAGATATGCTTCCGTTTGGACAGAAAGAAGAAGCTGGTTCGGCCGGTGGTGGTTCTTCTGTATTAGGCGGAGATCTTGATGATAAAGGCGATGGAAAGATGCCTATTATTAATGCCGATGGCGAAGCTATGATATTTAAGAAAAGTAATGATGGATCTATTGATCCTGATACTACTGATCCTAAGACTAAAGCTATTGTAACAGCCAAGAAGCTTAAAGATGCGGCTGCAGAGAAGTTGCATACTGCTCAGCAGAAGATGTCTGATAGATTCAACTCCATGTTTGATAATATGGATGAAGAAGGTAAAGGCACAAAGCTTAATCCGCTTGCTATGTTATTCGGTGGTTACTTGCTTTGGAAGTCTGGAATTCTTAAGAAGATCTATGATGGATTTATTAAACCTATATGGGAAAAGGTATTACATCCCTGGATTACTGAAAAGGTTGTGCCTTGGATAACAGGAACTGCAATACCAGCAATTGGCACTGCTCTTGTTAATATCGGTTCTTCTATAAAAGAAGCATTATTTGGCGATAAGTCTCTTGGAGATATTATTCATGATGCTATCTTTGGCAGTGGTGATGGTGATAAAGATGGTGGTCCCAGTAATGGACCTGGCGGTGCTGCTGGAGCTGCTTTAACAGTAATGGATAATGTTACTGGTAATAAGACCAATGTAGGTTTTAAGAATAAGTATTCTACTAATAGATTACAAGAACTTGTTGAGAAATATGGAGCTGATACATTATCTGGAATGTATGACGAGAATGGTAATCAGCTTACATATGGACAGATAGCCAATGGTCAGTATAGTAAGATCTATAATGTTGATGGTACTGAAGGTTATATTGATAAAGATGGAAATCTTGCATTTAAAGACCCTAGCTTTAAGGGATCAAGCTATGCTAAAGTTACAGCAAATGGAATGGCTCATGCTGCTGCAGTTGGCGGAAGTCCACTCGTAACACAAGTTTCTAAATTTAGTGGTAAGCTTCTTAAGTCTAAATCTGTACTTGGTAAAGCCGGTGGTGTTATTGGTAAAGCTATTACAACACCTCTTGAAGCAGCTGGTGATATCGGTAAAGGTATTGGAAGGAAAGCTGCTGGCGAAACATTCTTTGAGAATGGTTCCAAGGGAGCGACTGTTGTTAATAGAATCAAAGGTGCTAAAGATGCTGTTAAGAAAAGCGTTGGAGACTTCGTAAAGAAGGGTGAATTCATTAATAGTGCTGATGATGCTACTAGAGCATTGATGGAAGGTGCTGGTGGTGGATTATCTAAATCTGATAAGGTTGCATCTGTAGTTGCTAAAATGAAGGATGCTCTTGTTAAGGGATTAGACAATCTCTTTAATAGTCCTATTGTACAGAATAGATTAGCAAAAGCTGCTAAAGCTGTTGGCGAGAACGCTATGAAATATGCTGCTAAGTTAAAGAAACAGGTTTCTGAGACTTTCTTAAAAGCAATTGGTAGAGGTAGTGCAGAAGCTGGCGAGGCTTTGCTTAAAAATGCTGCTTCTAAGCTTAATCTTATTGTAACTGTAGCATTCCTTATAGCAGACTTTGTTACAGGTTGTGATCAGGCTGAGTCTATACTTGGTGTTTCTGATACTAACTTGCTCGAAGAGTTAGGCTGTGGTTTAGTTAATGCATTAGCTAACCTTTTGATTATTCCTGCAGTGATCCCGGGTGTACCGTGGATTTGCTCTAATCTGTTTAAGCTCATGGGTGATGATCTCGAAGAGCGTCAAAAAGAAGCAGATGCTGAATATCAGGCTTATCTTGAGAAGACTGGATCTACAGATACTAAGGAAGAGTATCTTAAGAAAAAGCATTCTGTAACTGGCAGAATTGGCGGAGCAATTAAATCTGGAGTTAAGAAGGCTGGCAAAGCAATTAAAGCAGGCGCTAAGGCGTTAGGTTCCAACATCAAGAAAGCTGGTGCTTTTGCGGTTGACAAAGCTAAAGAGCTTGGCTCTAATGCTATTAATTTAGCTAAGAACGCTGGAACTGCAGTGAAGGAAGGCGTTACGAAAGCTGTTAATAAGGCAGTTGATTACGGCAAGTATATTGCTGAGCAGGAACAGAAGGGTGAAGCCCTCATAAAAGATCCTAATAGTAGTCTTACTGATTTCCTTAAGATTGATGCTGCTCCGGAAGGACCTCTTTCTGGTATGGCTCATACAGCTGCATTTGGCGCTAGAATTATGTCATTCCCTATAATGCTTGTTAAGCGTATAGCTAATGAGATTAAGAAATTTGCTGGCAAAGTAGTAGATGGGGTTAAGGGTTCATTTAATAGTTTACTTACCAATGCAGGTAATGTAAAAGATAAGATGATGTCTGGCGATCCTATTGGAATACTTACATCTAATTATGAGGCTGGAGAGAATGATCCTCTTTCTGGAATCAATACTGCATTATACCATTTTACTAAGATATACAGCGTACCTATAGCTGCCATATCTTGGGCTGGTCATAAAGTATCAGATGCTGTTAAATCTATAGTATCTAAAGCAAAGGCTGGATTCGAATCGCTTGGTAGTAATATACCAGCAGTGAAAGAGAAAGCTGCGGCTGGAGATATTAAGGGATTATGGAGTGCCGAGTTTACGCCTACCGAAGGTGATCCAATGGCAGGTTTAAACAAGGGATTATTTACAATATATAAACTTACACAGGTTCCTGGAGCTGGTTTACATTGGATTGGTGGTAAGATTAGTAGTGCTTTCACAAGTGCTATGGATAAATCTAGAACTAATGCAAATGCAGTAAATAATGCTCAAGAATCTATTAATAAAGCTGCTGATAACGTTAAATCCATGAATGATATCAAATCAATATGGGATGTTAAAGCAGACTTAACTGACGGAGATCCTATTAAGGGTGTATGGAGTATGAGTCTTGGCTTAAGCAAGATTGGTGGTTCTATCAAGGGTATATTCAATATGATAATTGAACCCATGCTTAATTTCATCGATGACGTTAAAGACAAAATTGGTGATTTTGTAGATGGTGCTAAAGACCTTGCTGATGGTGTTAGTGATTGGGTTGGAGATAAAGCTGATAAGGCTTCTAAAGCTTATGATAGTGCTAAGACAAGTGCTGGCAATTGGCTGAACGATAAATGGCAGGCCGCTAAGAAGTTCGTTACTGGTACAGGTACTTATGGTAGAGGATACTCCAAACAGATCGATTCTTCCATAGCTAATTTGCCTTACAATAGTTCAGCTGATAGATCTAGACAGACTATTGGTGACTCTGCTTGTGGTCCAGCAGCTGCAGTCAATGTTCTTGAATCATTTGGTAGAGGTAAGAATCCTATAGTTGCTGCATCTAATTATGCTGTATCTAGAGGATATAAAGAAACTGATGGTGGTACAAAACCTGGATTCTTTACAGATTACTTTAGCAAGAATGGTTTAGGTTCAGAAATAAGCTATAATAGGAATACTCTTGAGAAAAATATTAACAGCGGTATGCCAACCGTACTCATGGGTTCAGATGGTAGAGGAACATCCTCATCTACACCATTTGGTAAATCACCACACTATGTAACTGTAACAGGTACTGTTGGGAATAAATCTATTGTACAAGATCCCGAGAGTCCTTATGATAACCAATTATATGATACTAGATCACTACTTAATAAGACATCGCTTGGTGTATCTGCTTATGGTAGAGGTTCTGGAATTATACCTATATATGGAATTGGTAAGTATGGCACTGGTCCTACCACTATCAATATTCCTGCAGGTTTAGGTGGCGTGCATAGCTATATGGGCTGGCAATGCATAACATCGCCATCTTCAGCACAGTACAAGCTTAGAGCTGCTAAGGGTCAGAACTTTAACTCTGAAGGATTTGGTATCATTGATGGTAGATATACAATAGCATGTACCACAACATTCGGTCAGGTTGGTGATGCGGTAGACTTCTATAAAGCAAACGGTAAGGTTCTTAAATGTATAATTGCAGATATTAAGAATCCTACAGACAAAGGTTGCAACACTTGGGGCCATCTGGATGGTAAATGCATTGTAGAATTCGTTGTAGATAAACGTACTTGGTATAGCTCATCAAAAGGTGGTGCTGCTGCTTCTATGCATGCTAATCCTGGTACGGCTAGTTGTCATCCTGAATGGGGTAATACTACAATTACTAAGGCTGTATGCTATGGTAGTGCAAATGCACCTGCAGGAGATGCTGGTTCTGCAGCTTCAACCGGTGCTGATACTGGTGTTGTTAATGGAGCTGCAGCATCTATAGATACGACAACACAGCAGCCAGATGATCCTTTATCAGCTTTTACCAATGCATTGACTAAGACTATGAGTGAGTCTAAAATTGGTAAGGCTATGGGATTAATGTCTTCATCATCTAGCACTACAACAACCACTACTGGTGATAGCGGTGGAGATGCTGGATCACCTTATCAAAGTGGCGGAGCTGCAAGTGGAGATATGTCTAGTTGGATTAGCACTATCGAGACAGTTAAGAAAGCTATCGCTGCTAATAATCCTACTTATCAAGCACCCATGATGTCAACCATCACTATCAATGGTGAGAAACTTAAGTATAGAAATGACTGTACTGGTCTTACAAGTGCAGCAGCAATGGCGGCCGGTGCTATGGAAACAGGTATTTGGCCTCCCGCTTCAGGTGCTTGGACCAGTGGCTCAGGAATTTCTCTTAAGGGATTTACTAAGATGGGATGGCCCGGATGGGAAGGACTCCAGAAGGGTGATATTATCTCTAGAAATGGTCATGCCGAAATCTTCTCTCATAATGAAGGCGGAAGACATATGGTTTGGAATGGTGGTTCTACCAATGCTCTTAGAACACCTGGAGTATCTGGTTCTAGCCATCCTAGCTATACAACAATCTGGAGACGTAATAGCGAACCTCTTACTAGCCCGTTTGGCAAGGGAGATAATGGTATTAAACCTCTGTCTAAGTATGGTCAGTTACAAGATTCATATAAATATGGTAGAGGTGGACAAACCCTTAATTATATTCCTGCAAAGAAGACAGCTAGCAGTAAAGAGTCTTCACTCTATTATGAAGATCCTAAGGGTACAGATAAACCTAGATATGGCAAAGGTAGCGATATAGATCTTACACAGATCATAAACTTCCTGATGACCATAGCAGATAATACTGATAAGCTTAATACTATCGTTAAGATCCTTAACAAGAAGCTTAACGTGGAGATTACAGCAGAAGACGTTGCAAATGCTCAATCTGGACAATCTACTAAACGTCAGATTACCGGAAAGGGTACTTCTACATATGATAAATATACAGATCAATTAAATGATCAGTCTCTCGCTAGTGTGGTTAATGCTATGAAAGCTATAGCTGCAGAATAGAACTTATGATTATATAGGGTAGCCCTAAGTGGCTACCCTTAATTTTATGCCGCTTAAACAATAATGTAATAAAGGAGGTGATTCCTATGGCTAAAATGACCGCTGAAGAGATTGGTAATTACGCCAAAAAGAAACAGCAAGCTCAAGATAAATCTGATTCTTATCAAAGTAAAATATCTAATCTTGAATCTGAGATCGCCGCGACTACAGATGAAGATGAGAAGAAAAAACTGGAGAAGAAGCTGGAAAGTACCAAGACTAAGTATGAACAATTCCAGGAATCAAATAAAGAATATTTAGCATCTAATGATGAAGATAATTATGATATAGATTTGGATTCTGCATTTCTTATTGAATATTCTAGATTCTCAGATGGTAACTATTATGATAAATTACAAGAAGGATTACGTATTAGGGATATGCGAGGTGTATTAGGTCTACCTATGCAATTTTTACCTAACACTGATTTTAGAATAGATGGATCTAGTGATAATACTGCATTTGGTAGAGTATATTCGGAAAGAATTATTAAGAATATTCCTCTATTACTTATTACACCCGGTGTACCATCATTCATGTCATCTTTCTCTAAGAAGGATAAGAAGATAGCATTAGCTAATATATTTAATGGTATGGCTGAGGCTACATTTGATAAACTTATGAAGAATGGTAGTGGAAAATATTATTCTCTTAAATATGATTATGTAAGCTATTTCGCTTATGTAAATACTATGGTTAGAGCTGCTGCTATCATATTAGGTATCGATAAGGTTACTGTAGATGGGAAAGAGCTTGGTTCAAAGAACTGGCTCTACAATACATCAGATGGTAAGAGCTCACTGAATATATTCTCACATGGTCAGATGAGTAGATTTCTTGGACCTTACACTGGTTGTATTGCTTTCTATGCAGATTGTGGCTCTACAGTCAGCGATAGCTTTTCTAATAGCACTGGACAATCATCATTATCATCAACAATCAATGGATTATCCGACCAGGCTAGAGAAATGAACTTCTTAGCTGGTACTATAGGTTCCACAGTTGGCGCAACCCTTGATAAGTTTACTGGCCAGGGCGATTTAGAGAAGAATATGCAAAACGTACAGGATGCTGTTAAGAGAGTTGGTCTTGGTGGTAATAATATGCTTACTGGAATAATTAATAAAGCGCAGACTTTATTAGCCGGTGGTAAATTGATATTCCCTGAAATATGGACTGATTCTAATTTCGGTAGGTCTTACTCTGCGTCTATGAAGCTTGTGGCTCCGGCGGGGGATAAACTGTCTGTATTCTTGTATATATTAGTGCCTATATATCATCTGATAGCACTTACATTACCAAGAGAATCTATTAGTCAGGCTTATTACTCACCATTCCTCGTTAGATGCTATTATAAAGGCTTATTTAATGTAGATATGGGTATTATTACTGACTTATCTGTTAATAAGGGCGCTGAGGGTGAATGGACAGTCGATGGTATTCCTACAGTCGCTGAAGTATCTTTTGGTATAAAAGATATGTATGAAGGCATGGCTATGACCAAAGGAGTATCTACTAAAGGAAAGTTCGGTTTAGCATTATTCAGCAATATAACTGAATTAGATTATATAGCCAATTCATGCGGCGTCAATATAAATGACCAGGATATTCAGAGAATGGCTAAATTATACTTTACATTGCAGAAAGGTAACTTACAGGATGCGGTTACTAGTGGTATATTTGGATCTATAGTACAGTCATTAAACAATAAGGTAGCCAAGGTGTTTGGTGTATTTTGATTATGCTATATACATATACTTAAACAGGAGGATTGTTTATGACTCATAAAGAACTATACGATTATGCCATAGATAAGATTAAAACTTATGAGCATATAGATCTACCAGAAACAGCAATGATAATAATACTGGGTCCCAAAACGGCAATAGAAAGAATAAGACCTATACGAACAAATATACGTATAACGTTTAAAGCTAGAGATGGCTTTACAACAGAGCGCATAGAACCTACAGAAGAGTGTCCTAACGCTATATATTTTGTTACGGTTAAGACTAATTTCTATGGTGACCCTCATAGAGTATATATTTTGCCGCTTATCTAAGGAGGTTATATGATTGAATTCTCACAACTATATGGATTTGTAAGCCAGAAAGTAAAAATATTTGAAAAGGCTTATGAATCCTTCACAATAATAGGAAGTGCTAAAATTTTAGAAAAATTTAAGCCAATAGACTATGATAATGTATACGTTACAGCAGATAATGATACTATCTATTATAAGGAAGGTTATAAACCTGTTGTTTTACATGAGAGTGATTTCTTTATATTTAGATTTGTAGAACTCATTATAGGCAACGTTAATGTATTTAGGTGCTTAGCGGCACCTGAAGAAGAGGATAACAATGGCGGAGAAAAGTAAAAAGACCAAAATGATTGAATACGAAATGAAGTATGGTCATGTACCTAGAGATTATAGACAGAGGTTAGAATACCTTTGCGATACTCTTAAAATAACTGACTTTATGCAAGAGCAGATAATTGCTTCTAGACAAAACTTCATTGATTCTACATATTATGAAACCATAAGATTAGTTCTTTATGAAATACCTGAATATACACCTAGACCTCGTGCTAGGCTAATCAATAAGAAAGGTATTGTAAATGCTGTGACTGGACTCAATGGATTTATACAAGTATATTCAATTACTGGTAGACAGAATAGAGAATATATGAGTATGATAACCAAAGAGCACTTAAGCCATCTTGAGCAATTGCTTTGTACTCCATGTGATATAGAATACAAAGCATATTTTCCCACACCGGCGGCTTATAATAGAGTCGACACGTTCCTTGCTGAAATAGGCTTAATTAGGCCTATGATTAAACCTGACTTTGATAATATCGAGAAGAGCTATTCAGATGCGTTCACGCAGAATGTATGGATAGACGATATTGTTGTAGTAGACGCTACATTACGCAAATATTATTCAGTATTACCAAGAATGGAAATTGATTTAAAATATGCTAATCAATTATGTTGCTATAACCAGTACAAATCAATAACAAAGAGGAAAGATTTTACCGACGGAATGAATGTAGACTATTTCGGAGGTTAAAAATAATGAATAACTTAAAAGATCTGTATAATGCACGTATAGAAATCAATAAGAAGGATAATATTAATGATCTTTGTGATCTTATCGAATGTGATAGTGTTATTAATAATGGCGATCGTACTATTAGAGTAACACATTCATCTGACCCTGTGGATGCTATATTAACAGCATTCAAAGCATGGTATAATGATAAATGTGATCGCAGCGTATTAAATATATTTACGCTGAATGCTTCTAATACACTTATTAAAATTTGATAAGATAATACCCCTAGGCAATTTGCCTAGGGGTGAATTTATATGAAATAAACCACCGGGCCGGCCTCATCGCTCAACTCGACGGCCTATTTGCATACACTTATTTATTAAGTGCGTCGAGATACTTGGCAATGTAAGCTTCATCTACATTGATGATACCAAGAGTATTAACCATCTCCAGAAGAGTATATGCAATCTGTGCATTCTCTACGATAGCATCCATATCTACATTGGTACCTTCCTTAATGTACTTAGCCTTAAGATCATCATTTTTGAAGATCTGCTTAGTCATAGCCTCAATCATGCACTGGAATACTGACTTATCCTTATAGTTTTCCATCTGCATAATCTGAGCTTCTGCTCTAGCCTGGATGTCTTCCTTATATTCTTCATTACTTGTAGAATCAATCTGATCCTTAGCATTATCGAGGATCTCCTGATAATCAAGCTTTGCAGCTGTATTAGTATCGATGAAATCAGCGATTGTATCAGATACGCGCTCTTTGATCATAGAAGCAGCATCATTAATATCGATATCATTAAGCTCTGAGTAGAAGTCATCCGTGATATCCTGAGTAAGTCTATTGTTTCTAAGAACTTCTGCAAGATCTATATTCTCATCACACTCCGCAGCATCAGCATTCTCGATAACCTTATCGTAGGCTTTATCTACAACCTGGGAGAGTTCTGACAGAAGGCGACTCTTTGTTCTGCATGTGCGAAGAATATCATTAGCGCCCTGCTCTTTAATGAAGTTCATTATAAAACATTTAGCTTTATGAGCATTAGAGTTGCTAAGCGGAGTAGCATAGCTCTCTTTATATACTCTAAGCAGAGACTCACAGAGAAGCGCATTCTTAACGCTCTCTAAGTAAGCTACACGATCTGCTTCAAGAGTATTGCCGATGCCAGCATACTCATTATAAGAAGACACTGCCTCATCATATTCTCTCTGGGCTGCGAGCTCTTCCATATTTCTTCTGTTCTCTTCTTCCTGTACAAGGGCTTCATGCTGTGCGTGAATGTCTGCGTAAAGAGCAGCTCTGCTTTCTGATGGATAGCTCATGTCAGCAAACTCTATATCTCTAGAATCATACATAGTGATTTACCTCCTTAATAATTTACTAAAATGTTGTTTAATACACCGTAATCTCCATAACTGGAGCATGTGTGGAATCATCAGAAGATTCGATATTGATAAATTCAGGGCAAGTATCTACATCTTCTGTATCATCGAGGTATAGATGCTGACAAGCAGCTCCATATCCATTTACATCGAGGAACTCAAAGTACTTAATCTGCTCCCTGAAGTTATTCGTAATGAGAGTAATAATATTAGGAACATGGATTTCATTAATTTCATTGATAGTCTCCACATAGTTCTTAATATCATAGATAATATTTCCACCAATATTCTTATCAGCGGAGGTCTCAGCTTCAAGAGCAAACTTAAATTTAACAGCCACATTATTAATGTAGTTCTTAACCCTCTCTAATTCAGAGAGCCTTACATAACCAGCAGTTGGAGATTCAATATATCCCCAGATTCCAGATGCGCTAAGAATCTTAACTTGCTGACCGATAGTCAATGCGTCAATCTTCTCTTCAGCATCTGTATTGTTATAGATATATACCCTCTTAAGTATAGCCGTAGCGTAGTAAGACTTCTCGTTAGGAAGAATATAATAGAATCTCTTAGAAGGTCCATATGTATTAACAAACTTGAAGTCCAATCCAAATGTATCCTCAAGAACCAGCATACACTCTTCTATGTATTTACGACGCTCTTCTATATCAAAAATAAACTCCTGTACATCTGCTTCTGATACAAGGAACCCATTCTTTATCATAGGAATTCTACTAATGGTATAATTATAGAACGGAGTTCCATCATCATTGGTTACATAGAGAGGTTTGTATTCATTATAAGGATTACCATAAGAATCTGATCTAGGAATTGCCTTATATACAGGATTACCCTGAATATCTACTCTATTAACTTTAGCGATATTGACTACACCTGTCATAATCTTAGAATAATCATGGTAGAAGTCTATACCACCATCTACAGATAATACATTACAGAGTGTATATCTAGCCAAATCAATAAAGTTGTAAGACTCTATTACGAGCTTAGAATACTCATCCTGCAGAAGCACATTCTGTACAAAGTCTGAATTCTGGTTATTACGGAGATATCTCAGTATAGCCGATGTAGTCGCAATCTCATTACCATTATATAAGAAGACTTCCTCCATATACTCAGGTTTTGATCTCATAATAGAGATAACGTTAATTTGATTGCCATCTTCATCATAATAGATTTCATTCCTAAGGAACTCATCTATAAGATCCTGCTTTGTAGGAACAATATTCTCTATTTCTGTACGATTACCAATACCATCATCTCCAAAGAGTACAATAGTTTCTTCATCCTCATCGATCTCTACACCATCAACTTCATCACCAGCTCTTAATCCGAAATCTGCTAATATATAAATCTTAGCAAATGTATTCTTGCTAAGATAACCATGGGATGATTCCATAGAATCAACTTTCTGGTATGCTTCAGGTTTAGCATTATAAATATTAAGAATATTAATTCTATTATTACTATCCATCATATCATCAGTATCAAGATCAAAACTAAACGTGAAGATGCCTTCGAGATCATCATACTCAGTAATATAACCTTCAAGATATCTGTAAGGATGCCTATCGGTAGAATCAGCATAAAGAACCATAATAACTTTAACTCTACAATCTGAGATAAACTTATTACCGTTAGCGTCAGTATCTACAGTACAGAGTTTATAATCTGTCTGATTTGTATTCATCAGCAGATCCATCTTCATATTGTATTTATATTCATAGAACTGCTCATTGCCATTCTCATCTTTATATACGTACTTCCGAGTCCAATCCATATTAGTAGCAATAAACTGGGTGTCTGAAGCTGTATTAATAGATTCAAACTTAAAGGTCTTATTCTCATTCATTACTGTAAAGAGATAAGATATAATTAAATCATCATCTATAGTCATTAAGAAAGGACTTACATATTCGAATACTCTAACAAGCTGACCATCGGCGTTCTTAACCATTGGATATGGATACTGCTCAGGATCTAAGCCTTCCTCATACTCAGGTGGAACCACTGTACAATAATCATTCAAGTAATCACTACCATGATCATAATAATAAAATACCGTTCCAGGAGTAATAATAAGATTATTATTCTCTGAGTCTTTCTTAAAGTCAGACTGCTGAATCTTAAGATCCAATGTATTCGTCGGAAATACCACGTCTCTCTTCTTCATAATGAGATAAGTATAGTACAATCTCTCAAAAGGATTATCCTTTTTCTTGTAAAAGTACAGATGGGTATTATTATCATTAATACTATTGAAGAAGTTATTTAAATCAGTAGTATTAATAACGCTGCCTCTAGAGGAGGTTTCTCTAGGGATAATCTTCTTAAGATCAGCAACAGACTTCTTATCTTTACCACCATTTGAAATACCATTCATAAGTGGATAGATAAGAGCATACATACCATTATAGTTATCATATGTATCTGATTTAAGTGCAGTCCTAAAATTAGTAGTATAAGTGAAGTTACCTCCGGAGCCTTCAGAGATCTGTACGTTAACTTTAACGGTTGCGTTGAGGCCTGGAATGTAGCTATCTCTGGAAAAGAGGATTCTTATGCAATTTTCAGTTATATATTCATAGTAGCACCACTGACCATCCTCAACTGTATAATCAAGCAGACCAGCATATATTGGCGTCAGATGTCTAACAGTACCATCAGACTCAACAACATCTACATCAAATGTAGCGAGCTGATTATCGAATTCAAAAGTGATAGCTTTATTCTCGATATCTGTATCTGTAAGGATATCCTTCTCGATAACATCAAGCTTAACCTGATGAAGTCTTGCTGAGAAAGCTACATAATCTTCACTATCTACAGTAGTCTGAATTATAGTAGTGATATAAGGGTTGGATATATTTGATATAGAATTGCGCTGTTTAATCTGCGTAGTTCCAGGTTCAAACAGATCATACATCGCTGTATATACATAAGTACCAGATGAATTACGAGTTCTATTGATTATTACATCATAATCTAAATGGAACTCATGATCATCTATATTAAATGGTACTTCATGGCTTAAAATGAATGTAGATTTACCTGTAATGCTATCGTATGATGCGAGGTTCTGCATCATATAATCAATCGGTAAATATATCATCATTGTCATCATCGCAGGATGACTATTAATATCTGTTATAGCAGCGTTCATAGCATGAGCTAATATATTCTTAGAGAACTTAGCTCTGGTAGCGATAGCTTCATTACTAGTCTCAGATATCTTAATTAATACATCTTGTAATGATTGCGAATGAACTTCAGACATATAACCGAATATACCAACCATAGCAGCAGTTGCGTCGACTTCGGATATAGTATTGCTTCTTATAGTATCAATGAAATCAGCAATCTCATATATATCCGTGGTCAATACATTACTATTTGTATTAGTATTTGTTGATGCCATTCAAATTATACTCCTTTCTGTTTATTTTATCCATTTAAGTCTGTAATCATAGTTTGTATTTTCAGATCCTTTGGGAGCTCTTCTCTTAGATCTAGCATCCATATTCCTAGTTACGTAAGGAAGCCAAGCCCAATCATTGTTTACGCCTCCATGGGAATATAACATGGTCATAGCTTCTTTAGTACCATTAAGATATTTACCAACTAAAGAGTTAAACTCTCCAAGTATAGCAGGGTTAGAATCATCTACATCGAACCCATGGAACCCTAAACTAATCTTACCAAAGTCTGTTGGATCAGACATATCGCCTCTTGGGACGTTATTTATATATACTCCAGTGATCTTAGCATAGTACATAATGGTTTCGCCATCCTGACCGACTAAGAACTTATATATAGAGAACTGTATAGGATCAATACCATTAGTGATATAATCCTTCTTATTAGTATGCTCGCCGACTCTACACATATTTACATAAGTATCATAAATTTTAGCCAGATTATAAACCTCTAAATATGCCGTGTCGTTAAATTGCAAATTAAAATCAAATCCAACTCCGGATTTAAGACTGTGACCTCTTGTACTCATAGTATATCCCATTATGTTAGAGGTAGTCTCATGAGATTCTGCGTTAATCTCAGGAAGATCTAATCTAGAGCTAGATGTATTAGTGAGTAGATTTATAAATGGAGTCTTTAAATCAGTCATAGAACTCTGCAGAGATAGCAGAGTATAATACTGCTTGTTAAGCATATCCACAAAATAAGGAATATCTTCAAGGCTTCTAGTACTATTTTCACCAGCAGTCTTATAAGCCTTGCAAGCTAATTTATTTTTGCCGGCTAATAGATTCAGATCCGGTCTGGTAAAGAATAGATATTCTCTGAGATACTGCTCATTATCATATGGATTGATGAATCCATATCTAGAGAACTTATTATACATCTGTATTTCAGATCTCTTGAATAATCTATTAGCAGCCATCACTTCGCCGATATTCTTAATTTCGAAAGTTCTGGACTTTCCGATATCGCCAGTTTTTGTGTAAGATTTCTTACCTCTGGTTTCTTTGCTTCCATCTAAAGGATTCATATTGGTAGCCATAAACCGCCTCATTCCCTCCTTTCGTATAAATTATATAAATGTTTTTGGATTAGACTATTACTGGGTTAATAATAATTTCAATTGCATACTATAGTACTGTAAAGAGATAAAGAGACGGAGTCCAAAGGATTATCTCTACTCCACATTTTTTGTATAGCATTATAGTAGCACTATGATAGCATATAGAAACTTTTAACGTGTAGGAGGATAATCAACAATGGAGTTCGTAATACCAAGTGAATATGACTATATACAAGAGGACTATGAAAAGGCTAGATGCAGAGCAGCTGCAAAAGTCAGCTTTCGTAAGAAATATGTATTAGAGTCATTAGAAGCTAAGTTGGAATTTGTTAATAAATATAAGGGAACCGAAAACGAAGCATATGCAAAAGCTATTGTAGGAATAAAAAATTAAAAGTTCTTTATTCGTCTCTTTATTTTTTGGCTTAAAAATAAGATAAATTATATAACTTTATTATTTTTTGCGATTAAACATATTATTAAAGTCTAACCAGAAGGAGGTTACGTGATGAACGAGTGTCAAAGACTGCACGAAACGATTGTGCGAGACATTTATGACGTTATTACTAGCGTCAAAGATTTTGACCAGGTTGATTGGATCAATAAAAGAAATAGTACTGGATCTATAGCTCGCCGAGCTTCCAATCTGGTTTTGGTATTTCCGGTATTAGTATCGGATTCAATTAGTTATCAGACTGCTATGATTGTTAATAAAGCCGTTGAACGTAAGTGTGCTTCACTTATGCAGCTTTTATTCAATTCTATACAGTTTTCTGATAAAGATACATTGGATGGCTATATTAGCCAGTTCCATAATAATCTGGATCTCCGTAAGGGATATGGATTAAGTGATCTAATTGATGCACTGGATAAGATCGATGCATTGGAGTCTGGAATTACTATTACAGATCGTGATGCCTTCGAGATAGTTAAAGAGGATATGAAGAATCTTAACTTTTATCTCGATGAGGTATATAACGAGACTTCAATTAACGATTTTAAGATTACCAAGAATGCTTATGGTGAATCCAGCGTAGAACTTATGACGGAAGCCCCCATGGGTGTGAGAATGCCTATGCATACGAGGGGCACTGTGCCGACTAGGTTTGGTACAGATCATGCCAGATACAATAAAGATACTTCAGATTTCCTGAAGCAGCAATTGACACAGCCTCAGCTTGATAAGGCTAATGAACTTATGCCCACTATGATGCAGATTAACTTCATCTACACGAAGGATGGTAACGCTATCAATCAGATGGCAGTTGTTGGTATCAAGGCAAAAATGTACTTAGTAGAGTCAATGGAAATTATAAATAGGGTGGTATCTAAATATAAGGACTCGAACAGTTTATTTAACCTTGTGAGAGCATCAACAAGAGAGATTTCATTCTTCAAGGATTTAGCATTTGCAATCGATAAAGCTAAGATTGACGCCATCAACATGGCTAGTGATTCGAATAATGCGAAGATGTTCAAGGTTCTTGAAAGAAGAGCCACTATGAACAAATTCATGACGCTGCTTAAGAGAAATGATGCTTCACCCATTACATCACTTGTGATGTCTCAGGATGAGGTTGAATATCTTAAGAAATATAACGACGTTGATATGGACAAGAGCCATGTAACCAGATCAATTCTGGATAAATTTAATCTTATGGATATTGTTATTTGCGATGAAACACTTGAGATCGCTAAATTCTTATTTGATGATGGTGACAGTACTTACGAGACCATCACTTATGATGCACTTGAGAAGGAGGCTAAGGACTCCTCATATAAGAAAGTTGTTAACTTAATGAGTAAGATAAATCGATAGTGGAAAGGAGGATCACTGAGCAATGGTTACTACATATGAACCTAAACAGGTAGCTGAAGAAGCTGTTGACTTTACAGGCTATATGCTTGACGAAGCCTCTACCACTAGGGATGATATTGACTACGATTCCATATACAGATCCCGTCAGTTTAATGAGGCGATGAAATACTTTTCTGTGGAAGATGAGATGACACGGAAGGTGTTATTGACTGTAAATGAAAACGATCAAAATGTGGTGATGACTTCGTTATCTAATAAGCTGTACAAGCACATTGTAGATAAGGTGGATGACATAGATTTCGGCACGATTCCTATGTCTAGAGGTGATATAACTAAGATCGACAGTTACGACAAACTGGTAGATTGCATTAATATCATTACCGACATTCTGCAGAACTATAACCAGCCGTTGGATAGCATTAACACGGTAAGCTTAAGTCTTCAGAATCTGATTGATCGTAAGGACATGTTCGAAAAAGCTTATGCTTTGAATGTGCAGATGCCCATCATCATCTACAATACAATAGCTCTTTCTATAGTTAGCTCTGTATCCTTTATGATTAGTAGTTGTATTGAATTCATTAAAGCTCCTGACGATGAAGGATTTGAAATTGCAGTAGATAGAGCAGGACTTGCTAAGACTAAGGATAATCTGTTATTCAGAGATCTGGCAAAGTTCAATAAGATCTGTGCCTCCGGTGAATTCGATAAGGCTATGGATTTTGTTATGCAACAGAATGCTGCTAAAGGATCTAAGAACTTTGTTGGATATGGGGTGGCGTTTACCGCAAGTAGCATTGCAGTATCGCTTGGATTAATATTACTGATTATTCCTATTATCCGAGAATTAATATTTTTCTTTTATTATAGCCGCAGCAAGGTAGCCAACTACTTTGATGCGCAGGCTACATTGTTGCAGATGAACGCATATAATATAGAGAATAACCTTGCAAAAGACATTAAAGACAAAAAAGAGGTTGCTAAGAAGCAGCGTAAGGTTGCTGATTTCTTTAAGAAGATCTCCAATGGTATTAAGGTTGAAACTAGAACTGGCGAGAAGAAAGCTGAGAGTGAAATCAAAAAGCTTGACTCTAAGAAATATAAACAGGATGAAGTTCTTGACTCCATCCCTGATTCAGCAAACTCTATTCTCTTTTAGGTTCTATAACATATATGTAAATTTGTAAGGAACAACTGCCTTTGATTCCTTATAAAAATCTGTTTATAAAAAGAGAAAAACTCTAAAAATTATAAGGAGGTAAATTCAGTATGATTTTTGATAATGATTTCACAAGTCTGAATGGTGGCGCATCTGCTATTCCGATGGACGAAAGTTATAACAATTCATACGGTGCTGCTCTTGCATTGGTAGAGGGCGCACGCAATGATTTTAAGATGTTCAACGCAATGATCAGAGTTGAAGCTGCTGCATGCAAGATCAATGAATCTGCTAACGGCGTTGTTCGTGAAGGCGAAATGCAGGCACTTCAGGAAGCTTCCGTTAAGGGTATTTGGGCTAAGATCAAGTCTCTCTTTGAGAAGCTTATCGCAAAGATCAAGGCTATCTTCCATAACTTCATGAGCAAGATCAATGGTCTTTATATGAAGGATAAGGAACTTATCAAGAAATATGAGGCGGAGGTTCTTCGCAAGACTAACATCGATAAACTCGAGGTTAAGTGGCGCAAGGCTAAAGGCGGTTTCAGTCTTACAAACGAAGGCGACTGCGGAACAGCTAACGGCTGGGATTCTGAGTCTGATAAGAGAGTTGAGCACTTCCTGAGCTGCTCACTTGAGGATGCCAACCTTGACGCATTCCTTGATGATGAGGAAACCGTAAAGCTTTCTGAGGTTAACGGTATTCGTGGAGTTATTAACTTCCTCAAGGATTCTGCTAAGAATACGAAGGATGCCGAAAAGAAAGAGAAGGACGCTATCAAGGCTTGTGATAAGGCTGTTAAGGATGCTGATAAGAAGGCTAATGATCTTGCTAAATCTGGTGCAGAACAGAGCAAGATTGATGAGGCTAATAAGGCTTATGATATGGCATCTGCATTCCAGACCGCTTCACTTAAGTATTTCCAGGTTGTTGGAGAGAAGACGAAAGCGGAATATAAGCAGAATAAAGCTGCATTCATGAAGGCGGTTGCTGCTAACGATAAGAAGCTTGAGGAGCAGGTTGAATTCCTTGATGCTGTAGCTGAGGCTGCAGAGCAGGAAGTTGAGGATGTCATCCAGGGCGCTATCGATTCCAATGCTGACGCTACTGATATCGGAGCTTCTTCCGTAGCTAGTGAGAACGTTAAAGACGGTGATGTTTCTGACGATCCTGATAAGAACGTAGCTGACTATGCTAAGGGTGAGAAGAAGGGTCAGGTTGAGAAGTACGAGAAGGATAAGGTTGACGGTACCGTTGACACCGATTACAACGGCAAAGAGTCTGCATTCTTTGGCGAGTTGTTCTATTAATATTTAAGGAGGTAAATAGATATGATTTTCGATACAAATTTTGAGTCGAATTCTGCACTTTACAGCCTTGAAGGAGTAAGCGAGAGTCAGTACGATCTGGGTATCGGCGGAGCTCTTATGCATGTTTGGGAGAACGAGTGCAACTACAATTCTCTTATGCGTGCAGTTGGCATCTCTGAGCTGAAGTACTACAATGAGAATCATGCTTCCCTCTTTGTTCAGGAGGCTGGTGCATTCAAGGGCTTCATTGAGAAGGTTAAAGCTTTCTTCCAGAAGGTTATTGAGAAGATTAAGTCTATCTTCAAGAAGTTTGTTGCTACTATCGGATCTTTCACCATGAAAGATAAGGACTTCATTAAGAAGTACGAGAAGGATATTCTTCGTAACGCTGGCAATCTTAAGGACTTTGAGTTCAACGGCTACAAGAAGCTTATGAATGTAACATTCAGCATTAAAGATGTTCATGTTCCTACTAATCCGACAGCTGATGAAGATGAAGATAAGAGATCTAATGAAGATATTGATGCTTCAATTGAATCCAGGCGTGGTGCTATCATCGGAGCAAATAAAGGTCGCATGGATGAGTCTGAGTTCCGTGATGCACTGAAAGAAGAGCTTTACGGCGATAAGGAATCTTTCGAAGTTTCTTCTGCTGATGTACGTACAGCTCTTACAACTATCAAGGGCACTAAAGATTCTATTAAGACCGTTGAAAAGCAGGAAAAGGATATTATTAAGAAGATCGATGAATATATCAAGGCTCTTGATAAGGTTGCTTCAGAGTACAATAAGGGTGTTACAGCTAAAGCTATGGAGGCTGACGACAAGCTTTCCGGCAAGGCAGATAATGTACAGAAGCATGTTAATAACTCTATTAAGATTTGGAAGGCATACTCTAACGATCTTACTGTTGCATTTGGCGCTCTTACGAACGCTCATAAAGAAGCTAATCGCCAGGCTAAGGCTATCTGCGTAAAGGTTATGTCATACAAGAAGAAGGAAGAGGCTGCTACAGTCAGCGAGTCTACTAACATCTTCGATATGGTTGACTTCGCATAATTTATCCAAGCACCAAACTGGATACAATAAACAGTTTTAAATAAGACTTAGTGTAGGGCTACGCTAGTAATAGCGTAGCCTTGCATTTATTGCTTTAGAGTTAAGACATTTAAATAATTGATACTATTAGCTGTAAGGCAATAAATTGTAATATTCTTTAATGAAAATTAAGGAGGTAAACCATATGGATACGATGATTCCTACTAATACATTAGCGAATTCCACATTCGATCTAATGTTTATGGATGATGAGATTCAGCCTTCTATAGTAGATATTAATAAATTAACTACTATGGATATGGAAGAATCATACTATCTAAGAACAGTAGATTTCGTTAATGAACAGATTAGAGATCTTACTGAGAGTAAGTTGACTCTCTATAAAGCTATCTCTGAATCTACTAGCGATGTAGTTGTTCTGGAAAGCTTTAGTGATTTCTTCGCTAAAGTCCGCGATATTATAGAGAAATTCCTTAAATGGATTAAATCTATTTATCAGAGATTCGTTAACGCACTCAATAGCTTCGTTAACAATGATAAATATATCGCTAAGCATAAAAAAGACTTAGATAAGTTCAAAGATGCAGACGAGTTTAAAATCACTGGATATGAATTTACATTCTCTCCCAACATACCCGATCCCAATGCTGGATTAGACTGGTCTAATGATCTTGTTAAAGATCTTATCGGTGATGCTAATGGTGCTATCGGCGCTGAACAGGTTAAAGCAGCAATCGGGAGATTAGATCGTGAAGCAGAATATGATAAATTCAGAGCCACACTGCTTGGATTTACAGACGTAATCACATCAGCTCAGTATAATGAAGAGCTCTTCCGTATTTATCGCAATGGCGAAATCGATACAGATGAAATTACTGTAGATGCAAGCTATGTACGTATCGCAAAGAACAGATATTTCGACTTTGCTAAAACAAAGAAAGATATCGAAGCTCAAATGAAGAGGCTTGATGATGCGTATCGCCATCTTGAGAAGAATATTAAAGATATTACTTCTAGAGGCGGAGCTCTTACTCCTGAAGAGTTGGTTAAGAAATTCCCTGAGCCTGATAAAACAAGGATCGATAATTCCGAGCTTAAGGGCGTTGGAATCTCTAGTGAGTTTTTATATCAGCTTGATGTATATATCAAAAATAAATGTGAGCAGATTCAAGAGTTCTCTAATATCCACGCTATGGCTTTCTCGGCTAAGCTTGATGCTGTAAAAGATTGCTATAAGCAGGACCGTGCTACTCTTTATGGAGCTCTTGGTAAGATCTATCGCCCTGATAGCAAGAGAGAATCTGCAGAGTATCAGGAAGAGGTTAATAAATACCTTAATATATTCGAAGGTTCGGAAGACGTTATTCCTTTCGGCGGTAATCCTACTGTGGTTGATAACCCTGATGATACTACATCTGAGGAGACTGCTGTAGAAAAGCCTAAGTATGCTATATCTGATGAATCATTTATAGGCTCTGGATTTGGATCTAGCATTTATATGAGTGAATCAGCATATAATGAGTATCTTAATAATAAGATTGCTAATGAGAGCAAACTTATACAGTCTCTCGGCGGTATGATTACTGTTAAAGAGTCTGTTATGCTTGAGGCTAAGGCTTCTGATAATATCAAAGCTAAATGGAATAAACTCATCGAGTTCGCTAAAGGGCTGATTGCTAGGTTCTTAGAGAGCATGAGTAATATTTTGCTCGATAATAAAGCTTATCTTGAGAAATATAAGGATATAATTCTCAATAAGAAACCTAAAGAGGATCTTAAATACTCTTATACTGGCGATTATGAGACTGGTATTCAGCGACTTATGAATACAGAGGTTCCGGCATTTAATTATGATGCTTACAAAGAAACACTCAACCAGGAAGGTGTTGGTGCTGCTACTGAACAGATTATGAAAGCAAATGGCCAAGGTGAGTTTAAGTATGAAGATGATAGAACCTTAGCAGAACAGTTTAAGGATTTCTTCATCGCTGCTGACAGGGGTAAATCTGAGGGTACATTCAATCAGTTAGAGTTCAGAAAGATGTATAATTTCTGCTATAACTTTGAAGACATCAAGAATATTACTAATAAAGATATTAATAATCTTGAGAAGTCTACAGCTCAGATTGAGCAAGCTATTACTAATGCTATTAGAGCTAGTAAGAATGCTCAACCTAATAATACCCCTAATAGTACTGCAAATCAGCAGACTGGTCAGAATCAGAACAATAATCAAGGCGGTAAACAGCAGCAGGCTACTGGAGAATCTGCTATGCTTGAAGCAAATGGCGGAGTTAATATAACTGGTCAAGATAAAGTAGCAGAGAAAGAAAAGACTCAAGCTACTATATCTGGTAATCAGGATGGTAGAGATCCTAATAAGCAGAATACTAACGCTGTAAGCCAGATGACTTCTACTAATAATATTGGCGGAGATAAAGATAATACCGATAAATACAATAAGGATACTGTAAAAGTAGCCGATGGTATGTCTGAAGAAGAGGCTGTTAAGCAGGTTACTGAAGTTATGAATAAGTGGCAGAATATTAATAGATCACTTATAGCTTCTAAACTTACCGCATGCGAACGTATTGCTACTGATTATATGGATCTTATTAGAGCCCATGTTAGATCATATGGCGGTAAAGATCTTAATGATAATAAAGATAATCGTGCAACTAAACAGGATGCCGGTAATTATCAGAAAGGTCAGAATCAAGGTGGTGAACAACAGCAGCAACCTGCTGAAGGAAACGCTGAGGGTAATGTAAATGCTCAGCCTGAGAATAATGATCAGGGCGGACAACAGCAACAGGAGCAGCCTAAAAAACGTGGAATCTTTAGACGTAATAAATAATCATAATAAATACCCTAGGGAGAAATCCCTAGGGTTAATTTATGAATTAATTGTATAATATAATATTGTAATAAACAAACAAATATTCTTATAAGGAGGAAATTTATGTTATTTGAAGTTTATATCGAAAAGGTTGGTATTGAAAGTTTATTAGAATGTGTTCACGATGTATCAGAGAAGCCAATTATGGTATTATTCGAAAGCAATGGTATTTTATACGAATCCATAGAACTGGCTAGTAAGAGTGAAAAGGGTAAAGTTAATGTAATAGTAACAGATTTCGGTCAGGAAGGTCCTAGATTTAAAGTCGGTAGACCATCTGGACCTAAAAAGAATAAGGTTAAGCCAGCACAGAATAATCATAAAGATTACGTGTCATTTCATATTAAGAAAGGCGTTCTCAGTACAACGCCTGAGAAGAAAGCTGATGCTATAAAAATTTTGGGTAATAAGGATTATAAATATTATTGCGACTTTGCTGAGCGGAACTGGCAATACGCTTTAGATATTTATGAGTGTAGAAATGATGCTGATCGTGCCAAGAAGGTTGAATCTCTTGAAAAGGAACTTGTTGAAAAAGAAAATGAATATTTGAAGAAGAATGGTAAATAAATATGAATGTATTAAAGCATGAATATATAAAATATACGGCTGGATCTAAAAATTATATTTTATATAATGATCTGGATTATGTTAGGGATGATAAATATAAGTTAGATAAATATAATATTATCGACCCGATTATAGACAAAGATATAGATTTAAAAGAAGACTTATTTAAAGCAAAGATTCATATCCGTAAGATACCATTCATAAAGGATAATATCTGTTATATAATTGATTATATAGTTGAGTCAAAATATATACTTAGAATTGAGTATAATTATAGGTATAATTCGATATATAAATATTACATAGATCTGTATAATCCTGTATATGAATTAAGATATGAATCTGATATTGATAATAGTATTGGATATTCTGTTGGTGTTGGAGATATTGTAATAACTAATAAGCCGTTCTATGGATATAATAAATTTGTAATAATATATGATAGCATTGATATGTATAATTCGATACATAATGGGCTAGATATATATGCAAATATGTTATTACCTATGAAGCCACTTAAATATCTGAAAGATAAGTATTGGTTATTGCCGAAACCTATAGTACTTAATTCGGATATTAGTAATGTAGTTATACCAAATAATGATAATAAGGAATTATTAGAATGGATTAAAGAAACTCAAGGTTCGTTTTCATAATAAATATCCTAGGGAGAAATCCCTAGGGTTATTCTTTTTGTTAAAGTTCTGAATTATAATTGTATAATATAATAGTGTAATGATACAAAGAATATTAGGTTAACCATAGTGGTTATTAAAAGAGCGCCTAGTATATTTCAGAAAGGAGGTATCATTATGAAAGCAACTTTCAATTTTATTCCGGTTGGTGATTACAACACTTATTCCAAGTTCTCCGAAGAGATTGAATACAATAAGGATTGGGAAATCGAGCGCAAGCTTGAAACTATCTTAAGAAATCTCTATGTACCTGAAGAATTAGAGCACTTTGAGATCGACGATAGCAACTTATTTGATTCTCGCGCAGAGCGGTGCTATATTATCACTTTTGACGCTTGCCACGGTGATTATGCATGGGGTCATACATGGAAAGTATTTAAGGCGTAAAAGATATAGGGGTGCAATTAAGCACCCCGATTCTTTTTTGTTTAATTCTCTATTCTTCTTAAGTTAATCATTTCCATAAGACTAAATGTATTGTCTTCCAGTATAAACATGTCGCGTTTTCTATATAATAAGAATTTACCATCATATTTATTATAGCGATCTATATTCTTAACAGTAATCTTCTTATTTATAGTAAACAAGTCTATATCTAATGCAGCCTTACTGAAGTATATAAAGAAATTGTTACTATTCTGATCGGCTTTGATGTTATCGAGCATGCCTTCATTTTCGTTATTGATTCTGACTGTGCTGGTTATAGACTTGGTATACGAAGCCTGGTTATTGAGTCTCTTATTTGTTTTACCATCCGATGTTTTACCAGTGATATTATTTTTTGATTTATTAGCGACTGTATTATCAAATATCTGTGTATCTGCATAGCTTACTGGAACCTGATAGACTCCATCGCCATTATTAACAGTAAATCCAACGTCATTAGCCTCATCAGACATTATATCTTTAATCTGTACAATTATATTACCATATTTTTCACATTGTCTGGTAATAGCCTTGCCGGAGGAGCTTACTAGATAAGCGCAATCGAAATCATAAAAGAATCTATATGGAGTATCATAGAATACTCTATAATCATTTAATGCAGCAAGCTCCTTATTAACAGAGTCCTTATCGGGTAAGATAAGAGAGTCAAACTTTTTATTATCGTCAAATGGTTCAATAAGAATATCATTATGCTTGCTAAGTATAGATTGTACTATTTCATACATAGTATTCTTTTTAACAACTTTAGGCTTATTGAAGTTCCTATTGAGATTTATATGTTTAAGACAGATCATTCCTATAGTTACATTCTGGTATGTATTATCACCGTTTTCCTCCTGAGTGTCTTCATTATAATCTATCTGATCATTCTTATTCACATCATTTGGTAAGAAATAGACGAACTTCTCCCTAAAGCATTCTATTTTCTCTTTAGTCTCTGATAGATCATCATATTTCTGTATTGCCATCATAAATAAATTATCATTCGCATACTCTACCATATGGTCTACAAATGATTTATCTAAATTAAGATTGGCGAATATTACAGGCATGCAATCGTCTGCATCAAAGTCATAATCTATAGTCAGCATCTTAATAGACTCTGTTTTAATATCTACAGATGATGCTCCAGAACCCTTATTATTGAGATACTTAAGGACTATATTATATTTATATTGAATGGTATTGTTTTTTACTTTAGCCATTTTAATCACCTCCAATTACTTTGATGTCTCAGTGATTAGATATTATTTAGTTTATCCTTCATTACTGGATTTATATAACCTCTAAATAAATAGAAAAATAATTGAGTTAAATCAAATAATGAATTTCTTGAGTTATATTTCTTAACAGATTCTCTCCAGCACATAAATGATTGATAAACTTCATCTATAGTCATCCTGCCACGTATGAATAACTCATACTGCGTAAGAAGTTGTTGTCTATGTTTAGTTATAGCTTTATCTGATATTTCCATAATTAATTTTCCGGTATTTGTGAAATGGCAGTGCTTCTTTAAATAAACAAATGAATTACCCTTTCCGCTTTTAAATGGAGTAATAACTAATTTATTTGGATTAAATACTAATCCTCTTTTAAGTGACATATCAGTTATTACATCTTTACAATAATTTAGATATCCTAAATCGTTAGATATAAGATAGCTATCGTCCATATATCTAGCATAGCCTTTAATTCTAAGTTGTTCTTTTATATAATGATCTATTGGATTTGGATAAAATATTGCCGTAATTTGCGATATTTCTGAGCCTAGACCCAATCCTCTAGGCCCAAATTTCTCAAGCATATATTCTTCATCTTCATTACATGTACTAACTGACTCTTCTTGAGTTTCAGCAACTATTTCTTGAGCAACTTGGTTATACGCAAATCCATGCTTAGATACAGCCTCCATATTAGTAAACATATCGATGAAATACTGCGAAAGCATGAATATTCTATCATCCCAGATTATTTGTCTAAGGTCATTAAGTAATATACTATGAACTACAGAATCATAATAAGCATGATAATCCATAGTAAGAATTCCACCTTCAAGACCATGTTCTTTTACATGATTAAATAAATGAATTCTTAATAAATCTAAAGCATAATCTGTTCCTCTTCCCGGAAGAGTAGCACAATTAGCAGATATTAATCTAGGTGCTATAATGGGTCTTAATCCATTTTGAACTAATGATTTTTGGACAGCTCTTTCTGTTATATGAACCGAATGAATATCTCTAATTTTACCCCTCTCATTTATTTTAAAATTTGAAAATCCATTAGACCTATAAATACCATATAATAATTCCATTGATAGCTGATATGCTATTTGATCTAAATTAAAACAAAAATTTTGAGCACTGGCTTTCCACATAACTCCAGTAAGACATTCATAACATGCATTATACATCGGTTCAAAATTAGCTACATATTCGAAAGGAATCCTATATTTAGGATCAATATAATTTGCGTAACTCATTGTTACTACTTCCCTATCTTATAATAAAGCGGTAAATACCCACATGAGCGTGATGCCCATGTGATACATAGTCTATGTTTTGAAAACCCGACTATGGGTTGCCGTGAATGATAACACATATCACTTAAGAGGCGAGGAGTATGGAATACCATAATGACCGCCAATCCACGGCATCTGTTCATTTGCATTCCAAAGAATGTAAACATGGTTAGTCATCCCTGCATCATGAAGGTAAATGAATTTGCTTTCGCGGTTGATAATCGCATACTCGCGTCAAACTATAACAAGTATAGTCCATCATAATACATGCACTATGCATAGCGCCGACACAGAACGGGGCCACCAGATTACTGTTGGACGCGTTGTTGTTGTTGGCTGTACCGTCTGTATTAACATTCCAGAAGTTGTTGCCGTTGTTCGTATTGGCTGAGCGTGACCAAGAGTTATTCGCGAAGAATACCCTGGAGTCAACCAAAGACGGGAACTGCAGCGAACAGCTAAGGGACTGAAACACAAACAGAACAATCAACGATTCATAACCATAGTATGTAAATTAAGCAGATTTTTTATCTATTATTTTACACATACTTACTTTATTGTTGTTATTCTTTGGAACCAATTGGGTTTTCATTGGTGCGGTTTTTATGTATTGATTTACCGCATTTAATCCTGTACCATTAATTGCTTGCGGGTATGAATTAACCTGTTGTATCGTCATACCCAAATCATTCATTTTATTTCTAAATTTCTTAGCATGATAGTTTAATACACCATTTGCAGTTTTTAGTTCAGTATCAACTATCCTTCCAACATTTTCTCTATAGTGAGTAATGTTTCTTTTCTTTAATACATTATTTGCTTCGAGAATACCAAAATTAATCTCAGCAATACAACCTATAGTTCTTATTTCTTCTTTACCATAAGTTATATTATTTCGTTTAAACAGATAATCATTAACAAAGCTAGTTTCTCTATAATTAGTATTATTAGCCATATCTAGATGATATAACGCATCGTAAGACATGTTTAACATCTGTTCAAACGGGTATTTATATTTTTGCGGAACTTTATTATACATAGTTGTACATAAAGCAGCCATTTGCATAGCACTATTTATATACTCTACACATGATAACTGTCTTTTATATGCCGGTACCGACACATAAATCACCCCACTTTCATTAAAATTGTTTATTTAAAAAATCCTCGACGGCTTTATGATAGACGCCGTCGAGGATAATCCGCTACGCTACCAGTCGCACTTTCGTGCTCCTTCGCTTCGCTCAGACATTAGAGGACACAGAACGGGGCCACCAGAAGACTGTTGGACGCGGTGCTGCCGGTGGCTGTACCGCCTGTATAAACATGCCAGAAGTGGTAGCTGTAGCCCGTATCGGCTGAGCGTGACCAAGAGTAATTCGCGCTGCCTGACTCACCTTGCTTCTTAATACGGTTTCCAGAGGTCTTATACCATTCAAATTGATGGAACCCATTCGCTGTAGTTTCATCTGGCATATATTGACTCCACGAATTGTTATTATAGAATGTGTTATTTGAATTAGTTTCAAATATTGAATGTAAAATAACCTTCGCGGTTGTACTCTGCAGACCACTGCTATAAATCTGCGATTTATGTGTTGCTGATTTTACAGCTTCCCAGAAGTTACCTGTAGTGGCATTCTGAAGTGCTGTCTGATAATCACCTTCAATAAAAGTCTTCATTGCTGATGAGTTGTACCCGCCGGAGTTTGTATCCGATGAATTCATCTGTCGAGTTGCCGATAAACCATTTTTCTGACCAACGGCAAAATGATACGCAGTACCACCAGATGTAGTTCCACCGATATCCTCAACAACAAACTTAACGTCTTCATTAATGTTACCGGCAAGATGTACTGATCTTTCATTACCAACAGCCCATGTAGTACCAGCAAGGGTAATCTGTCCAGCATCAACAGCATCCATCATCTGTTTGATCTCTGCGCCTGTACCAGTAGCCCATGAAACAATAGGGTTAGTAACTGTAACAGACTGTGTAGTCGTATGAGCGGTACCATTATTGGTATAACTAATAGTCACATACGAATTACTCGTGCTTAATGCTCCAGAAGGAGTGATAGAAATAGCATTATTGCTAATGGTCCCCGTGGAACTATCAGAATATGTCGCTGTAACAACCATACCAGTCTTATCAAACGATTCACCGGAGAAGTAAGTCTTCTTAGTCGGCTCTGTGGTAACGGCAATAGAAGTTACATACTTAATGGTTAAGTCGTAATCATGTGTTACAGTTGTGCCACCACCTGTGTAGGACAGGGTATACTTAGTATGGCTGGAAGTAAGCTGCGTGCCAATAGCAGGACTTACAGTTACACCGCTGGTTACATCAGATGTAGATCCATTATTATACGTGATAGTATAAGTAACTGTACCGGAAGACGGAGTAAGATCTAACTGCTGATCTGCGATGTAGCTATTATTGTTTGCCGGTGTATACTTAAGAGCAACCGCTGTAGGATAAACCATAGATACATCGAAGGATGTTGTGCAAGTCTCGCCATATCCTGTATAAGTGATAGTAACAGTTCTGGTGTTCTGTCCGGCTGCAAGTGTAGCCCCATTTGCGGGTGAAGAGGATGTGTAGTTAACAACTTCCGTAGTAGAGTTATCGCTGAATGTTGCGGTAATAACCATTCCGGAGAGATTGAGAGCTTCGCCACCGGCGTAAGACATCTTAGTCGGATTTGTTGTAACAGCAATCGATGTAGGATAAATTACGCTAATATTAGCGTTGCAAGATACTGTCTCACCGTATCCTGTGTACTCGATAGCATGTGTGGTCGCACCCTTAACAAGTGCAGTCGAACTATCATACGTAGCCGATGAAGTCACATTCTCAGTCGTAGTTCCATCACTGAATGTAGCGGTAACTGTCATGCCAGTACCATCAAAGGTTTCTCCAACTTTATACTTGGTCTTTGTAGGTGCGGTTGCAAGCGACAAACTCGTAGGCCAGATCATTGTGATAGCCTGGGTGGTTGTGCAAGTCTCGCCATATCCTGTATAAGAAACAGCAATTTCTGTAGCACTCTTTGTAAGAGTATCTCCATTATCAGGGCTCAAAGTACAAGAAGCTGTTACGTCCTCAGTAGTTATATTATCACTGAATGTTGCGGTAACAACCATACCGGTAGAATCAAATGCTTCACCAACCTTATACTTACTCTTAGCAGATCCAGTAGAAACTGCAATAGAAGTCGGGTAAATAACTGTAACAGCCTGGGAGGTTGCAACAGTCTCACCATATCCTGTATATGAGATAGCAACTGCATCATCCGTCTTTACAAACGGAGTAGTAGTATCATAAGCACAAGATGCTGTAACTACCTCTGTGGTAGAGCTATCTGAGAACATTGCTGTTACGATCATATTAGAATCATCGAATGTCTCGCCAACCTTATATTTAGTCTTTGTCGGTACAGAAGTAACCGATAAGCTTGTAGGATATATTGCAGTGATATCCTGTGAGGTCGTTACAGTCACACCGTCCTGAGTATAAGAAATGTTGAACGATGAGGTTCCCTTAGCCACAGGCTGTCCATTAGCGGAAACTACCGGTGTTACAATAGCGGTATCGCCATTAGAGTATGTAGCCGTAACTACCATGCCTGTAGTGTCAAGATTCTCACCAACCTTATACTTTGTCTTGTTAGGCGGTGTTGTAACAGCGATACCAGTTACATACTTACAAACAACCTGGAAAGTAACATGATGCTCATTTCCCTTGTCGTCGTTAGCGGATACTGTAACCGTTGTGGGATTAGTAGTAATCGGATCGCCATCTGCAGGGCTAGTCGTCCAGTTTGTGATTTCAGAACTATTACCCATCGCATAGAATGCGGACACCTGCAAACCTGTAGTGTCGAACGCTTCATTCATTGCGTATATCATTTTGTTAGGCTGCTGCGTAACTTTAATGCTACGTATAATAGATGCTAATGATGTAGCACCGCCGCCCATATTAACTAATGTAGGCATTTACTTTATCTCCTTTCTATATTATTCGCCAGTCGGCATGCTACTGTCTGCTTCAAGCATTTTCCTTACAGCTTCCCTATACTTAGAAGGAACCTGCTCAATAGTCCATGCTCCAGATTTTACTCTGTTATAATAAATTTTAACCATTATCAGTACCTCCTATATTATTCTGTGGGCTCAACAGGCTCTTCGGAAGGTTCTTCCTCACCGCCACCCTCTTCTGTAGGTTCCGCCTCCTCGGGGATCTCTCCATCACCAAGGACTATAACGCCGAGCTCAGCGATAGCTTCCTGAGCTTCATCAATACCTACTGTGGAAACACTATGGCGCATTTCAGAAATACGATCTACGTCTTTTCTGAGCTCCCACATCTGCTGATTAATTGCTCCAATAGCATCCCAGATACGCTGGGCCTGTTCGCTAGTGAACTCAATACCTTTTGTATCAGCCATCTGTATATACCTCCTTATAAATTTTTATTATTAGATCATCATAGATTGTTGCTGATCTTTTGACTGTTTTAGTAACTCTTCTTTCGGTACTGTATTTATAGGAATTACTCTTTCACAAGCATCCTTAATAACATCCCACATGTGGCGCAAATCTTCAAGAGATGCCTCCTGAAGCTTGGTTCTATCCCAGTTCCAATTCTCATGATCAAACTCATCGTTAAGTTTTCTAAACTTATAGCAAGTTTCATCAGCAAATAGCTTATTATAAGCATCATCTTTAACTGAGATTCTTCCAGGATCTGTATATGAAGCTCCGGTAGTCTTCTCTTTGATAGCTTTATATAAGCTAGCTTTCTCTTGGAAATCCTCTTCGGATTCATCTGGGTACTTTGGAAGGATTATATTATAAGCATTCTCAGATTCCTTATGGCATACAGCAAACCATTTCCCATCTTTATCTTTATGACAAAGATAACCATCATCATTAATTACGAATTCGGTATTAAACGGGAAATTTATACGTTTACCAAATACGCTGGAACCCTTAAAACGCTTTATATTCCTAAATACAGTCCCCTCAGGTAAGTTATTGTTCATTTTTATTATCCTCCTATAAAGTTAGTTGGTCAGACTAACTTAATTATCAGTGTGTACTCGAAGGCAGAACGTCAGGTGTAATCTTACGAATATCGAATATTACAGGAATATCAATGTCGGGAATCTCACCAATAGCCTTGAAGTAATTGCTTTCTGTATCAAGCTCAGATCCAATGATATGTGCAGCAGAGAAAGCCTCGTATTGATCATTATTCATAGGACCTACCATGAGACCAACAAGATAATCCGATGTAGGATACTCATTCTCAATCATATAGAAGCCATCCTGAGTCCATCCAGATGCTCTCAGTGTATAATTAATATACGTATGCTTACTCTCAAGCTTATTCAACATAGCTCCAGTAACAGCTGAGTTAGCCGGAGGGTTACTTGAAGTTGCGTTGAGATTCTCATCAGTCCTGGTTACGGTAGCACCCCTCTCAATACTATCGAGCTTATCACGATAAGCATTACTAAAGTCGTTAGAAGATAATCCCATACCTTCAATCTGGTCGACTTTAGTAGCTCTAAGCATTGAGATCATTGCTGATACTGAATGAGTATCATCGTATACAACTATATCGCCGGAAGTTTTAGGATAGATATATTCGATGACTCCGTCTATCTCTTTTGCAAGAGTAGCTTTATTAATAGCCATTGTAATTTACCTCCTTTATGAATTTGGTTCTACATATGTATCTGAAGCTGATGGATTCTCAGCTATCTTACTCACTTCTAAGAGTACGTGGATATTTATTCCCGGAAGTGATCCAAGCGCGGTAAGTATATTATTATCAGAATCGCCGACTATCATACCATTAACGAAAGTGAAGAACTCCTGCAGAGTAGCATATTTAGATGCATTAACAGTCACTCTATAGTTATTATGATATGGCAGCTGATAAGTATATTTCGAACCCCGAGCATAATACGTTTTATTATTATTTACAGTTGTATCTGAAGATGCAGTATACGTATCATTACTCAGTTCATACCAACCGCTAGTAGACGGATTCTCAGAACCATTAGGAGTAACTTCATTATAGATAGTACCCTCGACCCAATTACTGGCTAATAATACTGTCTCTATAAATGATGGAGCGTTTGCTTTACCACCTAACGTTTCAGGAAGTCTAGTATTACGTGTTGGATCAGTAACGACCTGATCAGCAGATGTCTTTGGATAAATGTATTCCATCACACCGTCAATCTTCTTGGCTAAAGTTCCTTTATTAATAGCCATAGTATTAATACCTTCCTTTCTGTAAGATTTTATCGTGTGCTATATTAAGCATTATATAAATGTTTTCTAGCTTACCAATTAATTGGCTAGCCAAAGTACCCTAGGGATCTCTCCCTAGGGCACCTTTTAAACATGTTTAAAAATAAGACCTTAATAATCAAAGTTCGAACTTTTATATCCGTCTAATAACTTATACCATTATTCACTGACAACAAGGTCTTCTGTATTGCCATCATCAAGTTGCTCTGCGGAATTGTTTGCGTTTTGAGCTACAGTCGTAGCATTGGAAATAGCAATAACTTTATCACCATCGGAATCAGTAATATAATCATTATTACCATCCAAAGCATACACAGTATCATTGATACCTAACGCAGCCTTTATTTCGCTTATATCTGAAAGTATTGACGTTAGCACAGATGCTACGCTAGTACTATCATTATATAGCACAACGTCAGCATAAGTTTGCGGGTATAAATGTTGAACTTGATTACCAATCTTCTTTTTGATTAATACTCGCATTCTAATGTACCCTTATACCTTTTAAAGAAAGACAACTAGAATGGAGGTAATTCTAGTCGCCCAAAAGTGTCAGTGTATGATTACGGTGTAACGCCGCCGTCAGCAACAGGAGCTGTAATCTCGAGGAAGTACAGATCCTCAGCGTTTGCAACGTCAGAATCAGCAGATGCAGAAGCAGCAAGAACTGTTACGTTTGCGCTGGAAGCGATCTTATTCTTTTCAGTTGTAGTAACGTAGTTACGATCCTCGTTAGGACCAACAGGAACGTCATCAGTTGTCTGACCAGTTGTGAAGCTCTCCAATGCAGAAACACGATCCTTAAGACCTGTAGTTGCTGTATTGAGGTCGGACTCGATTGTGCTTACACGATCAAGGAGGCCAGTTGTAGCTGTCTCAACTTCAGCCTTAAGTGTAGCGATGTTAGCGATAACTGTACCAGCTTCCTCAGAATCTCCAAGGATGTCAGCGATCTCTTTGATTGTATCAAGAGCTGCAGCGATACCAGTCTTGTACTCATCACTGTTTACGCCATAGATTTCCTTCTTGAATGCAAGGATCTTAGCGTCGATCTCATCACCAACTGTGGACTCAGAAAGAGTACCCATGGTGTCATTAAGTGTATTCAACAGCGCTGCAACTGTGGTAGAGCTATTGCCGGTCGTAACGTGTGTTACGATATCAGAACTTGTCTGGGGCAGTAAATTGTATACCACATTACCAATCTTTTTACGGATAACCGTCTTTTTATTAGTAGCCATTCTTAAATACCTCCATAAAATAATTTTATGTAGTCTAAACCTGTAGTTACAAAATGTAATCGCGAGCGCAACGTAACCTCCATTAGTCACACTTCAGATTATTTAAATGTTATCTCTTGTTAATCTCATTCTGATAAATTTCATGTATAGTTTCCCATTTAACTCCATAGATTTCTTTACATTTTCTAGAGAGTTCTATCATGGCTTTATTTAATCCACCATTTATGATAGGGCTGATGACCATACGACCATCTAATGAGCTACAAGAGGTTATAGAATCTATAGCTTCTGTAGGTCTAGCATCTGTATAAGGAGCATCTTCATCTGAGTAGATATTATAGATTACATTCTTATTAGCTGACTCTACAACCTGCTTAGATCCTATCTGGAATTTATCATGATACTTCATATAGATCTCAATAAGTATTCCATCTACATTCTTAAGTTTACCGTTCATCTCCAGCTTACCAGTTGGATCTAGCTGAGCTGGTGATAATGATCCTGCAGAAGCTCTTTTAAGCTTATTAATCTCTGTCTCTTTAGCTTTAACTATCTTCTGTAGAGAGTCTGAGAGTTCCTCTATATCAACAGTTCTATATATCTTAATATCCTGGATGACTCCAGTGACTTTAGATTTGATAATATTTCTACCGATCTCAGATATATCACCATCTTCAACATTGAGATTCTTAATTAATACATTAGCATCTTCTTCATCAAACGGACTCTGGAAAATAAGTATGGGTTCACCCTCTTTAACTGTTTGACCTTTCTTAGCTAAGTATAATACATTGGTTTGTGGTTCCAATATAACGGGCTTGCTAACAACTACATCAGATGCCATCATTTCAGATAACCAATCAGATATAGAGGCAGAGTCTTCATATCCATCTTCAGATGTAATTATAGCAACTTTAGTAAGAATACCCTGGTTATAACAGAGCTGTTTGCCATCACCAACTATATTAGAGAAAGACTTTTTATCATAAGCAAGTATAGCGCCTTCTTTAAAGCCCTGGCCTTCCTTAAGATCTGTCTTAAGCTGTAACGTTATATAGAACCCACCGTCTGAATTCTTCATGGTCTGCTCATCCAGATTAATAAAGTCTTTAGAACCATCTCTATACTCAACAATCATATATTTGTCAGTTAATTCGGTTACTTTACCAGCCATCTTAGACTTATGAGCAAACATATTTGAGCATAAATAAGGCATTGCAGCATCTGCGCCTGTGGTTACCAATGCGGGAGTTGCGTACTCTATAGGTGTTCCATGTTTAGAGGTCTGTATAAAACTCATATCATTACGGAATGGGTCATTATGAGTAAGAGCATTAGGACTCAATGCTTCAGTCATAGACATAGAGTTTACTATATTCATATTATCAGTGCCAGACTGTTTGAAATAACCTCTACCACCGACTATATTAGGATTAATAGTAGTCTGTCTATTTACACCAACAGTTGATGCAAATCCAGTAGCCTGAGCGATGATATTAAGCATAGAGTCTGTATAACCTCTCTTATCCATCTTGTAAGCTCTCTCACTATTCATACCTGTAACGCCCTTGGTTGAGATAGTATTCTTCGCTTCTATCTCTAATAGAGGCTGAAATACTGATAGATCAGATGTAGTATTCTGTGCTAAGATGAGATCAATTACAGCAGACTGCTTCATAGACATTGCGACTTTACGACCATGCTTATTAGATAATGCATATTCCTTATATGAGGAGCTAAGAGCTCTATAGAACTGGGCTGCAATGACCTCATTGGTCCTATATCTATTAGTGGATAAGTCAGTATGCTTAATATACTTATTATCAACCAGTAGATTAGAAGCATATATCAAAGCTTCATGATAAGTTTCTGGTAATTTATAATCCTTAGATACTTCTATCGTTATAGGATCATACATCAAATCTGCAAAGTTATCCAGACCGTCTGTTTTAACTCTACCGCCGAAATTATCCAGCTGATCAACCCAAGTCATCTTGCTGTTAAGCTCAGCAATCTTAATTGAGCCCATATCACATTCATTAAGTCCACCCATAAGCATCAACGCTTCAGAAGTAGCCATATAATAGATATATCCATCCGCTAGCTTAATCTGTATTTCATTATTATCTACGGAATGTCTCTTATCTGTAATAGTGTATTTAACACCAGCAATATCCATAGCTTTAATTAAGCCAATATCATGAGCTAATATAACAATTACGGGTATATTAGTATTCAATATAGAAGCTCTGCTGTAAGTCCATTTAGAACCAGTACCAGATATATCTATATTCTTACCAGTGACGTTCAAATACTGCTGCTTAATAGTATCAAGCATATTCCTATCGTAATATATTACTTTATCACTACAGATGCCAATTGGCAATCTCATAGGATCAACCTTAAAGGGTGCTATGGTTTTACGTAACTCATCCTGGTTAAACATGATGGTTACTTGATCAGCAAGCTTAGTATTGGGTGTGGATATAGTTATTGTATTAAATATAGTCGCCATATCTATATAATCTATCGGAAGCTCATACTTCTGGCAGATCTTTGTATTATCGCCAAGCTCACAAATACAGTTTGGATCTTCATTAAGCCTCTTAATAAATTTACTCATCCAAGGCATCGACTTGCCAGTTGATGTATAATATCTTTCTATAAAGATCTTATTATAGAATGATACTATCTGAGTAGTATCCTCATCGGTCTTGCTTATTGGTATAAGTGGCATCTCTATAGAGAATATCTTCTCATTAGACCTAAGTCTCATGAATCTATCATCTCTAAGCTTCGGTATATCAAACTTAAGAGTGAATCTCTTGCCGCTATAATCCTCGCATTTAACCGTATATGTATATATCCAGTCCTCAGATGTAGAAGTGTCTTCTATAGTCATATCTAATATAGATACCGGATAATGTTTATTTGTATCAGATAAGCTATTGAGTATCTTGACTATATCTGCATCGAGATCATACTCTTTTTCGAAATTAATAGCCTTGAGGTGCTTCCACTCTTCATTGATGCTCTTAATTGGTAAAGCAACCTCTGGTAACTCAGCAGGCTTATTAGATTCATTAACCATATCCTTAACGGATTTGCCATTGATCTGCCTCTGATAGAACTTATCCTGAGTGTCTTTAATACGATTAACTCTGGCTGCTGAGAGCTTGATATTATCGTCTGCATCTGTAGATAATGCTGCGATTATATCTGCCGCAGGAATGCTATCATCAGCCATACTACCCTTGTCCATTCTATCTAATGCAGTCTCCTCATCTGGTGATTGCTCTGACGCATCGTTAATCTTCTTGACTAGATCGGCCTTAAGTCGTTCATCTTCATCGTCAGAGTTGGTCTCTCCAGTCAGATTATGAATCTTTATGCCTTTATTTGCTTCGAGCTTGTCTGCAATATCTGTAGTAATTCCAGCAGGGCTATTATCAGGCTCATCATCCTCAATGGGTTCATTGTTTCTAAGCTTATCGAGTAATGTAATAAACATCACTCTAGTCTGCGTATTTATCTTAGTAGGATTGAATTTGAAATAGCCTTCCTTACCCATAAATACAAAGTCCATATCTCCAAATGCATTGATTAATGCTTCAGGATCAAACTTAAGCTTATTATAGAATAATGATATAGGATTCAATAACTTGCGGAAATCATATATCTCGGGCGCATCAATGCTTGTATCGGCACTCCAAGCCATACCATCTATAGGCACTAATACAGTCTTCTTAGTATATCCAGCCTCAGTAATACGCTTATCCATAATAGATCTTCTTAAGAACTCAAAGAATAAGCTTCTAGATTGTATAATCTTGAATGTATTATTATTGAGGAATGTATCTATGTAATAGCGGAGATCTATAAAGAGATTCAGCCCTTTATATTTCTTATAATCAAGATAGGTTTTATACTGAGCCATCTCTGGAAAGTTCTTCTTCATATCTTTATAGAGCTTAACCACATCGCGGTTATTCTTAAGCCTATCGACATAGAGAAGCCTCTTATACTTCTGGTTAACTCCAGCGACTTCATTATATATCTTTTCATCGTACATTTCGTTGAAGAACTGCAGAGTATTACCAGATTTAACAAAGAATTCATTAAAAAAGTCCTCATCCATAGACTCCCCAAAATATAGATCTGTAGTCTCATGATATACTTCTGCAGACGCCTCATTGAGCACGTTAAGATTATCATAATAATCTCTTTCCAGAAGTCTAGACTCATTATTTATAGTATACATTATATCCTTCTCGATATAATATGATATAAATGTCTTACGATTAACCATGAACTTATTAAACATCATCTCATTAGAGTATAATGGATTCCTAGTCAATAATAGTATAGCAGAGTTATGCTTACGATCATCTTTATTAATTGGAGCAAAGAATTGCTTCTTATAAAGCTTCATGTACTTCAAATCATCTAAATAAAGCATAGGGGATCTCCTTTCGTAATAGTAATTAATTCAATGTCTTGGCTATATAAAGATATGACCTCAAAGCTCCACGGGGACCATTAACAATAATACCCTTACAGTAACTCCTGATCCGCTGTCTACATCTAATAGTTATGTAACGATCTCTTATAGTAATAATGGATCTAATCATACGACTACACAGTCTGTTACAGTTACTAACCCTATTGTATCATGGGCTACAGGTTCTGCGTCTGATATAGCCAATATGTTCGCTGCAGTCGATGCAGGTACTATTACATTAGCGCAGACTACATGGGCTGTCGGTAATGAACGTACAGTACATCTTAATGGTTCTTCATCTGATGGATTAGCAGAAGACGTTAAGTTCGTAGTTATCGACCTGCCCTCATCTTCTGGATGTAAGGCTGGACCTGACGGGAAGAAGAATACTACATCTGGAGGCACTACATATCATGCCCTCGTGGGACAGAAGAATTGTCTCTCCGTAGGTAGACAGATGAATAGTTCTAACACTAATGCCGGCGGTTATAACGCTACCGCTATGAAGACATTCATAGATGGCGCATATACTACCGCACAGCAGAATGCGACGAAGGGTAATTTCTACTCGCTCGTTAAACCCTCATCACATTACCATAATGATGGCGGCGGTGTTACAACCCAACAGTTAACCTCAAACGTAAAATTTATTCTTCACTCAGAATACGAAATATTCGGCTCCAATACATATGCATCTAATGAAAACACTCATTGCAAACAATATGAATGGTATGCAACCTCAGGTAATCGCGTGAAAACGCAGGGTGAGGGAGGCTCGGCGATGAATTGGTGGTTACTATCATGCAATACTAAGAATAATCAATCGGATAATGATAGTAATAGTTTTGCAATAGTAGTTTCAACTGGTATAATTAATACAAATACTGCTGCTACAAGTCCTCATACTGGTAATAATTATAATAACGGCGTTAGTCCGTTCTGTGCTATTTAACTATGTTTGCATAGGATTAATTTAGCACCCGCCATGAGACACGCGAAGGGGCGCTTACACATACCCGATTTTTCATATAGCCCTATTCATAACCTTTCCGCCTAACTTAAGGGCAAAACAAGGTACGAGGAACCCCTCTTCCGAGCACCTTGTTTTGCCTAGTATACGACCACCATTATGTGTATATTGAAGTTTGGCGAAATACACGGCGAGAATGGCGAAAAATGGTGAAAATTGCTTAACGTACCCATTGCGTAGATTTTTCTGTAAATGAGCCCATTTGGTGCGTATTTTACGCTTTTTATGCTCCTAGCCCACTGTGGCTAGGGGTATTTTTTATGTATTTATGCTATAATTTAGATTTTTATAGCCCCTAGCACATGTTATTAATCTAATTATATCCTAAAGGAGGTGTTATTATATATGAGTGAGTTTAAGAATACTCTTACTAAAGAGAATAAAGAATGTGGTGGTTATAAGAATACTACTATTAAGAATGGCGGTGTTCATATAAAACATGGTTATACTGATCCTACTATTGATAAAGCTGTAGATGCTTTATCTAATTTATTTAATGGAATCGGTAGATTATTTAGAAGTAGAGGATAGCAGTATGAATTTAGAAATAGAGGATAACAGTATGAAGCTTGAGATCGATGTTGAAAGATATTATAATGAAGCGTATGGTGATATATCTAGAGGCGTAATTGCTGAAACTGTTAAACGTGTTTTAATGGATGATCCTAATATAGATACTATAGTTATTAGTAACTTACGGAGTTGTCCTATATATTACACGTGGTTAGATAAACTATTACATCCTATAAGATGGAGGCGGATAAAAAATGAATCATAGAAAGAGAAAGAAGAAATTCTATAAAAACATTACTAAATATATAGAATGCATGACAGCAGATCTTAGTGATGATAAGGTCCTTATCGTTAAAATAGATAAGAATTTTAATAATATGAGAACATGGCACGCTGGACAACTTAAGCGTATCGCTGAAGAGTTTAAGAAAAATACTAATAAGCATGTCATCTTTATAACAGCCGACTTAGGATGCTGTTTAGTTGATAAAGATGATGCTTCTAAGATAGTCGACTATTATGATAAGAGGCATCTCCATGAAGCCAAGATTATGGAGACATTACAAGACGCTTCACATTCTGGTGGTAAGATAGTTCATACTGCTATAGATATCAGTGGTACTCATCAGGAGCAGAGAGTAGCAGTTGCTAAAAATACATATCATGAAATGGCTATTGCTATTGATAAACCATGTCATATATTATATGATATACAGTATATTGATGGGAGTAATGAAGAATGAAGTCTTATTAGAACTTATGAAGCTCAGGGCTATCTATAGTCTAAAGCATGACTCTTCAGCAACAGAAGCTCTGGATTATGTAATCTTTAAGCTTAATCCTCCTAAGAAACAGACTGAAAATAAAGATAGGTTTGATGCTAGATTATTTGAAATGATAATTGATATGTGTAGATTTCGTGGTAATGATTTTTCTAGCACATGGTCACAATATTTCAATAAGTATAGCCTTCGTACATTGGTTCATGCAGCATGCGAAGATCCAGATAATTTCACAGTTTATGATCTTGGTATTAATAGATTATCAAACGCTATGTTATGTACTCCTAAATCATATGAAGAATGCAAAGATGAAGCCAAGAATATTCTTCAAGAGATTATTATTAAATTCATTAATCATGATTATAAAGATTATATAGAGATAGAATGTGAAGCCATTAATCTAAGGATCGATAACCTGGTTGATATTTGTGAGGCTATACCTGTAGATGCTGCAGGCGTTGTTGCTTTTAGACCCGGATTTAGGGTTTATGATGACTATTGTGATGCGCTGAAAATATGTAACGCATATTTATACTGGAAATCTAAAGAGGTAGATATAGATGGAGATTGAGAGGATAAAGCTTGAGCGTGAATACTATGAAGTCGATGTATTTAAAGATGACCCAATTAATATATTTAGTCCTTGGTATATAGCAGATAATATTCGTAGAGCATTATATAAGGCCGGCGATAAAATACTTGTAATTCCAATACCAAACCATAAAACACTTGGGTATTTTGTAGTAGATATTCAAGATAAATTATGGGGTACTGAAAGAGCTAAAATACTCTTAAAAATAAGTGATGATTGTACTGATATTGATCCGAATCAAATAAAGAGAATAAATCGTGAATTCCTTGCAGATCAATTTATAGCATATTGGAATGCTAGAGGGGTAGAGTTTTATGAGTGAGTTTAAAAATACATTATTTAAAAAAGACTATACGCGCCCAACACAAAGATATTTTCAACCAGATGCATATTATATTGGCGTTATCGATACTATCAACACAATCAGCACAAAGAAATCTGACAATGATGAATTCATTCAGGTTCCTTTAGGGAGAAGAATTGATGTAGCAACAGCAAGGGAGTTTAAAGAGCTTTTCGATGATTCTATCGGCGGTTATGATGATATTATGGATGACATCACAGATGATTTTATAAATACTACTAATAAAGAAAAAGATAGGATCAAGTCTTATTTCACAGTCGAATTAGATTTATTCAAGAATGGTGATCTTAAGGCCCCAGAAGTTGCTAAGTTCCGTATTCTCAATGCAATTCATAATGCTTATGGTAAAGTGGTTGAGTTAATAATGCCTGATAGGCAGACGTTCTTATGGTTTATAAATCACGTTATCTATATGCTGAATGATAATCATAAGTCCAAGCTTCTTTTAAAGAAGGGTCCTACATGGGATGGTTTTCCTAAAACTTCAGACCTATTAGAGCATGTCAATAAAGAATATCTCGCTTATGCGTATGGATTCAGATTCTAATGGAGGGTTAAATGGAAATTGATTACATTATGTCTATTAAAGACATCAAAAAGACAGTTGATCATTATTACGATATGATTATTGAGGCTCATGATAAATCATCAGATGGGGATAATAATTTATACGTTAATGGTTTTATCAGAGGTATCAAATATGCTACCAGCGTGCTTAAACTTAACATGCTTAATTCATTACATCATTTAAATATGAGTGATGAAGATTGGGGTAAGATTGCTGATAAGTATAGAGATATTCTTAATAAGATTAAAAAGATCGAAAAGATTGGTGAGATTAAGCATTTCCCTAGAGATTGTAGAGATGATTGTGAGTTCTATAGAGCTTGGGATATAAATATAGATGACCTTACATGCGTATGCATGAAGCTTAATAGGCAGATTGACTTATGTGACTGTGGTAGATCTTATGAAGAGTGTCCGCTTGGCAAGCTTCAGCTTGATTGGAGCGATGCAGAATGAGTAAATTAATTAGAGTTGTTCCATTATATAGTATACAAAAAACACATGATGATATTAATAGTATTATAGATAATAATAAAAATGACAAAAAGGAATCGGAAGATTATATCAGGGGCTTGCAGACTGCAATGAAGATGCTCGCGGACAATGTGAAAGAATCAACAATAATAACTAGCAGAATTTAAGGAGGATGAATAATGGAAGGTTTAATAACAAAGGGAGATTATTATCAGAAGAAGATCTTAAACAAGATCATTCGTGAAGGTACAATGGATGAGAATCCTAGACCTAGATGGGCTGATGATGTACCCGCACATACTTTATCTATTAATCATGAGATGATGAAGTATGATCTTGACGGAGGAGATTGTCCATTCATTACATTGAGGCCCACTGCAATAAAGTCTGCTATCGGAGAGATTCTTTGGATCTATCAGGATCAGTCTAATGATCTGGATCTTCTTAAAGATAAGTATGGTGTTACATGGTGGGATGAATGGGACTGTGGAGATCGAACAATTGGCTCCTGCTATGGCAGTACTGTTGCAGAGCATGATCTTATGAATGAGCTGCTTAATGGCTTAGTTAATGATCCCGATGGAAGAAGACATATTATATCATTATGGCAGAATGATGATTTCCAGTCTGATCATGGATTGAAGCCTTGCTGCTTCCAGAATATCTATAATGTAAGACATGGTGCTATGTATAATTACGTGGATTGCATGATGATTCAGAGATCCAGCGATTATCTTACCTCAGGCTCAATCAATGAAATTCAGTATATTGCTCTGCTTAACATGATCGTTGGTCATATGAATACTTATAAGAAGTCTTCTAAGATTAAGGGTTATGTTCCCGGAGTATTTACTCATGTGATTGCTAATGCACAGATTTATGACCGTCATATGGACGCTGCTAGAGAAATCATCAATAGAGAATCTATTGTATTTGAAGATACTGATGAGATGCCTGAGTTTGCTGTACCTAGCAAGGACTTCTATGAGTATACTGTAGAAGATTTCCGAATAATGAATAACATCCAGTCCAAAGTCAAGGAAGTTAACCCGCAGATTAAATTGGAGATAGCAATATGATTGAGGAAATAGAAGTATCTGTAAAGAAGTATAAGACTTCAGATGGAAAAGTATTTGATAAGGAAGAAGATGCCGATGATCATGAGTTCTATCTTACCCAAAAAGGCGAGCTTAAGAAGTATGAACTCGGTAAGATTGACTGTTCTAAGGTTAACGACACAGGCGTGGTAGAGATGCTTCTTAACTTATCACCAATGCTTATTGGTCGAGATTATACATATTATCTCGTAAACAATAAGAAAGAAGCCGAAGAGTTAACGGATCTGTTAAGCACCAACTTGCGTAAGTATGAGTATACAGAAATGCGCGATAATTATCCACTCATAGTAGCCTATGATTCCAGAACTCATCATATATTTACTCTTAGGAGACTTATTGAAACTAAGAGCTTGCTGGATAAAGAGTATAATAATATGATAGAGTGTATCAAATCTCTTCAGGAGGCTAAGCAAAATGGATGAGAAGAAAGTAAACTATATGCGATGTTCTTGCAGAGGCTGCGGTGCTATTGGTAATTTTGAAGTAATAATCTTTAAAGATAGATTAAAGCCTGCTGAGCCTGTATCATTTACACCGTTATTATATCATGTATGTAATGATGCTAATATAGGAGTATGCGATATAGAAAAGATATATATTGATAAACCGGTATCTGAAATACATCATACATCCAGCAAAGTATATTTCAGATTTGAAGATGCATTAGCAGCAGCCAGAGAACTCAGAGGTGAGTAGAAATGATAGAGAAAATAAAGAAGGTAGGTCAGCTTAAGAAGGAGCAGATAATCTTCAATAATATAATAGAGCGTAAGGAAGATGAGCCTTATGAGGAGTACTATTATATTCAGGATTTTATCTACGATGATGATGACAATTATGATCTATTCCTTCAGAAGTGCTGGGGTAATTATCAGATAGTACAGAAGTCTGAAAAGAACTTCCAGTATAAGCGTTATTCAGTGCTTGAGAAGAAGGATGATGAACATGATAAGATTCTTCAGATTCTTGAGAATTCTAACATACGAAAGGAAGAGCTTGACGAGGTTATTCTGCGTACCAAAAAGAATGCTGGTGGTAACTCATTCAAGTCTCAGTATAAAAATAAATGGATACCTCTAAAGTTATCACAGGATGTAACTATAGAGTATGGTCAGCGTGTAGAGCTTCCTCTTGGTATTACTATAAGAGTGCCTAAGAAGTATGAAGCATGGGTATATTTATATGATACCATGTATGATAATTTCGGTATCATTCAGGAAGCTCCTCTTATATTGGACAATGAGCATTCCAGTCTTAATGATTGGAAAGTTCCTGTAATATTGCTTAATCCTAAATTCGTTAGGTATGACGCTGTAAATGTATATGGTCACCACTACGGTGGAGGTAGATCTGTAGATGATACTAAGAACGTTAGATTCAATGAAGAGATTACTATCCCTAAAGGTACTCTTGTAGCCAAGATGAGGCTAATAGATTTGAATACTAATATTATCATCCGTGATCAGGTTCCTGTAGAGGAGATCAGTGAAGAAGAGCGTCTTGATAAACTGGTTGAATGGGATGAATCTGATGAAGAAAGTACAAGTCCTCTTACAGAAGAGGATGATACAGAACTTGATGAATTAGAAGCATCTGGTTACAGTGAGTCTAGCGATGATCTGCCTGACGATGAGGAAGAGACAGAATACAGTGAAAGCGAAGAAGAGTATTCGGAGGATGATGAATAATGGCTATTTTTAAAAATATAGCCGGGAAGCTTAAAAAATTATCTAGGGAAGATAGAATTGCTTCCCTAGATTATGAGGCTGAGTTGTATGCGATCCCTATATATAATAGCAGATATAACTTAGTAAGTCTGATTAAGTTTTCCGACAGATATATATTCGATGCGTATCAATTAGTATCAGCATGTACTAATATACGTAAGCTTACAGTCAAGACAATCGATAAAACCAATACAGCTAGTGATATCAGAGGTTCTGTAGAGGATGCTGAGAGGAAAGATATTTCCAGAAAGAGCGTAGAAGCATTCGAACCGGAGGACGTTCCTGAGCAAATTCACTATATAGTGCTGGCTGGAAGTGGTGATGATTATGCCTATATATTCGATTATATAGAGAATGCATCTAATCCTATATTAGAGATACTTATGGAGAACGTTATCTATAAATGTAGACCTTCGAAGGAGTTCGATAAACATATTAATTATGGTATTATCAACGAATCAAGCTTTGATCATATTAAGGTATTGCCTAAGTATGATGAGGAATTAGAGTATCGAGACTTTAAATATATAACAGATACCAAGAGCTTTGTACATATGCTTCCAAATATGTCTAAGCAGGATCTTTTAGATATAACTCATTGCTTTACTCCTGAGCACGCGTGTGGAATGCAATCACTACATGATGCATTATTAGATCCAGCCTTTATTATATATGCAGAAGATATTTGTCAGCACTCCATTCCTGGTATGGAAAATGCTGATTATAAAATGGTTGAACATATTCTCGAATCTCCTGTATATATGATAGAGGATGATGATTATCTTATTGGTAATGCTAGCGATGAGTATATAGATGATATTTTCAAACAGCAATATAATAAGTTCACTGGCTTAGTTGATGAGGTCGAGGAGTATAAATCTATAGATGAGGTCATTGGTACAGTCGAAACTGAGGGTGAATCTAAAGATGATGATACGGTGAGGAAATATTCATGAGTTTTTATTTAGCAAAGTTTTCTATAGAAAATGATCGCAATTGGTCATATAATGATTTTAATAAGCTTAGTGGTAAGAAGTATCTATTCGATGAGCCGGAGGATGCTTTAGAAGTAATCAGAGAGCATCTTAGGGAATGTATTAATTCTATAATCAGTCCATTTGAGAATATTGCTGCTATAGTATTTAATGATCTTAAGAACTTATATGACGATGATAGCATATGGGTATTACCTCCAGAAGCAGATGAGAATGGTAATATACTATATGTATATTACGATGGGTTCAACTATACAGTTAAATACTCCATCGATGAAGTGGATTTTTATGAGAGTGAGGAAGTCCTTGCGATTGATTTCGATGACAGTGACTATGATAATGAATATGAGGAGGATGATGAAGAGGGCGAGGAAGAAATAGAATAATAAAGGAGACGTGATAGCTATGACAGTAACAGATATATGCAGTTTATTTGATGCACATTTTATTGCTGATAAGCAGGAACAGTTAGACGACGAATATATAACTAGCAGTATGAATATATACACCGATGGTACATATGATTACGAGATTAATGAAAAGAATGGTCTCATAATGCTAACTAATGTACATAATGCTAATTATCTTATATTTGTTACCGAGTTAGGACATCTCTTTTTAGCAATCTATAAGTATACCCCTGAGTCTGAATTCACTAATATTACTACTGATCTGACTAAGCTTAAGAGACAGATTAGTAATGAACCTCAGAATACACTGGATGATAACAATATAAAGCTTGATATTGGCGATATTATCTCTAAGGATGACCAACTTATTAATATCAATAATTTTAAGTGTTTAGATTGTAATAACAAACTTATATTTAATAAGCCTAGCAATAATACTGATACTATTATAGCATATTGCAATAACTGTGCTGTGGAGTATGCATTGATACCTTCGAAGTTTTACATAATTAAAGCCAAAAAGGAGATATACGTTAACAGTAAGAATGCTAGAGATCTAAATAGTATACTAACACCAACAGCAAAGAAGGAGAATAAAGAATGAGCGACTACAAAAAATTCATCGAAGATGAGACAAAGCTTAAAGTAAAGATCAAATACTTTTCAGATAATGTGCCTAGATTAGAGAAGATTGCCAAGGGTGATTGGATCGACCTGTATTGCGCGGAGAATACTATTGTGCTTAAGGGTCAGCGTGCTCTTATCCCTCTTGGAGTTGCCATGAAGCTTCCCTCAGGATATGAGGCACATTTAGCACCGAGATCATCTACTATCAAGAGAGGTCTTACAGTAGCAAACTCTATCGGTATTATCGATAATAGCTATTGTGGCGACAATGACCAGTGGTTCTTATCTGTAATCGCATCAGTTGCACCTAAAGATGGTTGGGAGATGCACCCCTTCGCAGGTAAAGATGTAGCAAGTCCTATATATAAGGAATCTGTACTTATTAAGCAAGGTGAGAAGATTGCTCAGTTTAGGATCGTTGAGAATCAGCCTAAATTTGAATTCGAAGAGGTTGATCATCTGGAAGCTGAAGATCGTGGAGGATTTGGTTCAACAGGAGAATATTAATTATGAATGATTTTCTAAAATATGAAGGATCTGTTTATTCATATGAGTCTTCAGATATACATTCTTATAATATGATTCTCGTTGGGTCGATGCATGGTAATGAATTACCATGCTCGATCCTTTTGATGAATATCATAGCCAGAATAAACAGAGATGAAGTTCTGCAGAAGTTTATTAAGAATAACTTCAAGAGGCTTATTATTATACCATTTATTAATAAGAATGGTATAAGGAATAGATCCAGAGATAATGCATGGTTTGGTAATAACCAGAATGATGCTTTCGCAGATTACTCTGCTAGACAGCTTATTATGGGTCATATAGATAGTATAGTCAATACAACTGAGTTTAAAAATAATAACGATGCTAAGCTAGTTGTTCTGGATTTCCATAATAGCTATTGCTGTTGTGATTCTATAGTATATGATCCGTATGATGATCCTATAAGGGTAGCTTTCATCGATAGGATTATTTATGAGGTTACTAAATCTCAAGATAGAGCATTCCATAAGGTGTTTGCGCCTATAAAATATAGGAATGACTTAGAAACTCTTAAGTATTACGTTAATAACGTGATAGCTAATATGCCAGGGATTGGTAATAATAAGGTCTTGGGATGTACTATAGAAAGAGCTGGTATGGCTAACTCTATAGCACAATGGTCTTTCGAATATATAGATACAAACTTCTTTATTGAGCTTATTAAGCTCATAACTAAGAATCTGCGTATATATAATTCAAAATTCCATACCAATTTCAAAGAGAAGGTTAATTACGCAATTTCTGCTAATATAACAGCAAACTGTTCTGGTCTATTAGAGTGGGTTGTTCCAGTAGGCTGTATAATTGAAAAAGATGAGGCTATATGTAAGATCAGGAGTATAGATGGGTATGATAAATATAGAATACTCGATGAAATAAAAGCTCCATATAAAGGCTATGTTGTAGCACATGTAGATACATTCTATGTAAATTATGGAGATTCATTTGGTATATTTAATGCAGCAGAACCTCTAATTACACCCACATAAGCGTTTATTTGCTCAACATTCTATTAATTAGGAGGTTAATTGCCATGGTAAATGTTGAGTATATGAACCAGGGTAATGATTACTATGAAGATGGCGGTTCAACCACTATCGAAATTGGTAATGTACCCAGATTTGATGCAGATCAATATGATTTGACTGACGATAGAGATTTTGCTAAGTTTATTAAGGATCTCGAAGGCGTATGTAGAAAGTCATTCGAATACAGATGGCTTGTGCAATATCTTAAGACATATGCTGGGATGGATGAATGTAGTGTTCTCGAAGGTGCATCTTCTAGAGATAACTCTGGTGTTAAAGTCGAGATTCACCATTCACCAATGACATTATATGATATATGTATAGCCGTAGTAAGAAAGCGGATTAGAAATAAAGAAAATATGGATATATTCGCTTGTGCTGAAGAGGTTATGTATAATCATTATTTGAAACATGTAGGGTTGATACCACTCTCTCAGACTGTACATGAGATGGTTCATAATAATTTCTTCTTTATTCCTACTGATAAGGTCTTTGGCGACTATAAGTGCTTTAAGGAAGATTATTATGATTATATCGACAGTGAGGTTCTGGATGCTATAGATAATGCAGAAGATGCTACAGCAAATAATAAATATAGCGATCAGATGCAATTATTCAATGATCACAAGATATACATCAAGCAGGCCGGTGGTGATCAAGTTAAGGCTATCCAAGAAACCAAACCTATGATATCAGATCGTGTAGACGAGATCAAGAGAGGTATTAATGTAGTTCCACAAGAGAAACGTACTATGTGTTATATTGTGGATAATAGTAAACCGAGAACATAATATTAAAATCTATCCCATAAGGAGGTAATAGGAATGTTTTTTAAAGATTCAACAACACTTCTTGCTGAAGTAGCAGCATCCGATTTGGATATGGAAGTGTCCACATCAATCAATGAAGCTCATGTACTTAATATATATGAACAGATCGAAGAACTTGAGGAAGAGGTTCATTATGCTCCCGAGTTTGTTCCTGTAATCAATATTAAGGGTGAGTTCTACACAGAGATGCAGTATCTGGCGCCTTATATGCAGAATAACGGCATTACATCTATCGAGGCTGCTCTTGTATCTGTAGCCGAGGCTAATAAGCTTGATCCTCATGCTGTAGGTCTTGTTATCGAATCTCAGGATTCTGTATCTGCTAAGATCGCAGAGGCTTGCAAGAAGTCTAAGAAGGCTGGTTCCAATATGATGGCTAAGATTGGTAAGATCGAAGACATATCCAAGAAGCTTTCAGACAAGGGATTCAAGATCAAGAAGAAAAAGTCTGTTAAAGAGTCCGGTAATAAAGAAAAGTGCTGCAAGGAATGTGGCAAGCCCATGAGCAAGTGCGAGTGCGGCGTAAAGAAAGAGTCTGCTAATCCATTTGCAGATATCTTTACAGAAGCAGATAAACCCGAGAAGCTGGCTAAGAAGATTTGCCCTACATGTGGAAGACCTCAGGGTGAGTGCAAATGCGGTCCTAAGAATGAGGACGCTAATGTAGAACCTCATCAGCAGGAACCTGGATCAGAAACTCCCAAAACAGAGTCAGTTGAAGATTTCTTCAATTTTTGACCATATACACATCCTTTCTTTAATTAATTAGTTACTACCCCTAGGGATTATCCCTAGGGGCAAAGTTTTGTTTAATTGTATATTATAATTTTGTAAAGTGAAGTTGACTTTATAATAATCGTCTAGAAAGGAGAATGAATAATGAGACGACGAATAATTGACTTTGATTTATTAGAAAAATATGTAGAAGATCCTGTGGCGTATGCTGACAGGAAAAATGAAATTCTGGCTCAAATTCATATGTTCAAGCAAAATGAACGTGTTATAGATGAAGAGCTGACAAAGATTATTCAAAATAAGTTTCTTAGAAATCGTGTATTTAATGTGTTAGGCATTAAGGGGAGCGAATTATGATGGAAACATTAGAAATCTGTACAGATGCCTCTATTCGTGATTTTGAGAATGGTAGGCAATTTGGTTGTTCTGGAGCTTATTGCATTAATAATAGGGAGCAGGATTATCTAATTAGCCCTGATACAACTAATAACAGATCGGAGATGCTTGCAGTTTATATTGGTATTAAATTGGCAGAGAAGATAATGCAATATTATCCTAATAAGTATGATAAGATTTACATCTATTCAGATAGCCAGTTTACAGTATACGGTATAAAGAAGTGGATGGATAGCTGGATAGCTACTGCTGGTCCGACAGGGACGCTATTTGGTACTAATGGTAAGCCTGTTAAAAATCAAGAGTTATTCAAAGCTATAATCACTTATTGTACTACACATAATCTTCATGTAAATCTATTTCATCAGAAGGGTCACGTAAGGCTAAACTCACCGAAGAGTTTAGATCAGGCGAATAAAGTATTCTATACCTCTAATGGATTTTGGCTTAGACCTGAGGATATCTATAAAATATCATACTATAATGATCTAATAGATAAATCGACAAGACAGAAATTATACGAAGTTAGAGAGTCTGATTATCCTAAAATGGATTACTCAGAGAATCATCTGACTATGTGTAGCTATGTAATACCGTTGAATTACAAGCAATTTATACAATAATTATATATTATAATATTGTAGCAGACAAATACAGTTAACTCAAAGGAGGTAACAGTGAGACTAATGAATGAATATATCCAGGGAGGAGGCTTTGGTATGAATTCTCCAAACGCTGGATATAACCCGTATAGCAATATAGTGCCGATGGGTCAAACTGTACAATATCAGATGCAGCCTAACCCACAGCAACAGAATTATGTATTTCAGCCAGTCACATACGGTCCAAATCCTTATCAGGCTAGTGGACAGAGTATGTTTGGCGGTGATTATTATAACCCATATCAGAACCAGCAGGTTCCTAATTATCAGCAGTATGGTTATCAGTATACTGGAATGTATGGAATGCCTGGGCAATATGGTGGCAATGTATTTATATCTCCAATGATACAACAGCAGAAGCTTAATGAGCAGATTAAGTTGGAGATGATGAAATGGAATTATGCGAATGCTGATAAACAATTAGATCAAGAAAAACTATATCAGTTTATTAGCGAGAAGCTTAATCCAACTTCTAGTTATGAAGTAATGACTAAGGAAGAGCGTCATAGCATGGATGAATGGAACTACATGGTCCATCTATATAATGTATGCAACAGCCCTAATAGAGTACTTGCTGGGCAACAAGAAGCTGCTATGATTAATACTATGCTCTATAATGGGCAGAAAGAGTTCGAGGGTCATTCTTTATGCGAGTTCCTTAATGACGATCTATGGAAGCTTGAAAGAGAGATCTGGCTTGAGAAGAATATTGATACTAAAGCTAGACGTAATATCGGATCTACATATGATAGCAAAGAGTATACTGAATTACTTAAGCTTCACAATTCCGATAATCCATATATTAGTCAATTGCTTGATGATGGTAAGTTTGATAATAACTTATATGATAGTGCATTGGGAATGCAATCTGTATATAACGCGGAGGCTAAGCGCCTAAGTATAATCCAAGGTAAGTTACCAACTTATATAAGTTCTGAAGATACACAGAGACGACGGCGAGAGTGGACCAACCATATTATAGATGCTATCTATAAGAAGAATAATGGAGGTGCGTCACCGTGAGCAGGATATCGTTAATTCAGAAGTTATACAGTAAGAATAAATCCGCGTTAGAATTTGACTATGATGAGCTAAAATGCCCATCTATATATTCTATTATGACGCCTACAGACATAGGCGATTTGCATGAAATTGCGACTAGCGTTAGGTATAATGCTAAAATAGATAAGAAGTACAAATTCATAGATTCCATTATGCAGAGAAGAGGATTTAGATTCGCACATA